AACTTAATGAACGTGATGAACGTTTAGTCAGTTTAATTGTAACTGAAAGTATAGCTGATTATATGGTATTAAGTGAAGATTCAAATTTAGTAGAAGCAGTAGTTTATGAAACCGAGCAGGGTCATACTATGGAGTTCCCCGCAACCACTGACATTAGTGATACTGATGCTGAAAAGATTTTCGAAAGTATATCTAAATTTTTCCAGGATTTTGAACTAGAGGTCAGCGGCAACCAATAAGTAGCTAATGATTACATGGTTGTTTGATCGTAAAAATCAGTGGGGGGTCATACCCAATCTGATTTCTAGGACAGATATTGTTCCGAACAGTAAAGAATGGTGGGACCTGTGTGTTCAACCACCTTATAGTTATGAATTCAGATTCTTAAAATATTGTTCTTTTGATAAAGTTGAATATAAACTTAGCCTTGTGTCTGATATCTGGCAAGCGCCAGCATATTATCCAGTCAATTTAAATTTCTGGGATAGTACGTTAGACTACTTCAGCTATATGTCACCAGACAGTCTTGCTAAACTACAGCGTGGTGATTTCAAAATATTATTTTATTACAGTGAAGGCGACGATGTTAATATTGAAATTAAAGACCATATTAATAGACTAGCCAGTCTGCATAATATTGATAATAATAATATTATAGTAGTTTCTGCAAATTGGTTATCTTCTGACGAAAGAAATTTCTTTTATTTTCCTGATGATGAATTATACTATAGATATATAAACCTGATGAAAAAAGACAGTGACTGGGTGAAAGAAATTAATTTTAGCCCTAGACACTATAAGAGTACTTGCCTAATAAGAGCTGACAAAATATGGCGAAAGATCTTTGCAAGTTACTTTGTGCGCCTAGGCCTTAATAATCATAGTCAGTTTAGCTATAATAATTATAATTACGAAACTCCATTCATTGAAGAGGATGATATTAAATATTGGTCTAGACTTGATGATGAGCTGTTACAGGTGATATCTAGTTTTGAATTACATCTACCATATAAGTGTGATGACTTATTAGATTCCGACCATAACAATCATAAGTTAATAAATAGGAGGTTCTTTAACGAAAGTTATTGGAACATTGTAGTGGAAACACACTTCAATCAGAAAACTGTTTTCTTGACAGAAAAGACATTTAAGCCTATACTTAACTTACAACCATTTATTATACTTGGCCCACCGGATACTCTTAAATTACTCAAACATTTGGGGTATCAAACTTTTGATCAGGTACTAGATGAAAAATATGACAATATTACTGATGACATTGATAGAATGCATGCAGTAATTGAAGCTAGCTACAGTTTAGATCAAAGAAACGATCAGGAACATATTAATTTACAGCATCTAATGGCAAAAGCTTTAATGCATAATCAGCAACACTTTCTAAGACCAAAAGTCAGTAGAATAAAAAACCTATTAGCACAGTTGGAATACTAATGACCTCAATACACTTTGCAACACCATGCTACGGGGGACAGATCAACGAAGTCTGTTTTCAAAGTTATTTGCAGTGGACTATAATGGCGATGCAACACAATCTTGCGTTTACAGTTGACACACTAAGCAATGAAAGTAATATCAACAGAGGACGTAACAGTTGTGCAGCAAAGTTTCTCAAAGGTGATTGCACACACCTAATGTTTGTGGATGCTGATATCGGTTGGAACCCTGTTGACGTTGTAAAACTAGTGAGTCTTCAAAAAGATATTGTAGTAGGCGCTTATCCTCAAAAGACAATGCCTGCGAAGTATGTGGTAAACGTTACTAAAGATGGAGAGCATGACGGCGATCTAGTAGAAGTAGACAGTGCAGGTACAGGCTTTATGCTTATTAGGCGTAATGTATTTGAACGGCTTATTGAAGAAGGTGCAGCTAAATACCATGACGATATTGGTTTAGATGCGGAAACAAATGCTAACCAATACGACTTTTTTAATTGTACAGTAGAAGGCGGACAATATCTTACAGAAGATTACAGTTTTTGCCATAGTGTAAGACGTGCTGGATTTAAAATTTGGTTAGATAAAACTATTAACTTGACACACACCGGTTACTGGCGTTTCCCCGGTGATACTGCATTATTAGAGGATCTATATGGAAAATATTGAATTTTTATTGAATTTAAAATGTGGAGCAGGTCCAGATGGATACCCTGATGTAAAGATTGGAATCATTACACATGATCCATTTGTTGAAAATGTCTATTGGCAGGGAAAAATTGAAGGCGATAAATTAGTTAAGTTCAATGCCGATATTGAAGAGGGCGATTTTGACCTTTTCATTGATTTTGAAGGTAATCCTACTGATAAACTAATTGTAGACAAAAGTACAGGAATACCAATTAATGTTGGAGAACTAAGTATAGTTCAAATAGCTATTGATGAAATACAACTAGAACACAGTTTTTATACTAAATCTACATTCTACGTAGATGAATCAGAGATATGGGTAGACAATAAGATTCAAACAGAGTGTATTAACTTTGGAAATAAAGGCGTATGGCGCTTACCTATGTTTATTCCTGTTTACTTATGGCTACTCGAAAATCTATAAATACTGTATGAAAATCTATGAGGCAGAAGGTAAAACAGCAGTAATAGCTTTTGGTAGGATGAATCCTCCTACTATCGGTCATGCAAAATTAGCTGATAAAATAGCTAGTTTGCCTGGTGATCCGTATATCTTTCTAAGTCATAGTCAAAAACCCAAGACAGATCCCCTAAGTTTTGAACAAAAAGCAGGATATGCCAAGGCATTCTTCCCTAATGTAACTGTGGGTGATCCTGAAGTACGCACTGCTATTCAAGCGTTTAGTAAAATTTCAGACATGGGCTACAGCAACCTAATATATGTTGCTGGTAGCGACCGTGTGGACGACTTCCAAAAACTACTTTCAACATACAATGGTCAGCCTGATAAAGAAGGCAATGTAGCATATAACTTTGACAATATAAAGGTTGTCAGTGCTGGCGCCAGAGATCCTGATGCAGAAGGTGCTGAAGGTATGAGTGCTAGTAAAATGAGAGCCGCCGCAGCAAGTGGCGACTTTGAATCGTTTAAGAGTGGTACACCCGATCCCAAACTTGCTCAGGCAATGTATAGAGATGTTCGTAATGGATTGGGTATGATGGAGAGTCTTGCACGTATCATTGAAGTTGCTACAATGCTAAAAAGTTTAGATGAAGTTAAACCCATTACAGAGGACGTTAAGAAAGCCTTTGGTGTAGTAGTTGAAGCCTGGAGCGAAAAGTATAAGCGTAGCATAAACTGTAACAATCCAAAAGGATTTAGCCAACGTGCTCACTGTGCTGGCCGCAAAAAGAACAAAGGCGTAAACGAAGATGCAACGTCCTCTGATCTTTCCAGCGTATATACACCAAGTATTCCTGAAATTGCTAAAAAACATAATATATCACTGCAACAGGTTGTTGATCAACTAAAAAAGGGTCTTGCCAAAGAATCAGAACATACTAAAAACTTTGATGTAGCCTTAGAGATAGCAATGGATCATGTAGCAGAAATTCCTGACTATTATGATAGAATAGAAGATATTGAAGGACCTTATGTAGAGCCAGATCCCAAAGGCTACCAAAAAGACTTGTTGACTATGCCACAAAGAGCTGTGGTAATAGACACTCCCGGTGAGCTTGACTGGTATAAGATTGGTCAACACTATCCAAATCTAGGACAAGAAGATCCACATGAATATGGACAAAGCGAAACTGATATGGTTATTGTTCCTCCCAGTGAGGAGATGTTAGATAAACTAACCAAGGATCTATCACGCTTGGGTATAAAGTGGAAAGTAATCGGTGGCACAAAAGATCAGCCCGAGATCCACAGTGAAAGCGAAGTAGCAGAAACAATACGTAAGACTGGTAGTCAGTATACTGTTTACAGTAAAAAGGGTAAGCGCATGGGCACTTATCCAAGTAAAAAACAGGCTAAAGAACGTCTAAGACAGATTGAATACTTCAAGCATGTAGGCGAATCTCAACTAAATGAACGTGCCACTGATATAGTCTATCACTATACCACAATTGGCCCAGCATTGAACATTTTAAAATCCGGTGAGTTTCAGTTAAGCAGCGTAGCAGGTAGCGTTGAACAGGATATCAATCCCAAAGGTCATAACTTTTTTCTAAGCACTGCCCGCAGCAAAGGTGGCGAATACCACAGCAGAGTTGGTGATTCAGCAGTAATGTTTGTACTGAATGGGCGCTGGTTTAGTGATCGTTATCCAGTTAAACCAGTGGACTATTGGGCTGGGTTCTCTATTGCTGGACGTAACAAAGAAGCAGAGGATCGTATATTCAGCAAAGATCCTACTATGCCCATAGACCCTGTTACAAGTATACATGTTTTATTAAAAGAACAAAATCCATTTGCTAGTGCTAAGACCAGACAGTTTCTAATACGAGCAAAAACACTGGGTATACCAACTTACTTGTATAAAGATGAATCTGCGTGGAGACTACAAAATACTGCCAAAGCAGTCAGTGTAGCGCAAATGAAAAGTGAACTAAGTGGCCCAGAAACGTTTCGTACAGGTGGTAGCGGATCACGCTGGTTATTACCCTGGCTCGAAGTTATATTTGGCAAAACTGACGCTGATCTAGGTAAAAAAGCCAAAGACTTGGTAAGAGGTTTCCGCTATTATCATAACGATGGCGATGACCACGGACTAGGAAATGAACTTAGCAATGCTAGAAAGCCTGGCAATTTAGACCGAGAAGATGCGGTTAAGATTCTAAAGTTCATGCGACAAAATCGTATGCTTACACACAAAGATCTAGTAAACTATCTAGTAGACAAGTGGAAAGTAAAAGACGAATCCATAAACGAAGCAGGTGTTGGGCGTATTACTAAACAAAACGCAACCAAAGACGCACCAATTGGTAGCGAGTATGCAAACGTTAAGAAGCTAGGTTTGGGTAGTGGTAAGCCCAAAGAGCTACACGCTAAAGCAAGAAAGAATTCAGATCCCAATACACTATTCAATCTTGGACTAACAGAAGGACAGTTAAATGAAAAAGGCAGCATCGGCATACCATTGAGCAGTGGTATGACAGTAGTTATTGCGCCACACCGTCCACTTAAAGTTAGGAAGAGCAAGAAAAAAGTCAAAATGGTAGGAGCAGGCGGGGAGGAATGACATGTCAATTACCACTATGGAATTCAAAGAGCGCAGTTTGCTTTTTGCACAATTAGCAAAGATTGCATACTTAGATGAAAAGGGTGCACGAGCAGCAGCCAAAGTCTTAGGATTCACAACAACAAAATTTTATGATAGGAATGGTGCACAAGCCTATCGTTTCCAAAACAAAGACGATTGTGTTATTGCATGCAGAGGTACACAGCCTACTGAATTCAATGACATCAAAGCAGATCTACGTGCACTACCAGTTATAGCTGAAACAGTAAGTAGAGTGCACAAAGGTTTTAAGGTTGAAGTAGATGAACTTTGGCCTATGATACTAGAAGACATTAAAAAAGCAAAACAAAAACTATGGTTCTGCGGACACAGTTTGGGTGCAGCAATGGCAACTATTATGGCTAGCCGCTGTCACTTGTACGAAGGTATCCCAGTTGTAGAAGAGCTATATACATATGGAAGCCCAAGAGTTGGATGGCGTAAATATGTTAACAGTTTAAAAGTTACACACCATCGTTGGGTGAACAATAACGATATTGTTACTCGTGTGCCACTAGCAATCATGTTTTACGTACACCATGGCGAGGAACACTATTTGAACACTTGGGGTAATGTACGTGCTCCAACAGGATGGCAAAGGACAAAGGACAGATTCCGGGGCATGTGGTTTGGTATTAAGAAGGGACAGATTGATAACTTCTCAGATCACAGCATGGTAAACTACGTGGCTTATCTAGAAAATTATGCGAATGACTTAGAAACACCACAAATATAAAGTAATCATCAATAGGGAGAACTAAGATGAAGACCCTAATAAATCCACAACTTAATTTAACAGAGGAGAAAGTGTATGATGAACAACTTAAACTATGTATTAAAGAACTTGAACAACTTGTTGAGGATTTTACAGGGAAACCTAAACCAGGTAGTCGCCCGGGCAGTTTAAAACGCAAGGCAGCGCAGTATCTAGGTAAAGGAGCAGGAGAAGAACTAAGCAGAACAGAACTAAAACAATTACGTGCTAAGGCAAACAAAATGAAAAAGAGCTCACGCAAGGACGAACGTGCCCGCGGAGTACAACTAGCACGTCAGGTAAGTTTTGCTTTTAACATGAGAGACAGCAAATGAAATTGAACTTTGATATTAAATGTAGTGATTACACAAATACACCAGCGTACAGAGTATTTGTAAATGGTGAACTAATGACTGAACGTGACTTCGTTATACCCAATAACCAGTTCAGTCACTATAACTTTACAGGATTTATTGATAGTGAAACAGCAGATATACAAGTTGAGAGCGTTACACCAGGTGTTACATTTACATACGACAATGTGAGATTGACCAATGAGAGCGAATGAATTTATTAAAGAAACAGCAAGTGCTGGTGCTACCACAAGCGGAAATGTTGCTGTAGTAGTGAATCCAGCAGTTGCTCGCAGTAAGAAAAAACCAAAGATGCAAAAACCTACAGATAATGCATTAGATGGTGATGTAAGTTTATTTGGTGGCGAAGTAATTAAACGTAATTCAAAAAAGCCACTGGCCACATTATAGTATAAATACTATATTATTTTATTTAGGAAGATATCATGAGTAACGACATAGCAAATACTTATAAAAAACTACAACAGATTGCAGAAGGTCACCTAGGTGACATGGCTGATCGTTGTGAGACAGATCATGAAGTGCAAATGGCCCGTGCAGATCTATATAGGATAGGAAAATATGCTATTGAGCTTCATGACATGCTACGAAACGTAAGCGAGGAACAGGGCTTAGAGGGTTGGGTACAAGCTAAGATTACCAAGGCAGCAGATTACATTGGCAGTGTTAAGCATCATCTAGAGTATGAGATGAGCGGAATGAATTCTGACAATCAGGAAGCGATGCCAGCAGATGCATTAGATGCACTTGAGTCTGCAGAGCCAGTTCAAGAGACCCGCAAACTCAAAACAAAGTATTCAGATTGGAGTAAGAGATGAGCAATTCATTCGCAGACCTAGTAAAAAAGCTCAATGCTATTAGTGCTGATGAAGATCAAGTATCAGTAACCGGTGAAGAAGTATACAAGCCAGTTGAAGAAGCAGTAGTAGGCACTCGTGAGACAGCCAGTATTCTCAAGGTGTTTAATGAACTTGAAGAAGCAGCAAAGCCAGACTATATTGATTTAGATGGCGATGGCGATAAAGAAGAATCCATGAAGAAGGCTGCCGCTGACAAGAAAGCCAAGAAGGAATCTGTAGCTGAAGACAAAGCTAACGAAGATGTGCTAGGTGATATTGCTAGTCGATATCGTGACTTTATGAAGAGTGAAGTAGCACAGGGTAATGATCTAACCACAGTTGATAGCGCAGTTAAAGAAGCCACAAGTTCTGCAACAGCAATCGATGATAGTTTTCAAAAGATGTTTAATATGATGGGCCGTCTTATGAAAGTTACAGCAGAAGGTGCAGTGCTTAGTAAAATGGTAGACCGTGAAGGCGGTGACGCTGCATGGATTGCAGATGCACATCAAAAACTAATTGAAGCTATGGAAGCTCTAGAAGAAGCACACATGTATAGCAACCCACCAAGGGAAGATGACTAATTATTATGCGTTCCTCAGAATTTATTTCAAAAGCAATTACTGAGGCTGAGTTTGATGAAGCAGCTGGCGAAAAGGATGCCTGCTATCATAAAGTAAAATCACGTTACAAAGTTTGGCCAAGCGCATATGCTAGCGGTGCACTTGTAAAGTGTCGCAAGGTTGGCGCAGCTAACTGGGGCAATAAGAGTAAAAAGTAATGCGGGTCCACGAGTTTACAACCAACGAAGATCTACGCAAGTGGTTTAAGGACAAATGGGTTCGTTTCGGTCCTGATGGTAAAATTCGTGGCGACTGTGCTAGGGATAGTGACAGTGAAGGCAAGCCCAAGTGTTTACCACAAAGTAAAGCACATGCACTAGGCAAAAAGAAACGTGCTACAGCAGCAAGTAGAAAGCGTAGAGAAGATCCCAAAAAGAACAGACGCGGTAAAGCCAAGAATGTGAGAACAAAATGAAAGCAAGTGATCTAAAAAGAAATCCAGTTGAAGAAGCAATTAAGGAACATATTGCTCGTGGCATTCCTTTTAGTGAATGCATGTTCCGTCCTGGTAGTGAAGCATTTACAGAGTTTTATACTCGTGTGCGTAAGATGCGTGAAAGTCTTGACCTAGATTGGCAGGATCAGGAGTTACTTGATACAGACATCGGTGAATGTATTATGGTAGAGGGCGAGCGTGTTCCTCTTGATGTTCCTATAGAAGACCTTGCTGAAGGAATGCCAGCCAGTGTTATAAAAAGCAAACAACGCAATGCTGAAATGAGTGACGAAGATTTTGCTGAAAGATACAAAGACAAGAGCGATGATGACCTACGCTCAATGGCATGGCGTCATGGATATGGCAAAGGTAGTAACTATTATGTCAATAAGAAAAAACGTGGACTAGACGAAGAAGTAGAGCTTGACGAAGCAGAGTATCAAGGACGCAAAGTTAAACTGAATTCACCCAAACGTGGCGGTCCTAAAAAGTTCTATGTATATGTAAAGAATCCAAAGACTGGTCGTGTTAAGAAGATCAGTTGGGGCGATACATCAGGACTAAGCGTAAAGAGTGGCGATAGGGACAGAGTTCGTTCATTTGTAGCACGTCACAAGTGTAAACAAAAGAACGACAAGATGAAAGCAGGTTACTGGGCATGCCGCACACCACGATATAAAGCTCTTGGTGTCAAAGGCGGCCAGTGGTGGTAAACACTTTTTAATTATAAGTATTTTTTAAACTATATGATGGGAGAACTATGCCGTTTAATATCCCGACGATTGATATCGGACAATCTTTTTCTAGTGATAGTGTATATGCTGAATCTCAGGCGAACTTACTTAGAGAAATACTGATTGAGTACGGATTTTTTTCTGTAAACAATCATAATATCGATACTAAAATAATAAAGACTATTGAATCAAAAGCTAAAGAGTTTTTTAGTTGTAGTCCAGAGCAAAAAAATTTATGCATAGGTTATTTAGAATCTACTGGATCCACAAGATTTATACCTGGCAATAGTCATATGCAAAACCTTAGAATAGTGCCAGATCATTTTTTTTCTAATAATCATAAATTATTGCAGTATGAAAATAGAAGGTTGGAATCAGTTGGTAAAACTATAGATGATTACATGCTTTTACCCAAAGACGATATTGTTGACGGATTTGAAAGTGCTACAAGATCATATATTAATGCAATGAGCAGTGTTGCAAATAAACTACTTCCGCTATATGCAAGAGCACTAAACTTAGAATATAACTATTTCAATAATTTATTCACTGATCCTTATTGGATTTTCTACTGTAAATATTATCCTCCATATTCAACCTTAGAAAATCAATATGGGTTAGCTGAGCATAGTGATTTAGATTTTATTACTATTTTACCATTATCAAGTGTGCCAGGCTTAGAGATTTTAGTGGAAAATTCTTGGCAACCTGTAGGTTATAAAGAAAATAGTATTTTAGTTTTTACAGGTGATTTCTTACATCGTTGGTCTAACGGTCTTTGCAAAGCAGCAGTACATCGTGTTACAATTCCAGAAACAGATAGGTATTCTTTTCCTTTTCATTATAATCCTAATTTTGATGTGACTGATGAATCTTTACCAAGTTGTATAAATGAAAACCCTATTGTCGATTCTCCTCTTACGCTATTTGATTTTTTACATAAAAGAACATTGTTATGAAACCATATACTGAAATTCGCAGTAGTAATACAATTACACGAACTTTTAGTGTAGACTGTAATGAAAGTGAACTTGTTTGGCATAGAGATCATACTGACAGATATGTAGAAATATTAGAGGGTAATGGTTGGCGTTTTCAAATGGACAACGATTTACCCATAATTCTACAGCCTGGCGATACTCTTGCTATACCCAAAAACACATATCATCGCATACTAAAGGGAACAACCGACCTTGTTGTAGAGATTGTAGAGCGTTAGATAAATACACTGTTATGAACGCACAAGATATTAGAAATACAATTACTATGCTCGAACGCACTAACAGCGATTTTCAATATGTCGCTGGTAGAGACTTTAGACTAGTTACTAAAGTTGAAAAGAACGGCGAAGTCTATGCTCTCGGCTCACTAGACCATGACTATGATGATAATACAAAGTCAGATTATAGCGTATATAAGCTAGAACGTGAAGATGGATTTGAATACAATAATAAGTTTTACCCTCAAGAATTTTATAGTGAAGTGGAATCACTTAAACTTAGTCCCTATGTCAAACCACAAGTAGCTCTTGATTCATTTAAATCTTGGTTATCAAAAGTATAGTACGAGAGTAAATGTAATGCTAACACAAAATATTCCATTTCTGAAGTGGTGGATACAACTCACTATAACCTTTTTTGGTGCACTCATAGCCTGGAAATTGGGTTGGTGGGAAGCATTATGGTATGCTGATATAACAAAAATAAGCATAGCAATCATTGTTGTCTTTATTGTGACTACTGGCTTAACTGGCTATATTAGTAAGGTTAATAGTAAGGAAATACAAAACTATAGCAACTACGTATGGTTTGGTAGTGAAGCTATGATTACTTTAGGTATGATTGGCACTGTAGCAGGATTTCTACTAATGCTTAATACAACTTTCAGTGGCTTAGATGTTAAGAATGTTGTAAATGTCCAGGAAGCTATTGCGGACATGGCAGTGGGAATGAGCACTGCACTCAGCACAACTCTTATTGGATTGATTTGCAGCATACTAACAAAACTGCAAATGGTTATTTTAGAGAATAGCTGGGACAATGGCGAACAAACCAAGATATAAATCTGGCTTCGGCTTTATTGACTTATTGTTTAACCTGTTAGTAGGTTTTACATTCATGTTTATTCTGGCTTTTATTCTAATAAATCCAGTAGCGAAAAAAGCAAGTGTAGATCCAAAGGCGGAATATATTGTATTGGTAACATGGGATGATACTAGTACTTATGATATAGATACATGGGTAATGGATGACCAGAATAACATTATAAGTTTTAGACGTAAAGACCATGCTCTTATCCATCTAGAAAGAGATGATATGGGTATTAGTAATGATAGGTTTATTGATAAGGATGGTAAAGAGAAGATACGACAGATTAATAGAGAAGCGGTAAGTATACGTTCAAGGGACCCTAGAGTCTTTTATGTAAGTTTACATTGGTTTAGCAATGGTGGTTCACAAACTTCAGACCCTATTGATGTTACTGTAGAATTTATATCAGTAAATCCATTCGTATCAATATCAACTAAAACAGTTACGCTAACTAAAACTGGGCAAGAGATACCAGTCTATAGAATAGAAATATTTGATGATAAATCAGTGGACGTTGAGGATAGCAATACTCATATAATTTATAGTGATACTAACTTACGGAAAGAATGGTAATGTTTGACTTTAATCTGAGTATGATACAACTAGCAATGATCTGGAGTTTTGCAGGACTAGTCTGTCTTATTCCACTATTAACAATAAGCAAAAAAACGAAGTTTTTAATCGTTCCAATAGTATTTGTAGCTATCTATTTAAGTTTTGTAACTAACTTAGGATTTATTGGTAAACCTTACTATGCCAAACCTGAAAAGTTTGTATACAAATATCATACAGTGGATAAAGTAGATGATCAAACGTATATCACATTATGGGCTATTGTAAAGGGCAAGGACAGCCTATATAGATTTCCTTATACAAAAGACAATGAAGATACACTTAATAAAGCAAAAGAACGTGGCAAATCTGGAACGCCTCAGATTGGTGAATTCTTAAAGAACAATAAAAAACAGAAAGAACAGAAAGGTTTAAACCCCGACTCGGGTGGAGACCTAAAGATGTATGACTTTCCTCATCAAAAGTTGTACCCAAAATAAGTATAGGTTGACATTCGCACGGTCCCATAGTACACTTGAATCATAAGGAGAACTCAATGAGTAACGGTGATCGCGTATTCAATCCAGAAGAAAAAGCTAAACTAACACAACTAATTAACGAGGGTCTTTCAGTCCTGCAGGAAGTGGACGACCTTAATGGCGGCCTAGATGACACAGTAAAGGCTATTGCAGAAGAAATGCAGATTAAGCCAGCAGTACTTAAAAAAGCAATTAAAACAGCATACAAGGCCGACTTTGCACGCCATAGTGAAGACCTAGCAGAACTGGAAAACATTCTAGCCACAGTTGGCAAACTACAGTGACAGTACGCAAACCCCATCAATGGCTTGCCTGGTTAGGCACGGCGGGCTTGTTGATTGCAGCAACACTTGCTGCGTTCAATTTCTATCCCTTTTATATTTTTGCATTTATAATAGGAAATAGTTTATGGGCCATTGCAGGTTGGCTGTGGAAAGAGCAATCTTTGGTTGTTCTCAATGTAGTAATTACGCTAATATATGTGATAGGATTGTTTTTTAAGTAATGTACATAGACGCATATTTTGATAGAGAACACGACAGGATCAACGTTGTAGAACGTGTGGAAGGGCGTAGGGAATACAGAGAGTTCCCTGCTAACTACGTGTTCTATTACAGTGATGCTCGAGGTAAGTTCCGTACAATCTACGGAAACCCTGTAAGCCGTTTCAGTACACGTAATGGTAAGGAGTTCCAGAGAGAACTAAAGATTCATGGCAAACATGGTCTATGGGAAAGCGATATCAATCCAGTATTTCGCTGTTTAAGTGAACACTATATAGGCATTGACGCACCTAAACTACAGACATGCTTCTTTGATATTGAGGTGGACTTTGATCCTGTTCGTGGTTACAGTAATACTGATGATCCATTTAATGCTATTACAAGTATCAGTATGTATTTGGATTGGCAAAACAAGCTAATCACTCTTGCTGTTCCACCTAAGAGTTTGAGTATGGAAAGTGCACAGGATCTTGTGCGTGACTTTGAAAATACAGTACTGTTCCAAAGAGAAACAGACATGCTGGAGGCATTTCTGGATCTAATAGAAGATGCAGACATACTCAGCGGTTGGAACTCAGAGGGATATGATATTCCCTACACTGTTAATCGTATAACTCGTGTGTTGAGTAAGGATGACACACGCAAGTTCTGTTTATGGGGACAGTATCCTAGAAAGCGTACTTTTGAACGTTTCGGCAAGGAAGAGTTTACTTATGATCTAATTGGCAGACAGCACTTAGACTATATGCAGTTGTATCGCAAATATACATACCATGAAATGCATAGTTATAGTTTGGATGCTATTGGTGAGTATGAGTTAGGTGAGCGCAAAGTTGCCTATGAGGGTACGCTAGACCAGCTTTACAACCAGGACTTTTATACATTTATTGACTATAACAGACAGGACACCATGCTCCTGTATAAGCTGGATACCAAACTAAAGTTTATTGATCTTAGTAACGAGCTTGCTCACGCTAACACTGTTTTACTTCCTACTACAATGGGCGCGGTTGCTGTTACAGAACAGGCAATTATTAACGAAGCACATGAACAGGGTTTGATTGTTCCCAATAAAAAGGACGCAGGTGAAAAGCATACAGCAGCAGGTGCATATGTTGCAGATCCTAAAAAAGGTATTCACGAATGGATTGGTTCAATTGACTTAAACAGTCTATATCCTAGTGCAATTCGTGCTCTTAACATGGCACCAGAAACTATCGTGGGCCAACTACGTCCAATAATGACAGACAATGAGTTAGGCAGACGTATAGCTGAAGATGGTGCTTCATTCGCTGGTAGTTGGGAAAACATGTTTGGTACGCTAGAGTATCAGGCAGTAATGGCTGGCGAGCGTGGAACGGAAATTACTATTGATTGGGAAACCGGCGGATCGGATACTCTTAGTGCTGCTGAAGTTTGGCGTTTAATCTTTGACAGTAATAATCCCTGGATACTTACTGCCAATGGTACAATCTTTACATACGAGAAAAAGGGTGTAATCCCAGCACTGCTAGAACGCTGGTATGCTGAACGTAAAGAACTGCAAGCGAAAATGCGTGAAGCAACTGGCGAGGAACGTGCGTTCTGGGACAAGCGGCAGCTAGTTAAGAAGATTAACCTTAACAGTTTGTATGGCGCTATTCTTAATCCATACTGTCGTTTCTTTGACCGTCGTATTGGACAGTCCACTACACTCACAGGCAGATGTATTGCAAAGCATATGAGTGCAAAGACTAATGAGCTGCTAACTGGCAAGTATGATCACGTGGGTGACACAATCATATATGGTGACACTGACTCTGTATATTTTAGTGCTTGGCCAGTAGTCCGTGAGCAAGTTGAGCGTGGCGAAATGCGCTGGGGCAAGGATGAATGTGTAGCATTATACGATACCATTGCAGATGAAGTGAACACTACATTTCCAGCATTCATGGAAAAAGACTTCCACTGTCCGCGTAAAAATGGCGAGATCATTGCTGCCGGCAGAGAAATCATTGGCAGCCGCGGCATCTTTATTACAAAGAAGCGTTATGCAGTACTAGTGTATGATCAGGAAGGTTATCGTACAGACAAAGATGGCAAGCCTGGCAAAGTAAAGGCTATGGGACTGGATCTCAAGCGTAGTGATACACCTAAGGTTATGCAGGACTTTATGAGTGAGCTACTTGAAGAAGTACTGGATGGCAAGGGGTCCGAACATGCCGTGGAACGTATTCTAGAATTCAAACGTGATTTTGCTAATCTCCCAGGCTGGGAAAAGGGCACACCCAAGCGTGTTAACAACCTAACCAAGTTTACTAACCTAGAGTGGGGCAAAGAAGACGGCAAAGAAGTATACAAGGGCAAAGCAAACATGCCCGGACACGTCAGGGCCGCTATTAACTGGAACCGTCTAAAGAAAATGCATGGCGACAACTACAGCATGAATATTGTGGACGGTATGAAGACCATTGTATGCAAACTCAAAGACAATCCCATGGGTTACACCAGCGTTGGCTATCCAGTGGACGAACTAAACCTACCTAACTGGTTTAAAGAACTTCCGTTTAATCATAAGGAAATGGAAGCAACTATTGTAGATCAAAAGCTAGATAACTTGTTGGGAGAGCTTGGCTGGAACTTAACACAAAAGACACAAATACATAGCACGTTTGAAAGTTTATTTACATTTGAGTAATATACGTATATAAATATGTTTATGATGGATGCTACTCATATAGACTTCCTAGAACGAGAGACTGATAAACGTGCAGTTGCTGACATCCGCGACATAAAAGATTTATTAGATTCGTTTGTTCGCTTATATGAAATAAAGAGACGTATAGAAAGATATAATATTAATATTGATGAGTCAGCCGAGCATATCAAAAACCAGATTGTTCATCAAAAAAGACATTTCCTTAATACCAGTTCACATGATAATTTGTTAGATAGTATTGACAATCTGCAACAAAGCATCAGCAATTATCAGGTAAAGTTGAAGGAACACAAAAAATATATTGAAAATAGGATAAGAGAATTTGAAATTATATTCCTTCAAAAAGACTATTTGGAATTTGAATTTCATTTGAAATCCACCGCGGAAGATTTAATAGAAAGACGCTCAGAGTTAAGCAGTAATGTAAAAGACTATCTACTTACTTTGGGTCAAGAAAGTAGCGGTTGGCAATTATCAGCAGCAGATATAAATCCAACTGACGGGGGGTTCACATCTAGCCTTGTTGCAAATGAGCCTCTCTATATAGTGGGTAAACAGGAACTACTTGATTATACTACAAAATCAATTACAGAAAAGCATAATGCATTTTATGCAGAACGACGTGTAAGAAAGTATTTGGATCTGAATGATCTTCCTAATAATGGTTTATGGAATATATTCTGTTTTAGTAAATATGAATATTACCCCCTAGATCCATTTAAGGACGAAGCTATAATAATCTATAACAAACTGGTACCGGGCGGCAAGTTCTTTTTCACATATAATAACTGTGAACTCAAACCTGGTCTCGAGTTTTGCGGTGGCTTTAGAGCATACCAAACAGAGTCCCTGGTAAAAGGTATGCTGTATGGTTTGGGTTTTGATTTTGTGAAAAACATTGAATTTAATAACGGAGCTCATACTATAATGGTTGTAAAAAAACCAGGAAGTATGGCTAGTATAAAACGAAGTGTACCAGATATAAGCATCGTACGAAAACTAAATGATGAGTAAATCAAATGGATAGAGAAATATCGTCTGTTCACTGAAGAAGAATGGATTTCTAATTGCAGGAATAATCAAGATACCTTCCCGAATTCTAAATTAGAAATGCAAGGCGGCGGCAATACAATAAGCTATATGGTTTGTGAATATATCCAAAAGAATATTGACTCAGAATCTAAATAATCATATAATTAACTATCAACTATAACATAAGGAACAATCTATGAAAGATTATTTACTTGACGCTGTGCAGCATACGCACAGCCTAGGTTTCATTGATCTGGTTAAGATCACAGGAACAGAGGATACAACAAATATTGAAGGTATTGCTGAGGATCGTACAGTTATACTCAAAGGCGAATTTCATAAGCCTGTACCAGAGTTTATGGGTACATTTGGTATGCCCAATCTTACTACATTAAATGTTATCCTACGTATTCCTGAATACGCAGAAAATGAGAAGATTAGTATTAATACCCAAGAGCGAAACGGACAAACAGTACCGGTTGGTATCCACTTTGAAAACGCGACTGGCGACTTCCAGAATGACTATCGTTTTATGGCAAGTGAAGTTGTTAATGACAAGCTCAAGAGCGTTACAATGAAAACGGTTAACTGGGGTGTAGAATTTGAACCCACCGTAGCCAGTATTCAACGTCTTAAGATGATGATCAGTGCAAATAGCGGAGAAACAACTTTTATTGCTCGCACAGAAGGCAAGGATCTAAAGTTTGCATTTGGTGATGCTAGCACACACGCAGGCGAGTTTGTGTTCCAGCCAGACGTTGGTGGTAAAGTAAGCAAGGGGTGGGCTTGGCCAGTTGAGGCAGTATCAAAGATCCTTAGCCTAGGTGGTGACCTGAGATATTCAATCTCTGATGACGGTGTTAGCCAGATCAGTGTTGACAGTGGACTAGGCGTATATAACTATCTACTTCCAGCACAAACAAAATAAATGTCCTTTGATTACAACATTCTTCCTAATATTAGAATACTGCTAAATCCAAATCTGGACTGTATATGGATTAATATTCCAAAGAATGGAAGTAGTTTTGTACAGAAAGTTTTACAGGACAATGGATGGCGTGTGCCACATCCGAACAGTCATGATGGGTTGCTTAGAAGTAACATACGCAAATTCTTTATATTACGAAATCCGTTAGAAAGATTTATCAGTGGGTTTGCTGAATGTTTTATTGAAGAACCTTCCGTATTATCATTGCTTGATAATCCCACATTTTTACGGATACTAGCACGTAATCCAGTCTATGACGGGCACACTACACAACAACATCTTTTTATTCCAGATTTAAGGAATAGTGAACACATATTTCTAGGATCAAGCCAACCTGCTCAACGGTTCTATTATAATCTTCAGGAATGGGTTAGAGCAATGGGCGGTCAAACAGACTGTGGAACATGGAAAGATCCAGCAAATCCTAAAGACAATGACGATAATAAACTTGCTATTAACCACAAGTTAAGAGAAATCATTGGTAGCAATAAAGATCTTAAACTCGCTATTGAAAATTTTTACAGTCAGGATTATGATCTTCTAAATAAAGTCAAAAGAGTAAAATATGATGGATAGCAACTTTACACAACAGCAAAATGATTACGCAGTATTTCTACCGGCGATCAGTAGTTTCTATGCTACGTTTGTGGGTAGACAGCGGTATGAAAACTATGTTGATCCAGCACGTATTCCCAGTCACTTTACTAACGGTTTAGAGAGTGGTAACTGGTTAAGCAATGATGGTCTGTTTAACTACAAGTGGAGTCTGTATAGTTCAGGACATGTAGACTTAGACACTAACAAACATCTGCCTAAAGAAGCAATGATACGTGAACGTGATCGTAGCACAAGTTTTATTGTTGGTGATAGTGGTGGCTATCAGATTGGTAAGGGCGTATGGGAAGCAGACTGGAAGGATCCCAACTGTCCACGAGCTCACGCCAAACGTGATGCTGTTCTAAAGTGGATGGATGCCTATATGGATTATGGCATGACACTTGACGTTCCCAGTTGGCTACAGCGTAGTAGTCAGGAAGCCAGAGATCGCACTGGTATTCACAGCTATGAAGATGCGTGTTCAGCAACTGAAATCAATAACGAATATTGGATACGTAATCGCAAGGGGGAATGTCGTTTCCTAAACACACTACAGGGTGAGAATCATACAGAGGCAGATGATTGGTACAACCGTATGAAGAAATACTGTGATCCAAAACAGTATGAGAATCACTTTAATGGTTGGGCAATGGGTGGACAAAACGTAAGTGATGTGCACCTTATTCTAAAGCGTATAGTTACTCTAATGCGTGATGGCTTACTTGAAAAGGGACTACACGATTGGATGCACGTACTAGGTACTAGTAAACTAGAATGGGCGTGTCTACTAACAGATGTTCAACGTGCGATTCGTAAAAACTATAATGAAGACTTTACAATTAGTTATGATTGTGCAAGTCCTTTCCTTGCAGTAGCAAATGGACAAGTATACTGTGAACTAACTATGGAAGATCGCAAGCGTTGGAGTTATCGTATGATGAAATGCTTTGACGATAGGAACTTGCATACTGATACAACTCCGTTTGGACAAGCATTTATACGTGAAGGCTGTTATCATAAGTTTGATGAAACTGTAATTAGTAAGGGACTTACAGCAGCAGATATTTGTGCTTATGGTCCTGGTGACCTAAATAAGATTGGTAAAGAAGGCCGCACAAGTTGGGATAGTTTTACATACTTCCTACTCATGGCTCACAGCGTGGCTCTACACATTCACGCTTGTCAGGAAAGTAATAGACGTTACGATAAGGGCATTGTTCCTAGCATGCTAGTACAAGAAGACTTTGATCGTGTACTAATGCGTGACGTAATTAATGAAATTATCGGTTGCGCGGATTCAGATAAGGCTTTAGAATTAGTAGATGAGTACAGTAGACTTTGGATGGAAGCAGTAGGTACTCGAGGTTATACCGGTAAACGTGCTATAAACTCTAATACAAAATACTATGATCTTTTTCAAGAGGTTTAGATGAAAGAAATTGATAGGCTCACTGAACAACACAATAGGCTTCATGCTAGTGTTGAGAAACTAGAAAAAGAACACACACAATTTCCACAAGATTCAGATATTAGTAATAAACTTTCAGAGTTGAAGAAAAAGAAACTTCAAGTTAAAGACGCACTGAATCAGGGGAAAAACAAAAGTGAATAGAAAACAGTACACAGAGTGGGCATATTCTCAAATGAAGAAGTATGGTATTCCTATGCCCGAAACATATTCTGCAGATGAATTAGAATATCTCAATCCTGGTATTCCCAGAGATTTTATTGACAATCATGTAAAGAACAGAGACAACAATGACTGAAACAAGAGAGAGTCACGACGAGTTCATTCTACGTAGGATGCGTGAAGAAGGTCTAAAGGATCGTGTACGCAAAGCCTCACGTATGGTATGGGTTACGTTTGAGAAGGAAGGTATGCATCGCTATCCAGCGGCTGCTGATGATCCTAAACTAGCAACAGGCGATGAATATGATGTAAGTTTCTTACAATATCCTCATCGTCATATCTTCAAGTTCCGTGTTTGGATTGAAGTATTCCACGATGATCGTGATATTGAGTTTATCCAGTTCAAGCGTTGGATGAATAAACTTTACGAGGGCGAACTTGATGTAGACTTTAAGTCATGTGAGATGATTTCCGATGACCTTTATCTAACCATTCAGGATCGCTATCCAGGCCGTGATGTTTGGATTGAAGTATCCGAAGACGGCGAAAATGGCGCACTAACACAATACTCAAAGAACGTATGATGAAAATAAGAAATCCTCAGCCAAAAGTTTTAGACGGATCTACATCAAAGTTTGTTGGACTCTCAGGTAGAGACCGGGGTTTAGCTGTTCAGCAGTCCTACGAAGATGCCGGAATAACGACCAACTGGGCTGAGGGTTTAGACTTGCCTCAGTTTGGCGAAGAAATTAAGACATTTACACCTAGTAACGATATAACCATTGGCACATACAAAAGTCGCGATTTACTCAACACAGATGGTAAAGTTTGTCTTAATAAACTAGGGTGTGCTCATCAGTGGCATGAATTTGATAAGTATAACGTAAAACGAAAAACCCATTATGTAGATTTACGTTTAATACATGATATTATCGAAAACGATTTGAAGGCATTAACAGATGATTTCAGAACCAATCCCGGGTACGGTAAATGGACCTGTGCCAAATCTAAATATTTTATATTAGAATGGACTAGACCTGAAAGCAAAGCCACTGGTGTTAAATTAAGAATACGTGCATCAAAAGTAAAAAACTTAATAACATTAGCAGGCCAACCAACCTTTAACAAATTATTTAAGGAAGTAGTATAATGAAAAACGACGTGCAAAAGATTTTTGACGATCTAGACGATTACAAGCGTTTCTGCACAGTATTTGGTCATCCTTATAACGAGGCTGACCTATATAACAACAAGAGTCCAGCATACAACGAGTACGCCGCCTTTAAGGGAGGCAAACGTATTAGTAACAACTGGATTAGGGATGCTAAAGTTTTTGGACGTAACATCTTTGGTAATTGATGCGTGGGTTTCCATATATAGCTGAACCTTACGTAGAACGTTGGAGTAACCGCCCTCCGCATTTGAACCATGAGGGCGGTGCTCTTAACGCAGATTATACTACCGTGGATGCGCTGTGTGCTATAGCAAATCATCTAGGAAAACATGGACTAGAATACAACAGAGATTGGTATTGGGAAGGACGAGGCTGGAACTTCACAAACAATGCTGGTATACCAACTGTAAGGTTGAGTTTTGCCAAACAAGAGTATACACTGTTATTACCACTAGTGGAGAACGCACATGACTATATTTCTCGTTGATTTAGAAGCAGTTGAGACACGTTACACCAGTGAATGGAAAACGCATCTACCCAAACAATTACGTGCCGCAACTAATGAAGATGTTGTTGTTATTAGCGGAGGCGATGTACCTCAGGCTACTACTCCAGGTGCGTTCCTAAACTTTGGAGGAACAAATGTTTATAAGAGTAATCAACTTGAACAGATTGCTGAGATGTTTTGTCGAGGGCAAGTACACAACGGCGACTATTTCCTTTACACAGATGCTTGGAACCCTACTGTTATCCAACTTCGTTATATGGCTGAACTACTGGGGGTTGACATTCGTATTGGCGGTCTATGGCATGCTGGCAGTTATGATCCTGCTGATTTCCTCGGGCGTCTTATAGGCGATAAGCCTTGGGTCAGACATGCCGAACAGAGCATGTATGAATGCTTTGATAACAACTTCTATGCATCACAGTTTCATATTGATATGTTTGCTGAAAGTCTAAAGATAGATCCAGCAAAAACAAAACGTGTTGGCTGGCCTATGGAGTATGAAGTAGATCAAATGCTGTCATACAAGCATATGCAAAAGACCAATACTATTCTTTTCCCACATCGTATTGCACCCGAAAAGCAGCCTGAGATATTCCGTGACCTTGCAGAAAGTATGCCAGAGTATGAATGGATTATGTGTATGGAGCAGGGCTATACTAAAAATGATTACCATAATGCACTAGGTACATCCAAGTTAGTGTTTAGTGCTAATCTACAGGAAACACTAGGTATCAGTTGGTATGAAGGTTTGCTAGTTGATACCATTCCAATGATTCCCGATCGTCTAAGTTACAGTGAAATGGCTATCGATGAATTTAAGTATCCTAGTGAATGGACAGAAAGTTGGGATAAATATCAGGAACACAAATCTAGTGTTATTGAAACAATCCACGATTACATGATTAATTACGAAAAATATCGTAATGCTATGATTACTCAAACTAATAAGTTATCTAATGACTTCTTTAGTGGAAAACAACTTTATAATACAATAAAGAATCGATGAATATACTTCTTATAGGCGGTGCTGGATTTATTGGTAAGCATCTCGAACGTGAACTAGAACAAGATAACAATGTAGTTGTTATTGATAAGAAGTTTGGTACTAATGTAAACAACCATAACGATCTTAATCTCATTAGTCCAGATTATGATTGTGTGGTATTTCTTGCTGCAGAACCTAATCTTGCAGCAGTAAAGCGTAGTCCTGTAGAAGCTACTCATACTATGACAACAGGACTTATTAACTGCCTAACAAAGTTTACTAACAGTCACTTTATCTACTTTAGTAGTAGTATGGTGTACGGTAATTGGGATAGCAATCTAACACACAAATATGAATACGACAGTCCTGCTCCTATTGACTTATATGGCAGACTAAAACTAGTTGGTGAAGGACTAGTTAAAGAGCTACACGATAACTGGACTATTGTACGTCCTACCGCAGTCTACGGAGAGGGCGACGATCCTAATCGTGTGCTACCTACATTTATTCGTACTGCTAAAGAAGGTGGAGTAATTGAAGTAAAAGGACATGATAACTGTTTAGACTTTACAAATGTAAGTGACGTTGTTCAAGCCGTACGTTTGATGATTAAACGGGAAAGCCGCAATCAAATCTATAACGTTAGTTACAGTCAAAGTCACGCACTAGATATTATTGCAGAATATATCTGCACACAGGTTGGCACAGGCAGTTACACTATTATTCAACGGGACTACGACTATCCTAGACGTGGCGCTCTTAGCATACAAAAGGCTAGAGTTGATCTAGGATACGAGCCTAAAATTAGTGTTGAAAAAGGTATCAAGGCGTTACTATGCAAGTAGGATTTATTGGATTAGGAAAGCTAGGTCTGCCTTGTGCAGAAGCAATGTCTGTCAAACACTCAGTTACAGGGTTTGATATTGAAGACCGTGCTAGTGATAATATAAAAGTAGTCACAGATGTAAAAGATGCAGTACAAAACAAAGATCTAGTTTTTGTTGCTATTCAAACACCACATCATCCACAGTATGATGGTAGCATGCCTTGTATGGACTATGAGCCGCAGGACTTTAACTATGATCAAGTAAAGCAGTGCTTAAAGGAAGTCAACGAGTATGCAAATGAACATACTCTTATAGTTCTTATTAGCACAGTACTTCCCGGTACTGTTCGCAGAGAACTTGCACCTTTAATTACACAAGCACGTTTTATCTATAACCCATATCTAATTGCTATGGGAAGTGTAGCATGGGATATGGTTAATCCAGAAATGGTTATTATCGGCACAGAGGATGGTAGTGAAACAGGTGATGCAAGTCTGCTTATTAACTTCTATAAAGAACTTATGCAGAACAATCCTCGCTATAGTGTAGGAACATGGGAAGAAGCAGAAAGTATTAAGATATTCTATAACACGTTTATTAGTGCAAAACTCAGCCTTGTTAACATGATCCAAGACGTTGCAATGAAACTGGGTAACATGAATGTTGATGTAGTTACAGATGCTCTTGCTAACAGCACCCAACGTATTATGGGCCCAAAGTATATGACAGCGGGAATGGGAGATGGTGGTCCTTGTCATCCACGTGATAATATTGCATTACGCTATATGGCTAAGGAATTAAATTTAGAATACGATCTGTTCCATGCTATTATGAACAGTAGAGAAGTACAAGCACGTAATCTTGCAAACTTCCTATGTGATCTTGCCAAGGAACATGAACTACCTGTACTCATACACGGCTATGCGTACAAGCCAGATGTCCCCTATACAGACGGTAGCTATAGTAGTTTGGTTGCACATTACTGTAGCGAGCGTGGATTTCATCCTATGATTGTTGATCCTTTAACACATCCAGATCCTGGTCCTTATAGTGCAGTTGTACTTCTTGCTCACAATCCGAGTGTTACTTATAACTACATTAACAATCAACAATCTAACGACTTATACTGCAAACTTAATGAGGACAGCGTTATTGTTGATCCTTGGCGCAGTTTTTCCGACACTAGTTATAAAGTGATTCATTATGGCAACACAAGAATGGCATAGAGGGCACGTCGAGCCCTTTTGGAACGACGAATATTGTTCTTTGTCATATGGTCTTGAGTCTTTTAATAGCAGGAAAGACATAGAACGTTGGCGTAGAGAAGGGTATGTTCATCCACAAAGTCATTTTACTGGGTTTATGTGTGACATGCGTAATCAACAACCAAGTTGGAATAATGTCATAATACATTGGGCAGAAACAGAGTTTGCGCTTAAAGACATTGGTACAAGTTATTACAAAATGGGAACAGGCGTAATATTACCAAACCATAGAGATACCTTTAAACGATATAGAGAACTTTTTAACTGTACATTAGAACAATGTGAGCGTATAATAATATTCTTGCAAGATTGGGAAAGCGGTCACTATTTCGAGATAGAAAAAAATCCAGTGGTGGGTTGGAAAGCTGGAGATTATTATTGGTGGCGTGGTGACGTAGAACACATGGCTGCTAATATAGGCACAACTAAGAGATATACTCTACAAATTACAGGACACAAATAATGAAGCGTATTTTACTATTGGGAAGCGGCGAGTTAGGTAAAGAGTTTACTATAAGTGCAAAACGTTTAGGTTGTTATGTTATAGCATGTGATAGCTATATAGGTGCGCCCGCAATGCAGGTAGCTGATGAGTTTGAAGTTTTTGACATGCTAAATGATGATGATTTAAACAAGACTATTGATTTTTATAAACCAGACTTGATTGTACCTGAAGTTGAAGCAATTCGTACAGAAGTGTTACTGGAAAAGGAAGCACAGGGTTATACTGTTGTTCCTACAGCAAGAGCTACTAACCTAACAATGAATCGAGATCGCATCAGGGATCGCGCAGTTGAACTTGGTTTGCGTACAGCAAAGTTTGAATATGCAAATAATTTAGAGGAACTTCAATTAGCCGTAGATAGAATAGGAATGCCTTGTGTAGTTAAGCCTGTAATGAGTTCTAGTGGTAAAGGTCAGAGCGTTGTTAAATTTCAGTCAGATACAGAACATTGGCAAAAACATTATGGACCTGCATGGGAAAGCAAAGAAGAACTAGTTGAAAATGCTTGGAACTATGCAGTTGAAGGTATGCGTGGTGATAGACAGCGTGTAATTGTAGAAGAGTTTATTGATTTTGATCTAGAGATCACACTACTAACTGTAAAGCAACATGAGGGCCCTACACTATTTTGTCCACCAATTGGTCACTATCAAGAACGTGGAGATTATCAGTACAGTTGGCAACCTGCACTAGAAGAAACTTTTACAGGACACATTATCGAGACCCACGCACAGGAGATGGCAAAAATCATTACAGATGATTTGGGTGGTGCTGGTATATTTGGTGTAGAGTTTTTTGTTAAGACCAAAGGCAATAGTCCTGAGGTTATCTTCAGCGAACTGAGTCCACGCCCACATGATACTGGAATGGTAACCATGTTTACGCAAAACCTAAGTGAGTTTGACTTACATGCAAGAGCTATACTGGGATTACCAATTGGTGAAATTAAACTGGTACGTCCGGGCGCAAGTCACGTTGTCCTAGCACATGAAACTACACATGAGTTTATTATAAGCGGTATTAACGATGCACTTAAAATACCAGACGTTGATGTAAGAGTGTTTGGTAAGCCTACAACGAGGCCATATCGTAGAATGGCAGTTGTACTTGCACCTAGTTTGAAAATTGCAAAAGAAGCAGCTGGTAAAATTAGTGTTGTAGATATTGCAACTGATGCAGGTTTATGATGAATTACGATATTTTAGATAAGTTTGAAGGCGTTCTAAGGGAATATACTGGCGCGCCGCACGTTGTACTAACAGATTGTTGCACACATGCTATTGAATTATGTTTGAGGTTTCAGAAGTATACCGGGCCAGTCATACTTCCAAGTCATACTTACATTAGTATCCCAATGACAATGCACAAGTTGGGATTAGAGTTATATTGGGACAAGGATTATAACTGGGAGTATGAATATCGTATTGCTCCTACAAATATCTGGGATAGTGCTAGAGCATTCGACGAGAATATGTATATAAGCGGTCGTATGCAGTGCCTAAGTTTCGGTTGGGACAAGCGGTTGGCTATTGGTCATGGTGGTGCTATTCTACTTGATAGCAGAAGTGATTATAATATCTTACGAAGAATGGCCTATGATGGCAGAACGCTAGATACTTCTCCTTGGGAGAATCAAACTTATTGGTGGCTGGGATTCCACTATAACATGCGACTAGAAGATGCAGCAAAGGGTATAGATATGATGCTACATCCAGAAAACTTACCCAACAAACAAAGCCAACTTAAAACCTATCCAGATTGTAGTAAAATAAAAGTTGACTTATCTTAATTTATATCTTACAATTTAAAACTACAAAGGAACACAGTACATGAGAAAGACTTCCGAAATAATCCGAGAGCGCATGCAGGCAACTAACAAGCGTTTTCATAGCAATGACAACATCAGTGATTTTATTCAGGATGGCGAACTAGAACTACTACAGCAAGAAGTGGAAGAACGATTCCAAGAAGTTTTGGACGCTCTAGTCATTGATACAGTGAACGATCACAATACACAAGAAACAGCAAAGCGTGTTGCTAAGATGTTCGTAAATGAAACATTTGGCGGACGTTATCATCCAATGCCACGGGTTACGGCATTTCCTAATATGGGTTACAAGAGCATGTATACCAGCGGCCCTATTAGTATCCGTAGTACCTGTGCTCACCACTTCCAAAACATCGTGGGCAACTGCTGGGTAGGAATTATCCCAGAAGATGAAGTAATTGGACTTAGTAAGTTCAATCGCATCATTCACCATATCGCTGAACGCCCACAGATTCAGGAAGAAATGACTACACAGATTGCAGAAGTACTAAAAGAATATGCAAAGACAGAGCATATCGCTGTGGTAGTTAAAGCCGAGCACCATTGCATGACGGCCCGTGGTGTTCGGGAACATGAGAGCGATATGACTACCGCAGTTATGTGTGGTGGTTTTCTCACAGACCCAAGTGTTAAGCAGGAGTTTTACAACATCTGTTTAAGCATGAAGGGTCATGGCAACTAAACTTCAGAATAGGGAGAAAATTTTATGATGAAGTTACTAGAAGGTGTAGATCGCAAGTTGGTTACCAATCTTGTTATCATGCACACAATCGTAATTGCACTTTCAAATTACTTGGTGCAGTTCAAGTTTAACCTGTTCCCAGGTGCTAACTTGCCATTCTTTGGTGAGTTTCCACTTGCAGTTGCAGCATTTACATTTCCAATTGTAGTTGTTGCCACTGACTTGACCGTCCGTATGGTGGGCAAGGAAGCAGGCAGGGCAGTTGTTGCCCTAGCAGTCATCCCAGCAATCATTGTAAGTATTTTGGTTGTTTGGGGCGGCGGTGCACCAGTTGAGAAGGCACTACGTATTGGTGCAGCAAGTGGTGTTGCATATGGCGTTGGTACAATGCTAGACGTTTATGTATTCCAGTATATTCGTGAGAAGTTCACAGAGATGTGGTGGGCTGCTCCAGCATTTTCAACCATTGTCGCAAACATCCTAGACACTTATGCGTTCTTCTATACAGCATTTTATCCAGCACCTTGGGTACATGCTGTTGCGTTCAACCAAACAATCACAAAGATTATTGTAGGGTTGATTGTGTTCCTACCAGCATATGGTTTCCTATTAAACTATTTGCGGAAGAAGCTAGGACGTAGTCTATAATACGTGCTGTGGGGGGCCTTAGTGCCCCCCCTTTTTTTAGGATACCTTAATGCCAAAAATATATGAATCCCCAGACGGCGGTAAAACTATTAGAGAACGAGAGTTTGGTGACTATACTAATACAATTACTATAGCTGATCCTAGCACATTTGATGACAATGGTAGTTGGACAAGTATTAGTACAGGTACAATAACATTACATGATCCATGGCAAGAACAACAGGAACGTACAATGCTTATTGACAAGTATCCAGAACTAAAAGATAAGTGGGAAGAGTACAAAGAGCTTGAAAAGCATTATAAGGCGTGGGATCTTTTATATAACAAATAATCAAAAACGGTAGACAAGTCTTTACTTCGTGTTATTATAAGAGTATGTTCAAGGTGAACATACTTTTTTTATGATAAAAACGAGGCTATGATGACTCATTTTAAAACTATTGCAGGAGCATTGCTAGCCACCACAATGCTTACAGCGTGTCAGGGTGGCAGTTCAAATCCTGTTAAAGCTATCAATTCCGTTAAGGCTGAACTTAATCCTGTTGTAAACAGTAACTTTGGTGCTATTGCAGGCGAAATTTCTGCACTGGAAGCAATCGTAAATGAGGCAACCGGATCAGCAACTATTAGTGCTATTTTAAATCCCACAGAAGCAGATAAACGCACTGCTGAAAACATTGTATCTCGAATCGATGATGTTATTAACGGCTGGGAGGCACATAAAGCAGAATATAATCCAAAACTACTTGCTGTTAAAATGAGTTCTGAGGACTTTCGTCGTGCAGAAGCAGTTGTTAAAATTTTAAAAGAGGATCTACGTCCAGTTATTGTTGACGTTACCAATGGTAAGGGCTACGACACTGAAGCATTTGCTTTTCTTGAGAGTAAAGAAAAGATTGATGGTGTTATTGATAGTAAAAAGATAAAAATCTTTGAAAATGTAGTACCTACTCTAATTAGTTCAAACGTCAGTAGCGTAACGGTAGACAAAACTAGTGCTGCTACCAGTCCTGATCGTCTTAAGGAAACTATTGTAGTTGATGGCGAGCAGACTGTAACTGGCGGTTCTAGCATTTCTGATCTAACACGTACCGCTACTTGGGTAAAGACAACTACAAAGAAGATGGAGTATGATCGTAGTTGGACGGTTACACTACAAAATGTAACCACATATGTTTACAGCGATGGTAGCACAAAAACTGAACGTAGTGAAATCCGTGAAGTACCTTATACACAGACACTTTCAGCTGCTGACATTGTTACTACACAGGACATGTCACAGAACATTGCCTATACAGTTGAAGAACAAAACGATCCAACTACAACTGTCACTCGTGGCGAAACGGTTGTAGTAAATGAGTATGTGGATCGTGTTGAAACTGCTACGCAGGAAGATGGTAGTAAGGTACATAACACCATTCGTACTACTACAACCACAAGCACTACGCCTGTCACTACTACACTAACATATCCTAAGATTAGTGTGTACACATACACAGATGGACATTCATTTACTCATGATGCTACAGATGAAGTGGTTAGTAGTACAGAAGATGAAGTTGTTGTCAATACAAGTGAAGCAACTGTAGAAAGTACTACAGAGCATGTTGTAGCGAGTGAAACCGTTACAAACGAAGTTATTACAGACGTAACAGAAGCTGATCCAGTATTTGATACAACCTATGAAGACAAGACAACTAGTGAAACTGTAGACGGTAAATTAATTACTACTGTAACACGTTATTACACGACCACTGCTACTATTGTTACTACAACTACCACAAACACAACTCCTGTGACAAAACAGATTTGGACTGATGGTACTGAGAAACTAATTCGCGGTGAAACTGTAGTTGAAACTAGTACTGAAAATACTGTAGTGACAGATAGTTGGACTAAGGTTATGAGCACCACAACAGAGGATGCTCCTGCTGATAGTACACCTATTGCAGACGATCATCCTGACATGGGCACACGTACCGCAGGGTTCAACAGCAATCCTGTAAGCTATCGTACTTCAGAGTTCAATGGAACTTCTGGTCAGAACTACAAGCAGGCAATTAACGCAGACGTTGCATACTCCCGTGGTTGGACTGGTAAAGGCAGTCTAATTACTATTGCTGATACTGGTTACGATAAGGATCACTCAGACCTTGCTGGTGCAGTTAAACATGAGTTCAACACTCTAACAAATGATGCGACGTTTATGGATGACAACGTTGGTCACGGTAGTCATGTGTTGGGTATTGCGGCTGGACGTAAGAACGGTAGCGGTACACACGGTGTTGCATTTGATGCAGACGTTGCAGTAGTTAAAGTAACTGATAGCACTGGCTACAGTTTCCAACGTGCACGAACAGGCGCTGCCTGGGCACGTGATTTGGGTAGTGTTGCGTTTAACGTTAGTGCTAACTCACGTGAAGACTCAGCATTTAGAGCAAGTCTTACTCCAACAGGTACTACTGGTGTCCAGTATAGTAATCACTGGTACTACGGTGAGAATGGATACAATGGTGCTGTAGACGAAGCCAAGTTGTGGGCAACTGCATTAGGTAGCGAACAGATCCTTGTGAACAGTGCTGGTAACTTTGGCAAGGATTATGTATCGGGTACTGGTCAGATGGCCCATGCTACAGATTCTAATGGCAACCTTATTATGGGCGGGCGTATGCTAATCGTTGGCTCATATGATCTTGCTAACAATAAGATTGCTAGTTACAGTAACAAGGCTGGTACAGTTTGTGCTACCTGGGACTTTACAAACAATCTCTGTAAAGATGCTGCCAAGGCAAGTGACTTCTATATTCTTGCACCAGGCGATAACATTCAGAGTGCATATAAAGACGGTACTAGTGTTAACATGAGTGGTACTAGTATGGCAGCACCTGTTGTTACTGGTGCACTTGCTATTGTACATCAGATGTGGCCTCACATGAAGGGTGAGAACCTGGTTAAACTGTTGCTGGTAACGGCAGACAAGGACTTGCCTGGCTATGCTGAACACACACATGGACAGGGTATGCTGGACTTGGACAAGGCTACACAGCCTGTAGGTGCAACTGGTATTCCTACCAGTGGACGTACTGATGGCGAGATTGCCAATCTTGAAACATTAAGTGGTGGTGCTGGCATTGGTAATATTAGTAGCGATGCTTTTGCGGCACTAAGTAATGTTACGGTGCTTGATAGCTTTGAGCGTGATTTTACAATCAATCTAAACAACACTCAGGCTATTGATACTCGTCCTGGATCGTCAACAGAAGCACTAAGTTTTGGTGCAGACTATGACGGTTACTGGAACCTTGCTAATGCAGGCGAAGCCACTAGTGACTTGTTTGGTATTAGGACATCATTTAAGTTTGATCCAGATGCTAAAACAAACGCTGACTGGGGCATGCGTACAGAGTATGATGTACATAGTAGCGAAGAAACTACTATTACTGCCGCACTTGGTATGATTAAGGAGACAGGTAAGTTCCTTAACAACGTTCAGGAAGGCTTTATGGGAGTTGGTGAGTCACACACCACAAACTATGCAGGCTTGCGTCTCAATCACAAGTTTGATGAGAACTGGTTTGGGTTTGGTAACTTCCAGTTGGGCATGACAGACGTTGAGTCATCCAAGGAGTTTAGTCTAGTAACTGGGTACAGCACCCTAGTAAGTAACAGTTGGGGTGTCGGTGCAGGTTACAAGTTTACTAACGGGTGGACTGTTGGCGCTAACTTTAGTCAGCCAATGACAGTTACAAGCGGTAAGATGAACTACAAGGTTCCAGTAGGACGTACACTTGACGGACAGGTATTATTTAATGAAGGAAGTGCTGATGCAAGTACGAAAAATATTGAATATGATACCGGTTTGTTTGTAAAATATAATGTAAACAATGTTGCACTTGCTGGCTATGCAGAGCATCGTAGCAATGTTGCAGGCGTCGACGGTAACAACGAAGTTAACCTAGGCGTTAAATTGAACTTGAAGTTCTAAGGAGATAAGGTATTGAATCTAACTACGCTGACATATGAAAATATAGAAGCATTACAGTTTGATACCAACCACGACCCCGTGAGACCCGAGCTTGACCTTAACTTTAGGTTAGGCCCGGGCCGTCGGGTTTATGTGTTGGAAACAGACGGTAAGTATCAGGCAGCAATTTGCGTTGCCTATACTAATGAAGTACCAACTACTGTAAAGGAACTTGACCTTATGAGTCAGGCTGCTTGTCAGGAAGATCAACACGGTTCTATTTGTATAGCATATACAGTTTGGAGTCGTGCACCACGTGCTGGTAGAGAAATTGTGTTTCGTTTGCTAGACGAATGTCGTGCAAATCATAAAGTCAAACGTCTTATTACACTAAGTCCAAAAACGGATATGGCACGTAGGTTTCACTTAAACAATGGAGCAGTTACTTTGCAGAACAATACTGCAACTGATAACTACGAATACAGTTTATGAATATTTTCAAAAATAGAAAAAGAATTATACTAGATCGCATTGGGCAACAGCCCTATCTAGAAAGGTATTACCTGTTCCTAAAAGATCGTAAATGGTTTCCATTTAACGTCTTCTTACACAAGTTTTTACAAAGTGATCCAGACGAACTACACGATCATCCTTGGCCCTACTTCACGCTAATCTTACGTGGAGGTTATTGGGAGACTACTCCTAAAGGACGCTTTTGGCGTGGCCCAGGGCATATGCGTGTTAACGGTCCTAAGAGTCTACATCGTGTAGAACTAGAACCAGGAGTATGTGCTTGGTCACTATTTTTTCCTGGTCCTAAACTACGTGAGTGGGGTTTCATTGTAAACGGTAAATGGATGCACAATGAAAAGTATTTTGAATGGCGAAAGCAGAAGGTAAGAGATGAACAAACTATATCTGTCTAATCGAGATATTGAAAAAGGCGTACATGATATTGTAAACTCAATGTATGCTGACAACTGGCGGCCCGATTACATTGTAGGTATTACACGAGGTGGATTAATTCCTGCTGTAATGATGAGTCATCTAACTGGTATTAAGATGCACACACTGGACGTTCGTTTGCGTGATGGCGATGAACAACAATCTAACTATTGGATGGCAGAGGATGCATTTGGGATCTTTCAAATGGGCGGCACATATGAAGATAAGAAAATTCTTATCTTAGACGATATTAACGATACTGGTGCTACATTCCAATGGATCAAAGAAGATTGGCCGGCAGGCTGTCATCCAAATGAACGCCGATGGGATAAAGTTTGGCATAACAATGTTCGGTTTGCTACTATTGTGAATAATCTATCCAGTAAGTTTGAGATTGATCACGCTAGTATTGAAATCAACAAAGCAGAGGAAGACACATGGGTTGTTTTCCCATATGAGGAGTGGTGGTGATGCACGTACCATTATTTGAAACACACAAAGACTGGATTACTGAAGAAGAACATGGCATGTTACAAGCATTGGTGTTGTATGCTCCACGCTGGCGTTTTGGTCAGGTAAGCGACGATACAATCCAACCAAACTATCCCATGTGGTTCCAAAACTTTTGGAATATTGGGACATTTGAGTTCAAACCAGATCAAGAGATAGTGACCAATCTGTTATCACAGCTAAAAGATAGATTTTTAAAGCTATGTCCCAGTAATTATAAACTAGTTAGGTTTATGGCTAGCAGCAATACATTTGGTATTGATGGCGATATCCATACAGACTGGCCACATCCTGATGTAAGCATTACCGGTGTGCTCTATACAGACAAGGTATGGGAACAGAACTGGGGCGGCGAAACAGCGCTCTACAAGGATGGCATTGTAGAAGCTAGCGAATATGAACCCAGAAAGCTCATTACGTTTGATAGCAGTATTGCCCATATAGGCAAAGGACCGCAGCGACGTTGTAAGGAGATGAGAACAATTCTAGCGTTTCAAGCAGTTAGCGAAGACGCTCTAAATGCTAGAATGAACAAAAAGGTTGACTCTGAATTATAAATACCCTACAATATTAATCATAGAGGACTTAGTGTTCGTTCCCTCTCTAAAAATTCCGCACACTCCATAACCAAGGAGTATAAACATGGCAAAGTATATTAGTACAAAAACATATAGGCACCTAGGTCCCGTTGCATACAGACAGTGGCGAGCAGATTCACATTGTAATCTTATCCACGGATATGCACTGAGTTTTCATTTCGAGTTTGAAACTGATGACCTTGATGCTCGAAACTGGGTAGTAGACTTTGGTGGATTACGTCCACTAAAGGACAGCTTAGAAGATTGGTTTGATCACACTCTGCTAGTAGCACAGGATGATCCAGACCGCGACACGCTACTAGAACTAGGCAAGAAAGGCCTAGCAAAGATTACAGAAGTTGAAAAGACTGGATGCGAGGGTCTATCAGACTTTTTGTATGAGTATGTAAACACAATATTTTTACCTAGTTGGGAACCTGGCACCAGGGTATGGTGCTGTAAGGTTGAGGTAAGAGAAACTGACTCGAATATGGCTATGCGAGTTGGTCACAGAGAAGATGGAGAATTTGATGTTTAAAAGTTTATGGAACATGTTAACTGGCTCAGGCAGTATTAAAGACATTGTTAAGATAGCAACAGTATCAGAAGCTGAGCTCAAGAAGATGACCAAGAAGCAGATTGATGACTGGGCTGTAAATGCAGGTGTTACACTTGATCGTCGTCTTACAAAGGACAAGATGATTGCCGAGCTAAAGACACATAAATCACAAGTTAATATTACCTAAGAGGTTATAATGAAAGTAAGATACACTGAAGCGTTTTATTCAGTTCAAGGAGAAGGTCGCTGGACAGGTGTGCCCAGTGTTTTCCTTCGCATGTATGGTTGTAACTTTACATGTCCTAAGTTTGGCATTGCAAGAGACAGTAACGAAACAGCAGAGCCCCATATCAATAAAATTGTAGATGAGATTGACAAATACAATAGCATTGATGAGCTACCACTTGTAACAGTTGGATGCGATAGTTATGCAGCCTGGCATCCCGCATTTAAACGATTCCAGCATGATGTTGATATTGATCAACTAGTAGACGATCTGCTTGCACTTACACCAACAGGTTCTTGGACATTGGACAATGGACAGGATATCCATTTGGTTATTACAGGCGGTGAACCCTTGCTTGGTTGGCAACGAGCATATATACAATTATTCAAACACGAACGCATGAAGGACCTAAAGAATGTTACATTCGAAACTAATACTACACAGAATTTGTCTGACGATCTCAGATCGTACCTCACAGATAATCAACATGTACACATTACATTCTCTTGTTCCCCTAAACTATCGGTTAGTGGACATACTTGGGTTGATGCTATCAAGCCTAATGTTGCTGTTGAGTACGCTAGTCTTCGTAACAGCCACTTGTATCTTAAGTTCGTTGTTTGCGATGATGTTGACGTGGCAGAAGTTGATCGAGCTGTTGCAGAATATAGATCTGCAGGACTTGAAGCGCCGGTTTACCTCATGCCAGTCGGCGGTACGACGGACAGTTACTTCAAAAATGGCCGCCAAGTCGCAGAGCTCGCCTTACAAAAAGGCTACAGATATAGTCCACGGCTCCACGTTGACATCTTTGGCAACGCCTGGGGAACCTAATCCTGAGGAAAAGTTTCGTAAGGCTGGCATTTTATGAAAACCATCTGGGTTAGACATGGTGAGTCAGAATATAATGCCAAAAACTTAGCAACAGGCTGGCATGATCCTCTACTCACAGAGAAAGGCATAAACCAAGCAGCAAAAACTGCTAAAGAACTTGCTAATCGTTATCAGTCAGTTGATAGCATCCATTGCAGTGATTTAAAAAGAGCTGCACAAACAGCAAGTATCATCGTTCAATTAACTCCATGGTTTGTTGATGTTAAAATTGATCCAAGGCTTAGGGAACGTGATTATGGTACTTGGTCTGGTTGCGATAAAAATCAAAATAAACTAAGTGTGGGTCAAGAACAATATTTAGCCATAAGGAGAGGTTGGAAAACAGCACCGCCTGAAGGCGAAAGTCTCGAACAAACCTCAGTAAGGGTAGCAGACTATTTGGACAATATAGAACAAAGTAATGTTCCAATTATTTTTGTATGTCACGGAAATACTATAAGAGCAGCAAGTGTAATTTTTGGTAAAAATACACCGGAATCTGTTGTAGACTGGGAAATAGAGACTGGAGGTTTCGTAGAATGGGAATACTAGACGACGCAAAACGTGCTATGGGTTTAGGTAAAGCTAAACGGGTTGAGGAACCTAAGCCACGGGCACCCAAGAAATCAGATAAGGAAATCGCTACAGAAAAGGGTGAACCATGGGTTAGTGTCCTTAGTGTAGAAGTTGATCAGGAAAATCCTGGTAATGGTGCTTTTGAATTAGACTGGAACGAACCTTTTATTAAACTACTTTGGAAAAAAGGTTACCGTGACGAGAATGAAAACGATATGGTAGATCGTTGGTTCCAGGATGTATGCCGACACGTAGTTATGGAAAGCTACGAAAAAGATCAAGCTATGGTTACTCGTAACGACTTAGGTGATGGCAGGACTGAGTACAGATGATCCGAGCTGTACCTCGTCAAGTAGCAAGGAACTATCTCAATACAATGGGCATGAGTTGGCTTATAACAGGTATGATTTTTGGTTCTCTATTAAGTCCCATGGGACTGGTTATCCTTACACTTCTAACTGACTGGTGTTGGTGGAGAGTGTTCAAACACGCAAACAATCTATGAAAATATATCTAAACGGTGATAGTCACACTGCTGGTGCGGCAACATACAAAAATTATTGCTTTGCTAATGATGATCCTGAGTATAGTCATCTAGGAGAGCTAGCTCATCCTAAATGTTTACAACTAAGTTATGGTTATGTCCTAGCAAAAATATTGAATGCTGAATTTTTTTGCGAAGCAATAAGTGCTAGTAGTAACTCTCGTATACTTAGAAAAACCAACGAATTCCTCAATAAGAAACTGGGCGGTGAGTTAATTGTTGTAATTGGCTGGAGTACATGGGAACGTGAGGAATGGCTGTACAATGACAACTACTACCAAGTAAATGGCAGTGGCACTGATATGGTTCCTAGAGAACTTGAAGAACAATACAAACAATGGGTGACTGAGCAAACTCGCAACAATATTTACAGTAAGTCATTAGAGTGGCACGATAAAATATATGAGTTACACAAACACCTAGACTCCAGAAATATTAAGCACTTGTTTTTTAACAGTTACGCCCACTTCCACAAAGTTCCTGAATTGGATTGGCATGGCTGTTATTTGGATCCATACTCATCGGAAGGAACATATTGGAACTGGTGTAAGAATCAGGGATACAAATTACAGGATGATGTATCACATTACGGAAAAGATGCTCATATTGCCTGGGCAAAGTTTTTATTACACAGGTTGACAGATACGACAAACAGTAGTAGTATAGTAACTGTTAGATCAGCTAACATTAATAGAACTTTGCGAGTAAAAAAATGACTACATATTTGCTAGTAGATACAGCAAACACTTTTTTTAGGGCAAGGCATGCAGCTCATCGAGCGGCAGATCAATGGACCCGCTTGGGTTTTGCTATGCATGTAACTATGAGCGCAGTAAACAAAGCATGGCGTATAGCAGAAGCTGATCATGTGGTATTTGCACTCGAGGGCAGGAGTTGGCGTAAAGACTATTATGAACCTTACAAAAAGAACCGTAAGGTAAAGTATGAAGCTCTTACAGAAGCAGAGCAGGAAGAAGATAATCTGTTCTGGGAAACATACGACGAGCTTACTACATTCCTTAAAGATAGTTCAAATTGCAGTGTCTTACGATGCGAGGTTGCAGAAGCAGATGATATTATTGCACGTTGGATTGATATGCATCCTAACGATAATCATGTAATTGTTAGCAGTGATACTGACTTTGTTCAGCTAGTTAGTGAGAACGTTCGTCAATACAACGGTATCCAAAATCACATGATTACTATTGAAGGTGTGTTTGATGATTACGGTAAGCCTGTAAAGGACAAAAAGACAGGCGAGCCTAAGGAAGTGCCTAATCCTGAGTGGCTGTTGTTTGAAAAGTGTATGCGTGGTGATAGCACTGACAATGTATTCAGTGCTTATCCTGGTGTACGTAAAAAAGGCACTAAGAACAAGGTTGGTTTGCTGGAAGCATTTGAAGATCGTGCTAGCAAAGGCTACAACTGGAATAATATGATGCTACAGCGTTGGACAGATCACAACGGTGAGGAACATCGTGTACTAGATGATTATGAGCGTAATCGCACACTAGTGGATCTTACTGCTCAACCTACTGAGATTAAAGATTTTGTTGATAACACAATCCGTGAACAAATGGATACTAAAACTAACAAGATGGTTGGTGCTAAGTTCCTCAAGTTCTGCGGCAAATATGAACTGAATAGGATTGCTGAAGATGTTACAAAATATGCAGAGTGGTTACAAAGTGGATACAATGCTACAAGCAATACCCATAGTTAATAATAAGTTCTGGATTATAGAACGTAATGGTCAGAAGGTAGGCACCTTACGACTAGGCAAAGAATATGTCCTAACAGTCCAGGATAAAAATGCACGGTATCCAGATCTAAACAGTTTGCTTGAAAAGCTGGACATCAACTTTGAACAGTCTAAACAGCTAGAAAATAAAAGTAAATCTAAAGAGTTTGATGTACATGGATTTCCTTGTAAGACTAAACCATATAATGATATTTTTGATCTAAAGCGTAAACTACCATTGTACACTAAAACTGAAAAAAGCCAGAGCTTTTATTGTGCTGGTTACTATGGCATACACTTTGACAATGGATGGGTAAGAGCATACTGTCCCAAGCTAATCACACTGAGTAGAAATGAATTCATAGGCCCATTCAAAGATAAATTGGAAATGCTAGAACAGATTAAGGCAAAATCTTAATGGCAAGGCTACCCTCTCTAATTAACTTGGACACCTTTATTACTAAGTGTACTAACAATAAAGCGGATCAATTGGTTATTAGTAAGGCTGACTCTATTAAGTTAGTAAACGATTATAAGCGATTGTTAACATATATTACTGAATTACAGGCCCTAGTGATACAAGAAAGGGCAGGAAATGAGGTCACAGTGGAAATCAAGTCACCAGACTTTTAAAATATGGTACTATTTTTCTGATAAATAATAATACGTTATTAGTCAGGAAAATCAAATGAGCAGACCTAAGCCTAATGTTCTGTTAGAAAAAGTAGATAAAGAATCCTATAAAGTAGAGCAAGTGCTTGCTAGTGAAGGTGTATGGAGCGTATTCTATCAAGATAGTCCTATCAATCTAAAAAGCGGAAATCTACTTATAAACTATCCTGGTCCAAAGTACAAAAAGGTTAACTTTAGTAATCCAGGTCATGCTATAAATCTTTGTAAAAAACTAAATCACCAGTTTCAGACTGCTGACTTTACTGTTATCTTACTAGGTACAGGCGAGATAGTTTATAAAGAAGATGCCAAGTAAGAAACAATATACAGATATTTTTTTAAAAAACGCTGAACACACTCGAATACCCAAAGGTACCGAGATGGTATTCTTTTGGAAAAATGTAAGAGAGACTGGCGGGCTTAGACTTACTGATTTAGGTTATAAGTGTTTAGTAGAGGATCTGCAACTCAAAACCTATGAGTTACAATTATGGAACAAAGACAGTCATATAGATGTAAACTATAAGTTCCTATTAGATCTAGATAAACATTTGAATGTGCCATATTATGTTAGAATAGGAAGGTGGCCTGTTGTAACTCTCTTTGATGAGCAAACTTATTTTTGGGCCACGCTGCATGGTGATTTTCAGAGGTTCTTAGATGGATACAAAATTTGAACTTAACTATATAAAGTCAATTTATGACAGCAAGTGGCGTTATTTAGTTAATATATGGTTTGATGACTTTGGTTATCTAACAACAAAAACTATCAGAGAAAACTTACTAAAAATAATGCTTGATCTTTACGGAAAACAAGACATCAACTGGAGTATACGTTGGACTAGTGCTGGTGCTGATATCAGATTTGTCAATGATTGCGATGCGGGTAGTTTTATTATGTTTTATACTGACACCAAAGATTCGGATCGCTGGTATAGAAACAATAGTAGTTACGTTGGTAGAGGGCACTAAATTTAGCAATAGTATGCAAATTCTAAGAAAAAACAACCGCAGAAATCTGCGATTTTTATTTCCTTATTTTTCAATAGGTTATTAAAACACCATTTTTTGTAGCCAAAATGGTTGACTATCTGGGTAGTCGTGCTATTATAAAGCATAAGTTGGAAATGAGGAGAGCAAACTATGCAAAACATTACTTTTCCGTTCACCGTTACACTAGCAGGCGACAGCATTTGGGACTATGAGGGTCCGCAAACTGTTACAGTCTCAGACATCGCTGTACACGAGGATGAGGACTACAAGATGATCGACGTAGTACACGATACAACGTGGGAGATCTACACAGACAGTGGCTTTGAGGCCGCAATTAGCAAAGCACTTGGCTATGAGGTGCAATTTACAGAGCAAGGTATGCAACAAAACGGCATGGCCTCTATGGAAGCATAGCATAAAAAAATGGTTGACTATCTGGGTAGTCGTGCTATTATAAAACATAAGTTGGAAATGAGGAGAGTAGATATGGCTATCATGTACACCCTTCGAGTTTGGGAGCCGAAAGAGTGGAGAGTTCACATTGCTAAGGGCCCAGTAGCAAAAGGCCACGATAATACTTGGATGGTGCAAAAAGGGCAGTCCAAGATAGTGAGGTCTGAGACCCTTCCTATGGAAGAAGCTTTTGCTGCCGCTAAAGAAGAGCTCGCACGGTTCAATACAGTTGAGCTCTCATGGTTTGACACGAACTGGGGCCACGACGGCACTGGGTTCGTAGACGATAGAGTCACTGTAGGTCAGTTAAGCGAACTGGGTTGACAGGATGTCTATTTTTTCCATGGGTGATGTGGTTACGTTTAACAATGTAAAACGGTTGACACATAGCACAAATGTGTTATGTTTAGATATTAGTTAAACAAGGAGAAAGAAATGGCAGACATTGTTAGTGCCCGTACTGTTACTCTTGCAGAAGCCGAGAATCGTATCGTTCGTGCTTTCCGCAATAAACTTCCGGTTTTCCTCTGGGGGCCTCCGGGTGTAGGTAAGAGCGAGCTTATGGCTGGTATTGCTAACAAGGGTATCCTGGGCAATGCTACACTGGTAGATATCCGTGTTGCGCTCATGGAGCCTACAGACCTGCGTGGCATGCCTTTCCTTAGCAAGAAGCAGGATAACATGCTCTGGGCACCTCCAGTGGATCTGCCCAGCGAAGAGATGGCTGCTGAGTATGATACTGTCATCCTGTTCCTGGATGAAATGAACGCGGCTGCTCCTGCGGTGCAGGCTGCTGCCTACCAGCTGATCCTCAACCGTCGCATTGGCACTTATAAGTTGCCCGAGAATGTGGTGATTGTTGCCGCAGGTAACCGTGAGAGCGACAAGGGCGTTACCTACCGTATGCCCACTCCGCTGGCTAACCGCTTCGTCCACCTTGAAGTCCGTGCGGACTATGAAAGCTGGCTGAACTGGGCTGTTAACAACCAGATCAGCGAGGATGTGGTGGGTTATATCAGCTTCGCCAAGCAGGATCTCATGGACTTTGATCCTCGCGCTAGCGGCCGCTCGTTTGCTACACCGCGTAGCTGGACTTATGTCAGCCGCTTCCTGGAGGACGATACGATCTCTGATAGCGAACTTACTGACCTGGTCAGCGGTTGCGTGGGTGAGGGTGTTGCGATTAAGTTCATGGCGCACCGTAAGGTTGCCAAGGACATGCCGCACCCCAAGGATATCCTTGCTGGTAAGGTTAAGGAGCTCAAGATTAAGGAAATCAGCGCCCAGTATGCCCTGACTATTGGCATGTGCTACGAGCTCAAGAATGCCTACGATGACTTTGGTAAGAAGGACAGTAAGCGGTGGCACGAGATGGCTGACAACTTCTTCCGGTTCATGATGGATTTCTTCCCCACGGAGATGACTGTTATGGGTGCCCGTACAGCAATCGCCAACTATAGCTTGCCCTTTCAACCCAACAAGCTTACTCACTTTAAGGAGTTCTTTGACCGGTTTGGCAAGTATGTTGTTAAGGCTTCAGAATTCTAATAGTAAAGTGGCTCCTCCTCGTAACCCTGGTAGCAGTCTGGCTACCAGGGTGCACGTCGGAAAAGTATTGCACCTTGGGATGTGGCAATACCAACTTAACAAGACCTCCACAATACGATCAAACGGTAACAAAGAATAACGATGATGCAAGAATTAACTCTCTCTGAGGACTTCGCAATTTGGTGGAAGATGCAGAAATATGAGGATAGGAATATCCCTGCTCGCAAATTTGGTGACCAAAAGATAGTAGTTCGTAATGCTAGCAATAGCGGCTGGCCAGGTGAACAAAAAGATGTGCACTACTGGGTAGAACTAGAAAACGGTTACGCAGTAGGGATGCGTCATGGTCGAGGACCTAGCGAAACACGCAGGGCAAAATATGCTGAATTTCCAGTAGTTTTTATGGGTAAAAACGGTTGACAGACACTATTTGTGTGTTAATATAAACATATAAAAGGAGTGAACTGCATGCCTACTACCACTGCAAACAAGAAAAACGTAGAAATCCCAGTAGGGTTTGAGACTGTTCCTAGCGAGGACTATGAGGCTCGTGAGAAGCTCACTACAGCTCGAGTAGGCTTGCTTATTAGGGCACCATGGTTTGGGAATATGGCAACCCGGTTACCACTGGTTAATGCAGACGACTGGTGCCCTACAGCGGCTACAGACGGTCGTTACTTCTATTACAATAGCAAGTTCATCAACATGCTAAAGACCAAAGAGGTAGAGTTTCTCTTCGGGCATGAGGTTTTGCACAATGTTTATGAGCATCTAGGGCGTAGTAAGGATAACAAGCATAACGCCCAGATTGCTAATATTGCAGCTGACTATGCTGTAAACGGTGACCTTGTTAAGAGTGGTATTGGTACACTTATTACCACCGTGCCTGCTCTGCATGATTCGAAATACTACGACATGAGCATGGAGGAAATCTATGATGACCTCTATGAGAACGCTGATAAGATTGACATGGATCAGCTTATTGATATGTTACTGGACGAGCATCTTGAAAGCGACGATGATAACAGCTCTGGTGGGAAGCCTGAAGAGGATGAGAACGGTAACCTCAAGAGCTCGGGTAAGCCCACTTATTCTGACGAAGAGCGCAAGAAGATCCGTGATGAGATCAAGGAAGCTCTTATTAATAGCGCCAAGCTGGGTGGTGGTGCTGGTAACCTTCCTGGGGGTGTTGCTCGCCTTGTTAAGGATCTTACCGAGCCCAAGATGGACTGGCGCAGCCTGCTTGCGATGAGCATTGAAAGCTCAATCAAGAGCGATTATAGTTTTATGCGTCGTAGCCGTAAGAGCTGGGGCAGTGACTTCCTGCTGCCTGGTATGATCCCCGAGCAGACTATTGACATTGCTATTGGCATGGACATGAGTGGTTCAATTGGTGACCACCAGGCACGTGACTTCTTTAGCGAGTTCAAGGCTATTATGAACATGTACACAGACTTTAAAATTAAACTTTGGTGCTTTGATACTAAGGTTTATAACTATGCTGAGTTTGATGCCAATAATCTCGACGAGATTATGAACTATCAGCCTATGGGAGGAGGTGGTACTGACTTCATGTGCAATTGGGACTTCATGAAGCATGAAGATATTCAACCCAATCGCTTTGTGATGTTTACAGATGGGTACCCAATGGGTTCATGGGGCGATGAGTTCTACTGCGACACAGTGTTTATTATCCATGGCCCAGATACTATTAAGCCAGCGTTTGGCAACTGGGCTTATTATGAGGGTACAAAAACCTAAACCAATTAATTTTTTAGTGATTCAGAAATAGTTTCTATATGCGTTTTGCAGTCTTTACTTAGTCTAAATAAGTTTTGAACATGCTGTCTTAGTTCTTTATCGTCACTTGCATCTAATCCGTTAATTAACAGGCCCATAGAAATATCATTATATAAACTAATTACATCCTGATTTATATTGGAAATATAAGGTTGTAACGATCGCTGTAGCATAATTGAAATCTTCTCTGCTTCTAACCAATCCTCTTTTAACATTTCTATTAAAGAGCTATCAGTGGTCATATTTTCTACACTCTCTTTAAACATATAATAAATACCTGCATAATATGCTGCTATTTTAAATGTAGCCTGGCAGGTCGTAATAGTTTTAAGGCCCTGATATAACACGTTCTTATCATTACCTTGCGCCCATACTGAAGAAGTCAAGATAATTGAAATTAATATAGACAAAAAAGTTGATTTCATAATTATAAATCCATATAATAGTACTTAGTTAAAGGAGATATTTATATGTCAATCGAAGAACCAGTTGAAGAGACCAATGAAGAAAACACTGTTCATGAAGTTAAGCCACAACAGCAGACCCTAAGCATTCAGGATCTTACGTTAATGGTTAATATTCTTGAAGTAGTGAGTAATCGAGGTGCCATTAAAACTAATGAGATGGAATTAGTAGGTAAATTATATAATAATTTAGTACTATTCCTTAAAGAAAATGGTGTGATTGCTAATCAAACTCAGGAAGATGCAGTAGCACATGATGCTGAAAAAGTAGAAAACGAAGAAGGTGATTCAGATACTGCTGAAAAAGTAGAAAACGAAGAAGGTGATTCAGATGCTTAAACATGTAGGTAGACATGGTGAACAAAGAGTCGCTGTTGTCTTTAGAGAAGTACCCAACGAGGAACATATGTGCTTGGTAATCTATCCAGGTCAGCTACAATCAGCATATCATAACGATCTTATGAAGTGTATTGAAAGTAACGCAGGACAAACTGCAAGCAATTTAGGCGAAGCCATGCAACGTTATGTTGGTGCTGACGGCCGCAATCTACTAGTAGCCGCTCACCGCGAACGCTGGATGAAGAAGGTACGGTGTCAGGACGTTATTATGACACCAGTTCCTAATCAGCAGGGTGCACGCCTTGATGAGATCAACAAGATCATTAAGGAAGTGGAATCAGGCGCAGATGCTGCCAAGCGTATGGCAGAGATTGATGCACAGGCTGGTATGGCAGATCCTGCAAAGACTGTAAGCGATACAGCATATGCTGCAACTGCACCTGCAGGTGTACTAACTGATTCAGATATTGCCGCAGACATGATGAAGCAGGCAGCACAAATGGAGTCACAGATTGCAGGACTACAGGCAGAAGTTGCACGTCTTACTGAAGAAGCAACTGCACTTGATCCAAGTGTTGCTCCAGCACCTGCTCCTAAGAAGCGCGGTCGTCCTAAGAAGGCTGCTGCCTAATGAAGGTAAGCCTGGTTAGTTTTAGCCAAGCCAGTCCAGAGTTTTTAACTGAACACGATCTTGCTGATGCAGATGTGCAGGACCTTATTGCGTTCTGTGCTAGAGTCAGCAACCCTAGTGGACAGTTAAACATGGAGACTAGTGCAAAGCTCATTAAATATCTGATCAAACACAAGCACTGGAGTCCCCTAGAAATGGTCAGTGCTTGTATGGAGATTGAAACTACTCGTGATATAGCAAGGCAGATCCTACGTCACAGGAGTTTCAGTTTCCAGGAGTTTAGCCAACGCTATGCTGATCCCACAAAGGATCTAGAGTTTGTTATTCGTGAAGCACGTTTGCAGGATACTACAAATCGTCAAAACAGTATCGAGAACGATAATCAGCAGCTGGCTGTTGACTGGGAAGAGTATCAGAGAGATGTAATTGAATATGCCAATAGAGCATATCAATTTGCTATTGAAAATGGTATTGCAAAAGAACAGGCTCGTGCTGTTCTCCCGGAAGGACTGACCGTTTCTCGGTTATACATGAACGGCACACTACGTAGTTGGGTACACTATATTGAACTACGTGGTGATAATGGTACTCAAAAGGAACACATGGAGATTGCTCATGCTTGTGCTAAGGTTATTGCAGATGTGTTCCCACTTGCAGACGAAATGTTTGAATGGTCATAAAACATAACTGGGTACCTACACATTCATACCCACAGGGTTGCGGTTACTCGAAAGTATACGAACATCAGGTTACACTAGAGTGTGATGGCGTAAATTACCAGAGCATGCAATGGGCAGCAGAACATTGCAACCGTCGTTGGGGTTGGTACTTTACAGTGCTAACTACTAACTATGAGAAACATGCAGTTATGACATTTGAAGACCCGGAAGAAATGATGCTTTGGGTATTGCGTTGGCAAGCAGAACATAGGAGAAAATAATGGGCGGCGATAAATCATTTGCTAATATTGAAAAGATATTAACCAAGTATGAAAATGAAACTAACAGGTTGGAATTGGTTATTCATGCTGCTCAACTTGCAAGATCCAAAAAGATTTCAGGACGAGCTGCATTAAATGTTTTAGAAACAGAAACTATTAATTTAAAAGATTTAGACGAGCAACTGATGGATAAACTACAGAAACAAATCCAGAAAGACAATAAAGAAAAAGAAAGCAAAAAGGTAGATTCAGATGATCCACCTACACAACCTAAACAGACTTAATAAAGAATTAAATACTGCTTTAATAAAAGCTAACGACCTGGTTCTAAAATCAGGTCGTGTCATGATGGGTGAATATACACTGGAGTTTGAAAGCAGAATAGCAAAAGTATCTGGAGCAAACTACGCATGTGTAGTAGGAAGTGGAAGCGACGCTCTGTTGTATGCGTTAGTATCTAGTAACACTACAGGACTTGTTGGCATGCCTGCTCAAACTTTTATTGCTACTAAAAATTCTATTTTAAGAGCTGGATGCATACCTTATTTGGTAGATGTAAAGAATAATGCTCTATTAAATTGGGATTTAATTCCAAACAGTGTTGATTGTGCTGTATGGGTTGGGTTATTTGGTAACTCTGAACCTCTACCTGATAACTTATTTGTAATAGAAGATGGAGCTCAACATTTTGGAGCAAGGCTTCAATCCAATATTGCAACATATAGTTTTGATCCTACAAAAAGTCTACCTAACTTTGGCAATGGCGGTGCAGTTGTTAGCAACGACAAACGTGTTATAGACAATGTAAAACTTTTACGCAGACATCAAATAGTAAATGGACACACGGGCGGCAACAGCATAATGAGTGAACGTGAGTGTGCTGAAATGTGTGTTAAGTTAGATTACTTTCCTCTTTGGCAAGAGCGTAGACAGGAGATTGCTAGAGATTATTACACACATTTAGGACATCTTGTAAATTGTGTCACTCAACTAGATGGACAGATAAGCAAGTTTATTATTGAAACAACTATGCGGGCTGACCTACAAAAATACCTATCTCACAAACATATAGAGACCAAACGTGCCTATGAACATCCAATATACGAATTTGACCAGGCATCCAAAAACTGTAAAAGATTTCTACAATTACCCTGTGATCCTTATATGACTGATGAAGAACTGTTAGCTGTTATAATGGCTGTCAAAGAATTCTTTGAGGAAAGCCCACTCGAAAGTTTGCTGTAGATCATTTCCATCTTCAACATACTTGACAGCATCCTCAGCACCTCGTACACTCCACTTACCATTCTCTCCATTACCAACTGTAGTCCATTGCTCTAGTCTATAACGACTTTCAATGTCTGACTGTTGAGTAAGTTTTACACATTCGCGGAAGGCTGTACGCCAAGTTTCATATGGCGTGGTGTTAAAGTCTGCTGTACTTGCTATTACAGGAACAACTCCGTGTCTAGCACTTAGCGTAAAGTCTAGCCCCCATTCAGTAGCATCCAATACCATTTGTTTGTGGTACGCAATAATACCCATGTGTCCATACTCTAATCCATTAACAGGATTACGACTGTGGAATATCCAATGCTTGGGGCCTTGCAGCCAATCTGGTTGCCAGTTAAAATTAAAGTCAGGTTCTACAATACACTTAGCAAATACGTTAAAGAACCAGGGTGTCTCACTGATCTCTGCACAGGCCTTATATGCTTCTGCTCTACCCGTTACACCATCTATGCGCTTGGCTCTAGGGCACATACACTTGAGTAGAAACCAGTTTTTATCGGCGTTTTTTTCACCATTACTAAGATACACAACATCTAGTAGTTTTTCTTCTATATTATAGTCATTATGACGCAATATGTATGGGTAGTCATAGAATTGAGTAGAAAAATGCTGTTTACAGTCCCTAGGCACTAGTAGTACGCTACCGCTCTGTGTAAAGACGTGCAGATCGGGTTTTTTCCAAAAACTAGGAACATAGTCCAAAGATTTAGTGTCTGTATTCAATATCCAACTATATGACTGTGTAACTTCATGTAGTGCATTAACTGTGGGCCAGGGTCTATAAGGGACTGTAACATCCTCTACGTAGTTTATAGTATCAAACCACCCTAAAACTTTTAGGGTACTGTGTTGACTCTTAAAACGCTCCACAGGGACTAAAAATGTATCACCCTCACGCTGATTACAGCTAGGGAATACATGTAGCATATCCTTCTGCCAGGGTTCCGGTTCCCAGCCAAAATCAAAGTTAGTGTAATCACAAGTGCTACTCGTAACCCATATATACTCGCTATCTGTACGCTCGCATATTCTTCCCAGAGTTTCTAACCAGGTACTGAAAAATCTAGTTGTTTTATGATCTAGATCAGGTGTAAACTTATATCCATTACCAAAGTCTACATATACTATTTCTCTGTTGTCATCAAATAATTCTACCGTTTGATCTTCAACAAAGTTTAATTCTGGAAAGTCTTTAACATCCTCAAACCAAGGTACCAGTCGTAGGAATTCAAGTCTTGGTACTCTAAACACATTAGCCCATTTTTGAAACTTGCTGCCAAACACATGTATCATGTTGCTTTGCCAAGTTTCTGGATACCATCCAAAGTCAAAGTCTGTGTAGTCATAGTCACTGCTGACTATCCACACAAAATCACTATTACTATTTTCACAAGCCTTTTTAATAATACTGGCCCAGTTGCCTACACCTCTAATTTTACGAGCATTTGAATCTTGTGCTAATACTGTGTCAAAACTTTTTTTGTTGTTTTTATTAAATTGGTCTACAACAAAAATATCACTAGTGATCTTGCTTTTAACCTGTTGCACACTTTCATACTTGATTTCACTAGCACCAGGTGTGTGATATTCAGGACCGCCTTGTCTAGCCCATTTACTACCAAACACATGAATGTAACTGTCGGACTTTCTTGGATGCCAACTAAAATCAAAATTATCCAAATCAGCGTTTGGTGGCACATGCCAATTGTTTAAATTTTCTAGTGCTGTTGATCGTTGCACACTTTCATATTTTATTTCACTAGCACCGGGTGTATGATATTCAGGACCTCCATCAGGTTGCCATTGTGTTCCAAAAACATGAATATAATTTTCATTTGGATCTGGATGCCAACTTAAATCAAATTTGTTGGTGTCAATGTTTGAAGGTATTTGCCAGTTGTCAACACATGGCAGTCTAGTTACACGTTGATCTTTCATGTAGTGTAAAGGACCAGGATTGTGTTTGGGTGTTAGATAAACTTGTCCGTCTTGTTGCCATTGACTGGGCCATACATACACATGATCATGCTCCCAGTGCGGAGGCACCATGTCAAAGCGAAAATCTGTGTAGTCATTTTGACCCGATAAATACCAGCAGTATTCAGTACGACTTTGCTGTTGTGCTGCTTCAATTGAATCTGCAGGCTGCTCGTGAGCAAATAGATTAGGCTTAGAACCTGTATAGAAAACATCAAACATGTATAATTTAGAAACCTTTTATCCTACTATCAGCACATGGTTTAGACGCAAATATGACCATTTGGAACCTGCTGTGGTATACCCTTATCCATATGGCAGTGAACATCCAGAAGATACTGTGTTTGACAGTGCTTATGAATTTCCTAAGACTGTGTTACTATTATACGATCAAGAACCTTTTTGGTCAAGTATTCGTTGGCTAGATCATTTTGCTGAAATGTTTGCTGATTGGGGCTCAACAGTAATACTTATTACCACACAAGAATGGGGCACTAATTTAGACTATTATGTTAAAAACTTTAATTGGAAACATGTTTGTTACCAGCACCACCTGTTAGCATGCAGAGATTGGTATAGGGGTTATAGAAATCATCCACAACTGGTTTCACCTCAACAACGAAAACTTTATAATCATTTTGTATGTTATAATAGACTTTTTGCTGAAAATAGACCACATAGAGTTAATCTTCTTAAAGACCTATATGATGATAACATACTATGCAAAGTTGATATGAGTTTTCCTGCAACTGATCCTATTACAAATAGTTCTTATGCAGATATATCTGGTCGTAGTGATATACAGTTTATTCTACCATTAGACATAGACGATCCCAATCATAACAACAATAGTTTTACTTTAGATATACAATCTGCTAATGAAACTGCTATACATATTATTACTGAAACTATTTTCAATATTAAAGAAAATTATCTAAGCGAAAAAAGTTATAAACCTATTGCCCTTAAACAACCATTTATAATATTTGGCGCTCCCTATAGCCTTAAGACTTTGCAGGATTTAGGATTTAAAACTTTTGCTAATTTTTGGGATGAAAGTTATGATAACATTGAGGACCATGATCTAAGATACAGCAAGGCATATAAAATTGTTAAAGATATTGCTAGCATGTCATTAAATGATATTCAAAATATTCTAATACAGTCTACGGATATTCTTGAATATAATTATAACCATTTTTATGCACAGGAAACTTTGGATAATATAGTTAATAATCTATTTTTAGATATTACTAAGGCCGCTAGTTACGTAAATTAAATCAAACATCTATTTGTTCCACTGGTATATTACATTCTTTTAAAAACTCTAGTCCATCGTTTAATCGGTAGGGATGAACATAGAATATTTCCTTAATACCTGCTTGATATAAGCCTTTAGAACATTCCATGCAGGGCTGATGTGTTATAAAGGCACTAGCACCTTCGCCACTTTCAGTAGATCGGGCCAACTTCATAAGAGCATTCATTTCCGCGTGAAGTACTTCTGGTTTGGTCACTAACTCAACATGATCCGCAGTGCCATTGCCTGTCATAAATTGTGTCTCACATTCATTAGTCCAGCCGCTGGGCATGCCATTATAGCCAATGCTAATCACACGATTGTCTTTTACAATCACACAGCCAACCTGTAGTCTAACCGCAGTACTACATTCGGCATATGCAAATGCAGCCTTCATGTGAGCTACTTTGTGTTTTTCCTTCACCAGCCTATGCCTCGTCGCCATCTCATTTTATATAGTTTTACTAAAAGTTTGAATAACATAATCTCTAAAATCCTAAATCCATTCTCCATGGATACATTGTATAGCCAAGAGGACGTAAGACGAACTCTTCAAACAGTACGATTAAAACAATACCAAATACCCATTGTACCCAACGTGGCCAAGTTGTTCGCCAACGTGTAAAGGGACGCAATATCCATGCTAATATATTGGTTACCTTACCCCAGAACCAATCACCTACACTAAAGGGAGGAACTTTCCACAGTACTACAGGAACTATTAACCACCATATCCACTGTGGATAGTCGTCATTGGGCTCATCTATTACAATCATTAGAACCAGTAGTGCTAGTAGGTATGCACCAATCCATTTTTTCATATGTGCTAGTTTATGTTTTTCTTTCATTTAAAATATACCTATCATTAGTTTAGTATCTTCCGGTATAAGATCAGGTCCCCACTGTGGTTCCCATACAAGTTCACGTTCTACTTCTGTCACACCGTCAACATTTTTGCAGGCTTGGTATATGTCTTCGCATATTTGATCGGCAAATGGACACATAAAACTTGTTAAGCTATGCTTTACATGAACTTTAGTTTTTTCTATTTCTATACTATATATCAAACCCAAATCGTAAACATTAACGCTTATCTCTGGATCATAGACAAGACGTAGTGCTTCTATTATCTTATCTTTCATGAGCAGACCTTCACACCATACTGCTTTTCAAAACGATCTGCGTCAGCACGATCATTTACCATGGGCTCGCCACGGATGTTTAGGCTAGTGTTTAATAGCATTGGGCAGTCTGTCATTACATACCACTTTTCAAGTAGGTCCCTTGCGCCAGTACGATCATCCTTGCCTACTGTTTGTACACGACTGGTGTTGTCATAATGTACTATTGCAGGGAATAGATCTGGACGCTTACATTTATAGGTAAACTGCATATAGGGACTCGTATCCAGTCTGGGCATATCAAAATAATCGTGTGCATGCTCCTCTAATATCATAGGAGCAAAAGGTCTGAACTTTTGTCTGCGTTTGATCTCGTTAACACGGTCTTTTATATCATCGCCGCGTGGGTCAGCAAGTAGACTGCGATTGCCCAGAGCACGTGGGCCAAACTCTGCACGACCACTTGCAACTCCTACAATACCTTCACGCTGTAGTTCGCCAATAATTTCTTCACTGGGATATTCACCGGGAATGTTTGTTCCCAGATATGGCCCTTGCCAGTTTAAACGTTTGCCATATGCAAGAGCAGCAGCACCTAAACTACTACCACAGTCGCCAGGGTTTGGCATAACCCATAGTCTATTCCAGATATCACGAATCGCACTATTTGCAACACAGTTAAGAGCAACACCCCCCATGAACACGCAATCATCAATATCAGTATTTGTAATACTTAATTGATGCATTGCCGTTCTGAGCATGCCTTCAGTGATCATTTGTGCAGCTCTGGCTATTTCTTCGATTGTATATTCACTGGCGAAACTGTCTTCTACACCAACGTGAAAATTTCGTTTAAAAATCTGTTTATGTTCATTATCTAAACTACCAGTAACAACCTCGCGATATGCATTTGGAGATCCATACGCTGCCATACCCATGAGAATATATTCTTCTTCCATGGGTTTTAAACCACAACGCTTGGTCATTGCGCTGTAAAACAATCCTAAACTATGAGGGTAGCGACGTGTATAAATCCTTTTATATTGTGCCCGACCTTGGTCATCGTATTCAGCACGATATGTTGACCAACAGTCCCATTCACCAATAGCATCTATTACTACCACAACAGCACGATCAAAGGGTGATGTTTGAAACCCTGCCGCAGCATGACTTAAATGATGTCCTGAGTATTTGTCTACTTTAAGTCCGTATGGTTTTAATTGTTTAGTAGGACTAGGGTCACCAAACACTTTACGCCACTCACCACTATATAGTTGACGTGTTTTTTTCAGCCATGGACGTTCATACCAAGCAACTAAATCAGGCGTACCATAACCGAGTGCCTCAGCCATAATGCCTTCATTTAGTGTAGCATCATTTTTAACTTTACTATAGCGTTCGCTGTGACCTGCAAAAAGTATATTGCCTCTACTGTCCACGACACTGACACCAGCATCATGAAAGCCTGCACTCACGCCCATGTATGTTTTAAGTTTCATTTGTAGATAAAAGGGTCCCTACGTCTCAACTCTTTTAGTCGCTTGCGATACTGTATCTCAAGTTTAATTCTGTTAATAAGGTTGCGAATCCAACGCATTATATTCTCCTGTTATTGTCCGTACCAGTTATGTATTCCAAGGAACGCTGCGCCAAAGTAAAACATCTCCATTAGCATCCTAGGCATGTCACGATCTTTATAAGCAAAGTATGCCCATGCGGCGCAAGACACACTACTGAGTGCCCATCCCATCCATTGTATGCTGACTATGCCACTTGTTAAAATAAACAATGCTGTAACAGCACCCACAAACCCCAACCATCTTTGTATTCTCATGGTATTAATCCTAGTGCTTGCATCTGCACATTTTCGTAGTCTTCATCGTCTACAGTATAATCAAAGTAGTAGGGAACGCCATCTACTTCAATACTATATATGTTTAGAAGAGGACTCATCATATCCCAAATCTGCACAGGATCGGTTGTTCCAAAACTACTTAGCATATCTACTTGGCCCAGTGGCAAATATCCTAAACTAAGTCTTGGATCTGTTATATCCTTGCCATTGTCAATCATCCATTGATGGAATTCATCTATATCTTCGTTATGCCATTTATGATCACCACCATATACTACATCTTTAGCCCACTCTATATCGAATTCACCACTATAATATTTTAAATCTGTAATTGCTTCGCATACTGTGTCAGTTAACATCGGAGCATCTTCGTCTCTCCATACTTCAAAGTATGTTTTTCCTATCTGACACCAGTGCATGTACACGCCACCAAACACACGATCATATCCGTTAGTCACAAAGCCTGCACGATATTCATCTTCTAAGTGTAGACGCGGAGCGTTAAGAAATGTAGTAATCTGGCTGGGCCTTACCCACTCAGGTGCTAGGGCATCTTTAACTAAACTTAGTATGTATGTTTCCATCTCATGGCATAGGTTGTTTAATTGTCTAATACTATATTTTACTTTAGGAGATGCATTGTAATAATAATTACTTAAATTTCCAACTGTACCTTGTAATATTTCAAAATGATTATGTAAACGATTTAAAATATTGTGTTTGACATAATGCTGATGTCGAGAAAATTTATATTCTTTGGGATCAAACCAAACACTATCAGGCGTAAAGTGTTCTTCTATTCTGTAATCCAAATCACTTTTATTAATACGTTTTATATGCTTATTAAGTTCACTAACCATAGCATGTAAGCCACGTGTCTGTTTTGGAAACCCCATAAAGCAAAAGTTCTTTTCTAGGTGTAGTCCGCGCTCAAGAATCTCTAATAGAGCAGTTTTCCATGCACGACCCAAGGGAATATCATGGGGAGTTATTGTGTAGTCTAACTCAACACCAGTTTCATGAGGACTTTTAAGAACTATTCGTATCAATACTTTCCCACCATTTTGCTAACTCAGTGTCGCGTAATGTATCAACGAACGGCATCCCGGCTCTTGCCGTATCTAGGCGTTCCATACGTCGCTTGGCCCGGGCTCTAGCCTTAGCATAGTCTTCGGGATACTCTTCCTCAAACGTAGGCCGTTTAATTAAGTTCATTAATACATCACGCATTGGACCTGATGTGTCAGGTAACACATCTGTTATTATAGCATGTAATATGTCTCTGGGCAAGAATAAAGGACTCATGGCAATATCAGGTGTGAACGCAAATGTAACTTTAGCAAGTATGTCTACACCCAAATCTGCTGCTAGTTTTTGTATATTGCGTATCTCAAATAAGCCTGGCACGGTTAGTGTAAAGTCTATACGCATTTGCCTACGGTATTTGCTAACAGCAATACCCTGCTTGAAGTTTTCCAGCCACTGATCATATTTGAGTCCAGTGCGTATGTATTCTCCTACAGCACCAGTGCCATCCAAACTAGCACAAATCTGCCAGTCTCTTATCTTCGGCAATATATCAGTATAAAGGTTACAGCCACCAAACTCAATACGACTAAGGTTGGTATTGTATCTAGCGTATATACGTGGACCATCTCCTAGTTCAATAATACGTTGCATATAACGCCAGTGCTGTTCATACATAAGAGGCTCGCCGCCTACCCAGTATATTTCTTCAACACGATGTTCTTCCACTGCACAAGCAAACTCCTGTTCAACAGTATCTTTTTGAAACTTTTCTATTGCTTGCTTTACAGGCGTTTCCATCCAGGGTTCTATTTTGCCATCCATACGTGCTTCTGCTTCCCAACTGCTACTAAGCATTGGGCCGCACATACGACATTTAAAGTTACAGAGGTTAGTAAAACGATAGTCCCAACTCACAGGCTGCATACTAGTATAGCCCGTGTCATCTGTTGTTCGTGCTATGTCATCATACTTGTGTTTGAATAAATGCCAGAAGTAATCACGATAAACATCTGTGTTTAGTAATTTCTTGTCGCAAACCTCACACTCAGGTGGCAGTTCACCTGCTAGCATTTGACGGCGCACTCTGCGTATATGTTCACCGTTCCACCACTCATCCAGTGTTTGTGGCAAATATTCATTAGTGCCGGCGGCGGTGTCTATATACTGACGAAAGTTCTGAGCAGGTTCTCTGCTGGCACAACATAGCCTACGCTCTGTCTGTGGTGACAGATAGGTGTGCGTCCAGGGTGCCATGCACAAGGTATCAGGTTTATTCATCTGCTAATGGAAATTCAAATTTCCCATCTGCTGCTTTCCTAAACAAGTCCGATACCCACTGATGCCATTCTGGTGCATAATGATGTCCCAATTTACTGATTGGCCATCGGTCGGGATGGTCGATATAGGGTATCAGATCATAAAGAGTCATATCAATCAAGCGACATTGATTCTGCTCACAAATTGATTTCAAATCTATTAGATTCCTAGAAAAGTTTTTCCTACACCAGTCATCGTCGTGTGTTTCCATAAAATAGATTCGATTACTGCATGTAGGAAGACTCTGATAAAACTTTCCATCTTTTTGATATTCAAATCTACTCCAATCTGGCCAAAGACAGTAGACTATGTTTGGTTTATGTTCCGGTACGAGATCTTGTGCCAGACGAACAACCTGATCACCGCTGGCTGATCCAACCCCAAAATTCTTAGCCCCTAACAGATAAGGCCAGGTTTCGTTGTTTTCTACTCCAACACCCCAGGTATGGCTGCAACCAAATGCTATAGAATCCGAATTGGTGATTTTATTCCTAAATTTCAGTGGATTTTCACTCATAGCCAAGACTTTCTGCCAGCTCCCATAGCTATAGCAATAGGCGTGTGTGTTTCTAGAAAACTTTCATTTCTGAATTCGTCTGCCTTTTTCATCAACCTTACAAATTTTTCACCATCACCAGTTGGACCATTTTTTATAAATTGTATTATTTTTTTTATTTCGTCTCTGTGTTGAGGAGGGAAATGATCCTGAGTTAGCCTATTAATAACTAAGTCTTTTGCTGCTTTAGTCATCTCACCTATATTCATATGCCTAGGGTCATGTAGCATATTAAAGTGATCGTAATCAAAATTCTGTTTTGAAACCCAGTCACAAAGATCCTTTAAATAGTAAACGTTTTGAGCGTTTATTGTCATACAAATTTGTAGTTGAATATTATCATTCTGCTCTCTTAAAATTTTAAACTTTTTGATATTTTCCTGTACCTGCTCCCAATCAGCACCATATCGTTCAAGTTCAAATCGTTTACCTACGTTATCAATACTAAATGCTATTTCCACATACTTAAATTGTTTCCAAAGATCTATATGCTGTTCAGGATAGTGTGTGCCATTTGTATTATAATGTATTTCTATATTTTTTGCCAGATCCAGATCAACAGCCCGTTGTAGGAGATTGAAGTGTTCCTGAATCATAAATGGTTCTCCGCCAGTAAATTCAAAGTGACGAATATTTGGTAGTATAGTTTCCATATGCTCCCAAAAAATGTCACTTTCCCTAGGCCATCTTCCTTGCTTTAACCACGTATGTGCAATATTAAATTTAGTATCTGCCTTCCATTCTTTTTTATGATATTCAATTTCTTCTGCTGCCCATTTGCTACTACTCCAACTGCCGCATATGCGACATTTAAGGTTACATATGTTACCCAACTTTAAATCTAAAAACCAAATATCTTCAGGTTGAATGTTACTGTAATCTATTTTTTCACGTTCGTGTTTAAAACGTATGTCTGTATTCATACGCTTACTGGTTCTTCCAGCATCCTCTTCGTCCCAACAACGTTGACATGTTTTAGGACGCTCACCTTTTAGAAATTGTTCACGTAAATCTTTCATATAGTCACTCTGAAAGATATCTTTTAGTGTATGTTCTTTAAGATCATATTTCTCGCCATTTGGCTGGAGAATTTCATCTATAGCCATACAGCATGGACGAGTTGTGCCGAGTGGTGTTGTTTCTAAACTTACCCAGGGCAACATACATAAGGTTTTAGGGTTTTGCACGAGCCGGCTCCAGTTCAGGAAAAGTTTTCCAGAAGTCTTCTTTTCTGAAGTTATCTAATTTTGCTACTTCAAATTCAAATCTTTCCCAGTTTTTTTCATAATTATCCTTAGCATTTAAGAAACTTATTACACCTTCTAAACCAGTTGATGCCCTGTTAAGTGAATCTTGAGGTCTTAACCATTCAATATGCTTCCTATATGCAGGTTCAATAACTTCCTTCTTAAACCAAGTTGGGAATATATCTATTCTGTACCAATCAGGACTTTGACATATATTAATATTTAAGTCTTTAGGTTGTATGAACCCACGCTCTACCCAATCACGATGAAAATCAAGCACATGTAATACATTTTGACTTGTAATAGTTGCACTAATATAGAAGTCTATATGTGGAACTTCTTCAATCATTCTCTGTCTGTTTTCTTCTGTTTTTTTCCACACGGCACCCTTGCGTATTAGTTCCCCTTGTTTGCCCATTCCGTCTAGACTTGCACCAATACTAACATTATTAAAGTGTTTCCAATACTCTATGACATGTTTGTCTTTATATCTAAGTTCACTAAAGTTAGTGTTATATAGTAAACGTACATTTGTCTTTCCATGCTCGATAAGTTTTTCAAGTAGATAATAATGCTCTTTCATTATAAGCGGTTCGCCGCCTGCAAAATATACTTGTTCTAAGTATGGTATATGCTTTTCCATTTGAGCGATCATACCATCTTCATCACCAGTCGTATATTCAACTCTTGCCATATCTCTGCCAAGTACATCTGGTTTGACACCATAGAGTCCTATATAATCCTCATACCAATTACTACTAAAAATAGGGCCACAACTTCTACATTTAAAATTACAGAGGTTACTAAACCTAACATCCCAGTATCTTATTTTAAACTCATCATGGTTACCATCTTGACTTGTTTTATCAAGGTCCTTGATTAAATGACCATAGTTACGATTAGCATCATTACGCATACTGAAGAAACCATTTTCTTCTTGTTCATAACATTTACCACATTCAACACAAGTATTTTCTTCCATCATGTTCTTGCGTAATCTTTTATAACCTTCTTGATTCCAAACTTCCTCCATTGTATTCTTTCTTAGATCACCAACTGGATGCCAGTAATCAGCAAAACAACAGGGATATGCTCTGCCGTCCGGAAACGCATGCATATGTACCCATGGAAGCATACAGAATCGTTTGCTCTCAATGAGTTTAAATTTTTCGTCTTCAGTTAATTTTTCTAATTCAATGAAGTGTGGTTTACGTTCATCATATTTGAAATTTTTGTAAAAGTCCTTGTTAGACATTCTGATACCAATCCTTCAATTCTGGAAATACTGAGATTAAGTCCTTTTTTCTACGCACGTCATACTGACTATAAAACTTTTTAAAGTCATTGTGTAGTTTAGGCATTTCAAATGCTTCACTGTGCGGTGTTTCTACTGTACGCAAATATGTTACCAGTCGTTCCAACTGTCCTTGTTCAAACTGGTGCATGGGTGTACTACGGTTAAGAAACTTGGGTGCCCAGCGTTTGTATAGGTCTTCCAATTTATCAGCGTGACGATTGCGTATATCCAATGGAAGTACTAGTGCCGACTGGAAACTTGGAAAGCGTAATATATTTAAACTGAATACTGCAAAATTATTCCCTAACAGTCTTCTTGTTTGTAATATTTGCTCGATTAGGTCTGGTAGTGTCTCCAAGCACAGCGCATTAACTGTCATCATGCAATGTGTGCCAACGCCTGCCTCACTCAATCTGCAAATATTTTCCCACCAATAGTCCCAATCTAATCCGTCACGTATATATTCTGCAGGCGCCCCTACTGCTTCACAACTGGTGTAAACATCCAAGCTAGGCAAGTAATTACGAGCATCAATTAGTCTGTCAATTAACTCACCCTTGCCTCCTAAGTTACTATTAATAGCAAGTTTGGTTTGGCTTTTGTCTGCGTTTGCTTTGAACCAATCTATTAAACGCCACAAGTCTGCGCTCATTGTTGGCTCACCGCCGGTAACTCGTAGTTCACGTAATGTTTTATGTAAGTCTGTATCCCACCATTTAAAAAATGCTTCTACGTAAGGATTTCTATCCTCCACCCCATAAAGCTGGCTACTACTATGAACGTGAGTAAAGTGGTTACGGCCATCACTAACAAGGCCCTTATAACTGCCATTTGTTTTTAGGTCCTTTACCCATGTGGTGCTAAAAGCAGGATTACAGTAACTACAAGCAAAATTGCAGGTACGATCAAATGCAATTTCGAGTGTACGGAGATTGACGTCAATATCATGCGGGCTATTTCGTGCATCTTGTAATTCCTCATCAGTATATATCTTGCTCTTATATACACGGTCACTTATAAAATTAGGACCCATATCTTCAATTTTCCAACAATACTCACAGCCGGTTGGACGCTCTCCACACTGCATTTGTCGCCGCTGTTCTTTTTTCTCTGGTGTATTGTGTAACAATTTTGGATTAGTTTCAACAGCAACAGGATCTACTTTATGTGGTAATGGATGATGGCAACTAGTAGTCATGCCAGATCCTAACCAGATAGTAGCATTATACCATTTAGCACCACAAAAGGTCGGACTAAGTTTGTCTAGAACTTCCTGTTTATAAATTAAGTCATCCATTTGCTATATACCTACATTCATCCCAAAATTCTCTCATCTCAGGAAATGTTTGTTCAAAGTTTGTGCCGCGGCGACGATCATGCTCACTAAAAAATCTATAAAAGTCTGCTCTGCGCGTGTCCACATCACTTACATTATCCACACCCTGCATCCAGACTAGATCACGTCTCATCTTTAGTACTTCGTAGTCCTTAAATCCGTGCATCTCATCTAAATTTGATTCCATAAATTTTATACAGTCTTTAAGATATAACTGATATGCCGGAGTTAATATCTGCATACTTTGCCATTCAGGAGTATACAGTAATGGAGTATCAAACCAAATACGCTGATAACTTTTGGTATAAGTCTTGCGAAGGTATAAAATATATTCTAGCAGTCTTTTCAAACTAATAATATTAAGATTACTCATAGTAATTATTAGAGTTAAACTACTGCGATAGGGAATGTCGCGCACAAATCTTTCTATGCGTGACTTACAAAGTTCAAAGTCAAGTCCATGTCTAATATATTCAGCCTGTGCACCCCAGGTATCTAAGCTAACAAACTGCATGAAGTGTTCAATCTTTTCACCCTGTGTAAGCTGATGTATATAACCCATATAGTTTTCAAAAATATAATCATCTGTACTAAAGTTACTAGTAGTGTTTAAATGCAAATCTTTTTTAGGATTATCAAGCACATAATCAAACACACGATAGGTATTTGGATCCATGGTAGGTTCGCCACCAGTCATACGAAAATGTTTTAGGTCTTTGTATAGATCAGGCCACCAACGCCAGAATGCTTCACGGTATGGATTGGCATCTTTATTGGGGATTGGTTTGCGTTCACCAATAAAATGTGCAGGATCATTATGTGGTGTGCTAGTAGGATAAGAACCATACTGCTTGGCTTCGCGTTCCCAGGTACTACTAAACTGTGGGCTACAATAACTGCACTTCAAATTGCAAGCGTGATTAAAGTTAACTTCTACATAACTTGGATTTACATCTGCTTGTGGATTTGCTACAATATCAGCAAATGATTCCATAGCCCAGGGTTCACCACTGCGATAATGACGATCACTGATTGCGTTAGGTTGACTTTCAATATTCCAACAGTAGTTGCATTCAGTACACTTGACACCCTGTATCATTTCAGCACGGCGCTCTTTCTTATGTGCAGTATTATGCAGGGCACTTGGATTGTCTGCAAGCGGCTCAACAGGAATGCGATGCAGTGGGGGATGGTAGCAACTATTGGTATGTCCGGTTGTTAAGTGTAGACTAACCTGTTTCCATTTAGCCAGGCAGAAACTATCGCTCACAGTAGCGAGTTTATACTTTGCTATATTAGCATCAAAAAGGTAATCACTCACCAGCCTTCGGCCTTTCTAATAACTTCTATTTCTGTAGTCATAGGATCGTATGCATGATAGGTTTGACTATAATAGTGCTTGAAGAATCTACTTTGTTCTGGTGTGTAATCAACGATTGGTAATTCAAGTTTACGTCTTAGTATAGCACCATATTCAGTAAAGTTTTCATCCCCAATATCCCATTCTTCTTCCCAAATTCTATCCAAACTAGCAAAGTCTCTAACTTCATGCCAGTCCCAATCAGTACACATTAGTTTATATGTACCGTACCTAGCACCATACATTGCCTCAAACCCATATTGTGCGTCAGCACCAACACTGTGCCAAACACAGAGCTTGTCAAAGTTTTTAGCATGTACCTGTTGCTTAAATTCTTCTACAGTAGGCTTGCGTCCTTTGTTAAGGCACATCTTAACGCCTTCTCTAAAACCAGCACGGAACGCATGTCTAGCACTACCATTAGGATATGTAGTACTATAAACATTGTTCATTGCAAGATACTTGTCGTCAAAGCAAAACTCTACTACAGTTTCATCTGTACCGTCAGTTGCTTCATGTGTCTGCATATTATTAACAAACTCACGTGTCCAGCAACTAAGTCCACCGTTGCCATACATAAGCCCGTTTATATTATTGCGAGCTTTCCAACGAAACACGCAATCAGCATATTCCTCTTTTATATCTAATACAAGATTGAAAAACGATTCATCAGGTATGTTGTCACCGTCTATGAGAACAAAGCGTTCTGTTTCACTTACTGCTGCCGCTGCTTTGTGTGCTGCATCACTTCCTTGCACACCATCCACACGTTTGGCCCAGGGAACCATATTTTGGATTTGAATCCAGAACTCTTCCTTTTTAGGTTCGTCAAATGAAAGATAGATGCAGTCTAGATCTGCAATATCAATTATTTGTCCAGCCACTCGTGCAACCTTGCTACATCTTGGTCACTGTCTATACATACACGAATACCACGTGCATACACTGTGCGGTCTAGTTCATAGCTAGAACTAAATGACTGTTCACAAAACAATTTTAGCTCTGTGAATAGTTCTTGATTGTCTCTAAATTGAGCATCATAAATTATATCACCTGAATTTGCCACATGTGGTAGAGGAACATATACTTCATTCTGCATTTTCTATCTCCTTTATACAAAAATATGGATTATTTTTTAATGTAATTGCTGGTGTGGCTTGCCAGTAAACATGGACGGCTGTATCTATATCAACGATTTTGCCATCCTGAACACGCTGTCTTATAGGATATACCAGTGTATCCTCTGATATAACGATATAGTCTTCAGTCCAGTGTTCAGCTTTATTTACATGACAATAGTTAATAATTTCACCAGTTTCTTTATTGTAGCGCAAACGAACCTCAAGTTCAACCTTAGTGCGATTGCCTAATAATTCAACTATTAATTTTTTTAACTCTGTACTCATATCTATCTATCAATTCTGGAGTGCAAAATGTTTTATCGTAATAGTGGAATGGATACTGTTGTGCATATCCGCCTACAATTAAATCAAAATCGTCTGTTAGTGTCCATGATACAGCATCCTGCCAGCGCATACTATTCTTCCAGTTATTAATTGCCGGCTTCATATGTGTAAACGTCGGATAACTTAATTTATTTGAACAAGGTATTCCAAGATTTAACTGTGCTAGCGCATAAAGAACATCAGTGTCAGGTTTGTCATAGATACTATACTCAAGAACACTGTCACGCAACTCAGCCCAATGGTGTATCGCCTGCTCAATAGCTCTACAGAAGCCCACACTAGTCCTACTGTACCTAAAATATGAAAACCCATTATAAGCATCATCAAGCTGATTGGCATCAAAAAACTTCCTGTAGTAACGTGTTTGGGCAATATTACCCTGGTAATCTCTTACACTATTAGTATAGCACACATCATTTAATCTACAACCGTTCCACCAGTGATCCAAACTGCGAGGAATAATCATGTCACTTTCTACTTTAAATGTTTCCTTAAAGGGTGTAACATTTATAATCCATGCTTCGTTGTAGAAAGGTTCTGTGCGTGGTACTGTAATTATGTGATCAAATATCTTACGTTGCTGTTCTGTAATAGTTGCCTCAGATTCAGCATCAACTACTACGGCAAATCTGTTGTGCTTACAAGTTGCCTTTACGCTTAGAGCAAGTAAGTAGGCGAGGTCAACATAGTTTGTTGCCTTACTGTTCTGTGCAAATGTTAGCCAACCCTGTGGCTCATCCTTGGGTTGCATACGCATCTAGTGCTCCGTATATTTCTGGGTCCTGTAAACAGGCTTTGTTCATACAGTGTAAGTTTACGCCTTTGAGTTTAACAGCATTATACTTGTCACCGTCTTGATAGCGTATGCGTAGTTCATCACCTTTAGCAGAATAGATAGTGTCCATTGTGCTTAAACTACCCAGTGGATGATTAAAGTAAGTACCACTAGCATAGCCATTCATAAGCTGATGTGCAATAGTTAGACTAAAGTCATTGCGATATTTGCCTGCTACAAATCCCCAAAACTTTGCGTAGTAACGCCAGTTGGTCTGTACGTTTTTCATCATTTCAAATATATTATGGGCTAGGTCGCACTTGCGAAAGTAAACGACCGTAGCCCATAACATTGGATGGCCGGCCCTGGTCATCCTTTGATCGTTACGGAAACTATTTGTGGAGGTAACATCCCATACACGATCATAACATAAAAACTCATTTGCACTACCAAAGTACTGTTTTAGATTATCATTAAACGTAAGGTAGTCTACGTCTATTAAGAGTGTTTCATCATAAGGGCTTAAATCATATGCCAGTGTTCTATCACTGTTATACCATGGCACTGTAACAACTTGACCATCATGCCAGCGGAACGCTCTAGTATTGCCTGGCTGTGCTTCACCTACATGTATGTGTGTTTCAATGTCTAAATGTTTTTCTACAAGTTTTGCCGCTAGGTTAGCAAAACCCGTATAGTCTATTGTTTCATGTGGTGTAGCAAGTAAGAGTGCGCCCTTACTCATTAATACGTTTCCTTAAATCACTTGTACTAAAACGATGCTCTCTTTTATTAAAATAAAATTCTATACCTCGTTTTGCACATATGGCTCTTCCAGTAAACTTTCCATCTCTATATTCTTCGCCAAGTATACGAACATTAATATGATACATTGACAAAATATCTTCTAAATCCTGTTCAGTGCAGTAGGGAACAATTTCGTCTACGTATCTTACTCCCTTTAGTTGTGTATAACGTTCAACCACAGTTTGAACTGGCTTGTTCTTTTCCGGTCTATCAATACTAGGATCAACCTGTAATCCGCATATTAGGTAATCGCATTGTTCTTTTGCTTCACGTAACATTTGCACATGGCCAGCATGTAAAAGATCAAACGCAGATGCTGTAAATCCTACTCTCATAGTTGTTCTACACGTCTAACCTTTTTTAATTCAGCATGCTGATTGTGCCAATCGTTCATTACTTCGTACCAGCGTTGTCTACATTGTACTAACATGTCACAAGCATCTGTAATCTTTACTGGATTATCGTAGTCGTCTACGAGATATAGCAGTTCATCTGCTGGCCATGTTGCTAGTAGAGACATTAGTTCTACTGTAACTTTAAACTGTCCACCATCATATGTGATAGTGAGACGCTGTTCCTGTTGTTCTTTAAGAGCCAAGCGTTGACGATTGTGGTCAAGACGCTGGCGTGCGAATTGTTCGAATGTTTCTAAGGTCATGTAAGATAGTATAACAGGGCTATATAGCCCTGTCAATTACTATTAAGATTCTGTGTTAACTGTTGTTGCCCAGCTGGGTGTGCCCCAGCTTGCACTAATATATGTTGTAGCTGATGCTTGGTAACTGAATGTTGTTGTCTTGCTACCATTTACTTGGTCAAGTACGTTATAAATGTTCTTGTTGTATGATGTTTGGTCCGCTGCATCATCCTTCCAAGTGCTGGTTAGTGTCATTACAGTTGAACTACCTGCTGCGGCATTCAGTGAAGCTTGTAGCTGAATATAGTTAGCTGTGTAGGGTGAGGTATCTGCAAGTTGTTTAAACATTGTTGATGTGCCTGTGGTCAAGTCCCAGAAACCTGCGTTTGTTAGATTAGTTGATGGACTACCACTACCACCACTTTTACCACTAGTGGTATTGTAGATGTAATATGTTCCGCACTTAGAGTTTGCTAAATCAACCCACTCGTTGTACTTGGCGTCGGCAGTACCACCAGAAATGTTCCAACTTACATAAACGCGGCCGCCTGCGTTGAAGAAGTAACGCATAGCATTTGCACTCGCAAATGTAAGTGTATTGGTTTGTGTAATTGTGTTTGTAAATGTTCCGCTTACTACTGCGGTATCTGTAACTGCTGTGGCATAACCAGGTGCTGGAGTGACTACAGCAATCTGTGCTGCATCAAGTGTACCAATGTCAGCTGATAGTGTTGCGAGTGCACTAATTGTATCACCGGTAGTTGGGTTAGTTACTGTATCAATAGTAATGCTACCGTCCTGACCGTACTGATCACTAAGTAGACGTATTTTGTTTAACAGGTCTGCCCACTCCGCGGCCGCAACGTTATCGCCTGCGGACCTTGAGCTTGGTGACACAGCAGTTTGACCAAGTCCTCTATTTCCCGTTCCGGTACTCCATAAATTGTTTACACTTGCTACAAAACCGTTGTAGTGTGAAGCTTCAATTGTACCCCCAGTTGTATATGCCATGTTTTGTTCTTCCTATTAGTTAATTGTTACGAAGGCTTCAACTGTACCTTCACCTTCAGTAGTTTTGGATTCGATAGCACGGCCAATTACGTTAAAGCTGGTTGCTTCGCCTGGTTGTGCTGCTCTTGCAAGACCGTTGCCTGCACTAACAAGTCTCTCACCTTTATTTACCATTCCTAGTACTTTAACTGGTACACGACCGGTTACAGCAACTGGTAGGCCATCTGCTAGTCCAGCGTTCATTAGGTAAGCTGGCTTATCAGAGATAACACCAAATACCTGATCGCTTGCTTCTTCATTTACACGAGTAATTTCTTCTGCACCACCTAGTGCAACAACTGTGCCTGGCGCGTACTGTGCGTCTGCTGCGAAGTTTTCTGCAACGTCAGCGTATTGTGCCACTGTTGCTGTACCGTTGAATGTTGTTGCATAAATTGTAGCAAATTTAGCACCTGATGAACCAAAGTCACGTGTATTATTTCCATCTGGTAATATAACACCTGTAATAGTATTACCACCGTCTCTAGCAAGAAGTGGTGATGATGCGTCACTTGTAAGGTTATCAACATACTGCTTTGTAGCAACACCTAGTAGAGTAGTTGGATCGCCAGCAACTACTAGTCTTGATGTTGCACCATCAACTGTAAGTGCGGTTGTAGTAACACCACCATCATTTACTTTGAAAATAATATCGCCGTCGCTGGTTACGTTTGAAACTGTAACATCGCTACCGCTAACGCCAACTGTAAAGTCACTGTCAACACCAACTACGATACCTGTATCGTTGAGGATGCTGAGAACGCCGCTTGTGCTATCACTGGCATCAGCACGTAGATAGTTAGCTGAAGCTACGCCGCCTAGTGCGTCTGCGTCTGTTGCGGTGCCGTGTAACTTAGCGCCACTAACTGTTGAACTTAATTGGATACCAGGGCTAATTGTAGCAAATCCTGAAAGCGCAGATTGTGGAGTAAATTGTGCGTCTTTACTTACTGTTCCTACTACTGAATTAGCAACATAAAGTTTAACTACGACATGGTCTGTAGCACCGCTATCTGTAACGGTTTCAACAATAGCACCTGAGGTACCTGATCCACTAGTAAATGCAGGACCAACTGTAGTAAATGAACTACCGTTGTAAACTTTCAACTGTCCGTTGGTTGTATCCCACCAAAGATCACCAGTTACACTACCAGATGGTGTGCTAGCACTAGCTGTACTTGAACTTACTGTCTTAAATGCTGTACCAGTGTAAACCTTAAGAAGACTAGTGCTAGTATCCCACCACATTTGTCCTGCAAGCGGACTTGATGGTGCACTTGAGTTAGCAAAATTTTCAAGTAACTTAACTGCATTTTCGTTCAAAAACTCGCCGTAACCAGCGTAGTTTTTACCAATCAGGGTAAGATCAGTGGTCGTGTCAATAGTACCATCTGAAATGGTTGTAAGCACTGCTCCTGATGTTTTATTAATTGTATAAGCCATTCTAAGTTCTCCACAACTTTATAAGATTATTTATCTTAAACATAAAGTAATCATATTATATACTGCTCAAATTTGTCAGTGTTTGTATCCTTATCGTATAGTCAATTTGGATAAGTCTATTAAGAGATTTCTGTACTGGATGGAATACAACATGTGTAAGAAGTTTTCCTGTATTCACAGTACCTATCCAACTCTTTAGTCCAAGCTCGTCAAACGTATAAATTTCGTTAAAGTTGCTAGTATTGTCAAAAGATTGTTGTCCACTTGGTTCACCATAGTCTAATAAACAACTTACAACAATATCTGTGTAAATGTTACCACTAATATGATTAATAACTAGTCTATTTCTACCAATATCTGTATTTAAACTTGAGTTATTGTCTACAACTTTATAATATGTTTGGTTATATAAAGCTGCATTGGCACCACTTGAGTTTGCTGGCAAATAGGTAATAACACCTGTTGGGTCAACACTTGTGCCGCCATTGCCAAATGCCATTTCGTGAATGAAACCTGTGGTCTTATTACTCAAACTAAGTGCTAATGCTTCACTCATATTTTCATAGTGAATAGCATTGCGCTTGTTTACATAATCCTCACCAGATTCAGGATCGAAAATGCGAATGTGTCCTTCCATATGGACACCGCCCTTTTCCTTGAAGGGTGTTTGGGGCTCTTCTATTTTATTATCCATATCTTTCTCTTCACTCATAGTATATTATACCTTTAGTACACATTCAACAAGTTTTTCACCTGTGTCGTCATTTGTTTCAAGAGCAATACCAACACGCTCACCTTCTGCTGTCGCACTAGCAACACCGTCGTGATCCGCATAAACCGCTTGACCCTTTACCACTGAACCTACTACTCTCACAGGAACACGACCTACCAGTGCGACAGCAACGCCGTTTTCTAAATCGCTATTCATTAGATAGGCTGGCGCAGTACTTATTACACCTACAGGTATGCTGTCTTGTCTACAATATGTTACTTCTGCACCACCACCCACTGTCATTACTGTACCAAATGGATATTCTGCATCTGGTAGATAACGTTCTGCCAAGTCAGCGTATTGTGCGCTTGATGCTACACCATCGAATGATGTTGCTGTTACTGTGCCAGTATTATCAATGCTCATACGTACTGTGCCGCTAGCGTGTGTTGCACTGCCAGTAGCAAACTCATATCCTGTTACTGTGTCAAAACGGAACTCTTCAGATGTACTTGCGCCCTGACCCATAACTGTGAGGCCAGTACCATTACTTGCGATGAAATCTATCAGTGCCTTTTCTGTAGCAGTAGTTCCGCTTGCTTGAACGCCTATTGCAATCTTAGAAGCACTGTCTGGATTGACTTGTAATTTTCTACTTGGGTTGGCACTAGTAAGTGAACCGGATCCAACCATAACATTACCTGTGCCTTTGGTGCTCAAACCAAGACTTATATTTGTGTCACTACCTTCAACGCCAAACTGGACAACAGGATTAGCTGCGGTAACTGCGCCTCTAACAGCACCGTAGTTTACGGAGCTTGCCAGACCATAAACCCTAAACGTCTCACCAGCCCCTGCTGCGCCGCCTAAATACACGTCACCGCCCACAACTCGAAGGGAATTGATGCCGTTTGAGGTGCCGATAACCTCGCCAGACCCCTTGCTCTTTATCTGCGTGTTTACATTCGTGTCCGTGTCGCTTTCCGCCGACAACACCACGGCATTGCCTGTCTGCCCGCCGGTGGCCCGCAGCCAGTTCGCCGTAGTCCCGCCAATCGTATAGGCGTCAAATTGCTTCTGGCCGTTTGCAATTAGTTCGACATAAGTACCACCGCCACCATTACTTACAAGACTTAAATTACCGCTAGTGTCTGCTGTGGCGTAACCACGAACAGTTCCGCTATCAACCCACCTAAGTTGATTTGTTGAAGCAATACGAATATTACCACCGACAACGTCTAATATATCTCCGGGATTTGTCGTCCCAATACCGACGTTGCCGCTGCTGGTGACTGCAAGATCGGGTGCACCAGACGCGGCTGCTCCACCCCACAGCCCTGCAACATAGTTTGTTCCGTCGCTATACCCACCGACAGCACCGAAATAAGACGCGCCGCTGTTAGACCTAAAGTCCATAGCAACGCCGCTACCAGCAACGCTAGGGTTCTGATTACCTGCGTCCAACAGGGCAATATTGTTGATTGTTCCGTTGGAGGTGTTTTCGTAAACATGCAGGTTTGTAGCGACGCTGCTTGTCCCAATACCGACATTGCTGTTTAGTTCAATAGCACCACTGCCTGCTGTATCAAGTGTTAAATTCTGGTTTGTGTTTACTGTGCTTATTGCACTACCACGAATGTGTAAACTTGGACTATCTGTATCACCTATCTCTAGTGCTTCTGCTTGTAGTGTTGCAAGATTAAAGAAAGCATCACTAGTATCAATATTATTTGTTACTGGTTCAACATTATATGTTCTAAATAATTTGAACTTACCATCAGTTGCATCACGAATAAGACCTGCATGCTGCAAGTTTACGCCGTCGTAATAGTGTCCAATAAATCCAATATCTAGTAAATCACTAGAGTCATTGTTACGAGCAAGTTTGATCAAGCTATCTTCAACATCTAGATCTGTTGTATTAACAGTAGTTGTTGTACCATTAACTGTTAGGTTTCCGCTTACAACTAAGTGATTCCCTACAGTTAAATCGTTAGTAACAATAGCTTGACTTGAAGTAAGTGTATCAGTAACTGTTAGATCATTACTAATAGTTACATCATTTGGTAGTCCAATAGTAATTTTGTTTGCGGTTACCGCAGTCTCAATTTCATTTGCAGTACCTTCAAAGTCAATGGTATCGCCTGTTTCAACTGTATCGTTTGATCCACTGTCTGCTTGTAGTGTAAAGATTGTTGTGCCAGCCGATAAGGCATTATCAACATAGTTCTTAGTTGCTGCGTCTTGTGCACTAACAGGATCTGTAACACCTTGTACTCTGTTAGTACCCATTTGTACGGTTTGACTGCCTGCAATAGTTAAGCCATTAAGTGTACCAACACTTGTAATGTTTGTCTGTGCAGCGGTAGTGAGTGTACCTGCAACGTTAGTTGCTGTAACAGTATCTACAAATGCAGTTGACCATTCATTGCCACTTGCACCTAAAGTGTAGGTACTATCAGCATTGGGTTCTAAGTTACCATCTATTTTCACTGAACCTGTACCGCCAGGTGCTAGGATCAAGTCTGCGTTTGTGCTTGTATTTTCAATAGTGTTTGCAGCACTGTTAATTTTAATGTTTCCAAACTCTGGTGAACTGGCAAGTGCAATGTTTACATCATCTGCGTTTTGTGTAAGAACTATATTACTATCGCCGGTAATACTTCTAAATCTAAGTTCGACGCCGGCTTTTTCTTTGAATAGGCCTACGCTATTTGCTACTGCTTGGTTAGCAGCACGGTTTGCTTCACCGCCTGCTGCGCCTGGCGCTTCTGCTGGTTGCCAGCCACTACCTGTCCAGGTTAGAACATAGTTTAAAACTGGACCTCCGTTATAATCCACATCACTAACATCAGCTAATGATGCGACGGCAATGCGGGCATCCGCTCTAGCATTTGTGTAGTATAGGTTTGTTCCGCCTTCTGGTAGTACATCAGTGTCAACCTGACCCGCGCCTGTACCGAAGTCAATTAGTGTATCGTCAATTCCGTCCACTTTTAGTACTACTGCACCTGATGTAACTGTAAAGTGATCTGAACTAAAACTTGCAACACCTTTATTACTATCGCTGGCATCTTCTGCGCTTATGGTTAATGTGTCTCCACTCTGTGCAGTATCAATACCTTCGCCGCCTGTTACAGTTAGTGTATCACCTAGATCAATAGCAGTGCTTCCACTGTCGCCTGTGACTGTGATTGTGCTGTTTGTAATACTTGAATTAGGAATACTTGCAAGGGCAATAACGCCAGTACCAGCAGTGTAAGTAACGCCAGTTGCTGATGTAGCACTAATATGTGCACGTACTTCACTAGCACTTGGACCTACATATGTAATAACACCGGTTGTGCTATTATAACTTAGACTACCATCACCGCCACTATCAGTAACACTAATGCTAGCTCTTGCACGAGCATCAGTGTAAAAAAGATTTGTTCCTTCAGTTACATTTGTTGTAGTTAATGTAAGAGCGTTTGAAGAATTAGGACTTACGCCATTAATAGTCTTAACATACGTTGTTTCAACTGTGTTAAGTCGCGTGTTTAGATCGGTAAAGTTACCGTCCATTTCAGTAAATGTCAATGGTGTAGATTTACTACTTCTAAGAGTGATTGCCATTTTTTACTAGTCCTCTGATATATTTATACACTTTTTTATTCTCTGATTTCAACATAATCTTCTTCAACATAATCAGCAGCAACATATCGAGGACTATCTAGTTCACGTAAATAATTACCAACTGTAGCTTCTTTATCCTTAAGGAAGTTTGCGTTAATTGTAGAAGAGGATTGCAAACCTAAACCATTTGCTGCTGTTGTAGATCCTTGAGTATACCAAACTTTAGTATGGGTACTAGTGTCTGGTAATTCCTGTGCAAGACTACCATCAATTACAGGAGTCATCTTTCTGTGAATTGGGAAAAATGAAGTTCCACTAGTTCCTCGTCTAAAATTCGTTATATAATTGTCTTCATAACTTATTTCCCAATAAGTGACTCGTTCTGCACCTATATATACAACGCCAGGTTGTTTGTCATTTACCCTTGCCAATGGCAACTTAGTTGCATCTTGTACATATATTTTAGTATCAGTTGGTAACAGATCCTTAGCAAGCTCTGTCCTGAAGTCCTTCGCAAGTCTTCTATATTCCCATTCACCTAACATATTATTCAAAATTCTGAAACCAACTGTTGGTTGAATAACATTTTCACTAAAGCTAGTAATTACTATTATACTATTAGATGTTACACTCTGCCCAGATAGACTTACTTTATTATTACCAACAATTGTGTATTCACCAGCATGCAGTTTGACGCCATTGAGTGTTACCCACAGGTAGTTAGTGTTAGTAATATTCCTATCCATAGTGTATTCAAAAGTGCTTAGTCCAGATATAGCTGTTCCATCAAATCCCGAACTATCAAATATTACATCATCAAATCCTACTTCTGAACTAACAATTTCACTTCCTAGTCCTTCAAATACCTTGGTTTGAATTCTTAAAGGATTATGATTAGCAAAACTAGTAACATATAACTTATCCCCGTTACTAAATGAAACAGTGTCATCCAAAGTGATTATATTACCATCAATTTGATAATCACCAGTTCGGACACTTACAATAACTGTATCTCCAGTACTGGGCGGATTGAAAAACTCAATAGTTCTAACACTGCTGCCATCTGATGGATTGACAAAATAGTCTATATTTGGTGTTTTATTGGTAACAGGATTAAGAGTGCTTCTATCGTCAGGACTTATAACAGTTACTCTAATATCACCATCTGCAAGTGTTGGCAATTCTCCCGCTGTAGTAGGTATACTATAAACTAAAGTACTACCATCAGCAACATAATGTTTTGCATTACTTGGACGTAATCTTAAATTACCAAGTTCTACTACTACATTACCCTCAAATGGCTGAGTGTATTGTATTGTTTTTTCTAGATCATATGTTTTTGTTCCGGATACCAATGTAATTTCCTGAGTATAAACCTCAGTCCATGCCTGTCTGCTTTCATCCTGATCATACATAAAGACATGTATATGATCACTATTAGCAGGTACATCAGTAAACTGTAAAAGAACTTTGTTATCACTGTCATTAACAGTGTAATCAATACCCTTAACTAATCTTATACCATTTTTAAGTACAAGTTGTTGATCAGCATTGGCAATTGGTATACCGGAAACAAATCCTGCTGTGCTTCCGTCACCAATAAATGTCTCCTCGTGAGACATTTTTTCACCTGTAACACCAAATCCATAAATGTAAACTGCACTACCAGCAGCTGGAGTATTTTCTAGTGTTACTGTTCTATCAAAATAATCAAGGGTAAGATTGCGTTGTGGTGTAGCACCTACCCAAACTCTAATAAAATCCACATCTTCTTTTGCTTGACTGCTGGCAAAACTAAATGTTTTTGTTGATCCATCAGCAGAATAAACTTTACTAATAACCTCAAAGCTGCTGCCGTCATACTCGAAGTCATTACTAGGATCAGTATAAACTTCCATGTCAAGGGTATCAAAAATAATTCCTGGTATAACCTCTTCTGGAGCATGACTATTATAGACATCAACAAACTTGCCACCGTCAATGTTTATATCTTCTGGGCGAGTTCCCAGAGCTAAATCCGCAAAGGTTCCTCTTATTATAGTATCTAATGAGCTTGTCCCACTTAAAACTGCAAGTCCGTCAGTATCAATGTCAAAATCATCATAGCCTATAGTATCAAAATTACCCTGATCAAACCCAGGCTCTAAATCAAACCCAGCACCAGTTACTCTATTTCCAGTATAATCAGTACCTAGCTGTAGAAGATTAAGATCGTCACCTAGCATACCAGATGTTGGTGCATAATAAGCTGCTATCCTGTCCGCATTAGAGGCTAATAACTCATCGCTGTATACTTCAAGTACTGTCGTTCCATTGGAAATTTCAGTACTAAATGTTGACCCGCTAGTAAATCCACCAGTAACAATACACTTATAAACTTCCTGCTCACCGCTAGTATTATTTTTATATGAGATAATATCTTCATAAGCATATGTTGTATTGGCAGTCCAGTCTTTTACTATAGAACTATAGGTAATTCTATCAAACTTAATGGTGACATCAAACTCTCTTGATGTTATATTTTCCATGCGTGGGGCTATAATACAACCCGTTCCTGCACCAGTAATAGTGATGGTTGGAGTTCTAGTATACCCACTACCGTTTTCTAGTAGGATAACTTCAATAATTTTATCTGAATTTGTTCTTGCTCTCGCAGTTGCAGTAACACCGCCTGGAAGATCAGGTGCACTGATAGTTATAGAAGGATCAATAATATATCCAGTGCCCTGATTAAGAATTACTAAACTACTAACTCTAAGACTATAATTGTCATTCCAAGGTTTATTAAGTCCTTGTTTTTGAAGTATCTCATCTCCGGAGTAATCGCCACTTGGTTTTCTAAAATATTGAAGCTTCTCATCATAAAAAGCATGAACATCAAAGTCTGTTATGTCACCACCAAAGGTATCTGTTCCATTGAATTTTGTAATATATTCGCGAATCTTTGTCTTATAAGGTTTAACTTCGTTAATATATGATTCAATAAACTGACTATTATCGCTTTTATATGTAGGATACTGATTTAGATTTCTTAATTTATGGATAACTTTTAAGAAGCTAGTTTTGAAAATCCAATCTGTTATACCAGTGTCTTCACTGAGTACATATTCAATTAATCTAAAAAATAACTTGTTCAAATGTATACTTAGATCATCAACAAATATTTCATCCTTTATTGCTGTAAGAATACTTCTTATCTCAGTAAAAGGAACATTATCATAATACTTAAAGTCAAATATATCATCGTCAAACCCAACATTCCTTGTAAAATCTGAGGTCGAGAATGTATACAAACTACTGTTTAATTCTACTGTTCCGTTTTCAATAATAACTTCTTTCCAGGTATTAGATCTTGTATATTCAAAGAAGCTAAAGTTTCCGTCGTCATTAGTTAAAACTTTTGCTGTCTGACCCACACTAGCATCCAAAGTAAGAAGTTCAGGTTCATTTTTCACTTGATAATGAGGAATTGTAGTTTGGTTATATCCTTCAGCATACCATGTTTTATATGACCAATATCCACTTGTAGTAAAAGACTGCACCTTAGTAAGGAACCAGGTCTTGTCTGCCTTTAAGGTGTAAATTGTCCAATTATTATCTAATGATTCATCTTTATCTACAAGAACGTTATATCCAGTAGACAGAGTGTTTACGTTTAAATAATCTCTTTCATCAATATTGTTGACCTTTTTATCCCATTCACCACTTTGTGAAGTAGGCTGGAGTTGACTTGAGAACAGACCAGTAAGTGGTGATTGTCTAACTATTGGTATCGTTTTAAAGACATCGTTACAATAATCAACAGCTATTTTAATAGCCATTCTCCTATTCTTTAGTAGTGTTTGTCTTGGTCTTATGAATATACCATACCTGTTAAACTCATTTAATGTAGGATCTGGAATAATGTTTCCTGTCGCGTCTGTTCCAGCCATACTGTCTACTAGCTTATTCCAAATTTTAGATGGAATTTTTTGTGCACTATCTCCCTCAGAAACAATATCAAATTCACTGTGAAGAATTCCTTCATTGGGAACAACATCATAGTTAATACTCAATACAGTATTGTCGCCACTAATATTTTCTTTTACATTTGTAAGAGAAAGTGCGCTCTGAGATAAGAAACTAACAAACTTAATTCCTTGACCTTTAGGGTCTGCAATAAGGTTAGCAACTGATTGTATACTAATGTTCCTAAAATCTGCTTCTGGAACACTGAGTTTTCCTTTTACCCAGAAATAATATTTTGTTGTTGTACTATTAGTAGCCGTGTTATATTGTTGAGTTGAGCTATAATAGGTGTCATCTTCATGTTTTGGTGTTCCTTCATATCCCGCTGCAATATATTCACTGGGCAACACATCACTTTCTACCCATTCATATACGTCAATTGAGCTGCCAGGAAAGAATTGCCCCCAATGATTTGCCCTGTAATCTATATCGCCTTGTTCATATTCTATAATTGAACAGGTTTGCAGATCCCACCAAACTTTGCCAATATACTCATTATCCCATGAACGCCCACTACTGTTGTCAGGACTTGTGGTATAGGCTGCTGGATCATATGGTGTCATATAGTTAATTTCAGCTTCAGCTTGTCCTACAAGTTTACCCTTATAAGGATCAATATAGTCAAGGAAATTTGTAACTATATCATTACTACGATCGTAAAGTATTGTACGATTTATTAGACCTATATCAACTTTCTCAACTTCATTTCTATAAAGCTGCCAGCCTTTCTTACGCAATGGATTAACAAATTCATAAACTGTGCCACTATTAACTGCTGAAGTATCATCTAATCTTGATCCAACAAAAAGTTTAGAATCCATATATGCTACACTGTAACCAAATTGATCCAAATAACTTATGTCGTCACTTTGAAGTTGCTGTATAAACCCATATTTGAAAGGATTAGTAATACTCGCAGTACCAGAGGGTAGTAGTTGTTCAAATGTATAAACTGCTCCACTCTGTGTCTTTCTATCAATAAACGTTGTACTGTCTGAATCAAAGGTTGTCAAGTATTTGCCGTAATTAACGCTAGTGGTGTCATTGTCTAAATCAAATCTTGTACGTGATAGCGTACTTGCTACATCACTAGTAATAACTAATTCTTGCAGACTTAAATAACCATTATTTTCAAACTTGTTAAAGGCGATTGCGGTACCAAAGTTTTCATTTTCAAATCCGGCTGGATGATTGATTTTCTGCACTAGCCTAAATGGTGTTATTTTACTTGTCTTAAAACTAGACCCAACGCCTGGTCTAATTCTCATTAACCTATTAGTTGTATTATTCGCACTGCTTATGTAAGCATTACTGCCTACAAGAGATGTACTTATATTAACAATATTAGCATTAGCAATATCAGAAACCAATTTAGCTTGATCATTACTTGTAGATGACATTGTAACTTTAAAGTCATCTACATAAATTGTGTCCCCGCTGGTTACAGAAAATCCTGACTCTGTTGTTATGTTACCAAACTTCATTCCAGAATCAGCAAATAGGAATACACTTCCTGTGTTAGGATTAAGTTCATCTTCTCCAGGTGCGCCTATAGCTATAATAGATCCATAAGCATCTATTGCCACACTTCTTCCAAAATTTTCACTGTCTGATGGCGCCTGATCTGTTAAATTTTGATCTATCTTTTGTACTTCTTTGTATGTGCCTGTAAATATTCTTACCGTACTACCAGCGGTTGGTGTATATCTAAATGTAATGGTGTTGCTTGAAACACTATAATAGTTTATACTACTTCCATCACCATCATCAGGGTCTGTTATTGAGGTAAGTGTTTGTAAAACTCCGTCAACTTCTACATAAAACTTACCTGGAAGATTGGTTTCTGTAGTGAACGATTTAGTAGTACCATTACAACTAAATGCTTCTACTGTCATATTAAAAACATACGCTTCACCTGCGTCTTGATATACCGTACTTGCAGAGTTTGCAACTTCTGCATAAGGGGCGCCAACAACAAGTGTTCTACCACTGTTGTCAATATCAATTGATTCTCCGAACCTATCTCCACTCATAGAATCACTACCAGTAATAGTTTCTATTAATTGATAATGAGTCTCCTGTCTAACAACAACTTTTAGACCGTTTGCTGGAATTGATGTAAAAGTAATATTATTACCGCTAAGTGTGTAATCTAAGTAGGGGAAATAAGTTTTACCCAAGGTGTCTTGTAAATATATACTGTTAACACTTAAAGGCGTAAAGTTTAATGTAAATGTGGCAGTAATCCCATCACCACTAATATTATCTATACTATTCTTATTTGTAGCAATATCATTTAAAGCATATACATACACTGTATTTGTACCAGGGGCACTAACAAACATATAACGATCATCTTTTGAAATTTTAATCTGTGTACCAAATTGTGCGCCTGAGGCTATACCATTAATTGATATTGCTTGCGTTTGAATATAAGATCCGGCTCCCTGATTTTTGAAAACAGTTACATAACCCTTTGAACTATTACTAGAAGGAGCACCAACAGCACCGTATGATCCACCTAACCCTAAACCGGTACCAAAATCATCTACAAGTCCGCTCTTATCACTTAGTGTGATAATTCCAGTTTCAATGAAAGAATTACTTTCATCAATAGCAAAAAATGTCGCAGAACCTGTTCCGTCATTGGGGGCGCCACTAGCAGCGGTTATACCTTGATTGCCTATAGCAATACTGTGGCCTAGATAAGCATTTCCTATCTTGCTATTAAGGGTTTTAAATGTTTGCTTGGCCCAGGGTTCATCTTTCTTATACACTGCCCATTTACTATTCGAATCATCATCAATCCAAACAAGCTCATTTTTATTCCATCCAAAAGCTGGTGTGCTGGAAGTTATATCTGATAGGCTTGAAAATCTTGATCTTGTTAATTTAAACACAGGATCTCTTAGTTGCTGACGCTCTATTTCTATATCGGATTTAACAACAAAGCTATTTGGTGATGGTATACTGTCTATTTGATAAAAGCCTGAATATACATCTGTTGTTTTAATTAATACTTGTTGACTTAGTTTAAAGCCGTGATTTCCACTTGTTTTAAACGTAATAAATCCGTTAGTACTTGATACAGCACTAGTAATTTCAACAGTTGTTTCTGAAACTCTGTATACAGTCCAATCAGGAGAAACATTTTCATCTCCAGGACTTCTAGCTATCCAGATCTTTTTGCCTCTGCCTATCTTGTTGATTGATTGATTTAAATTTTTTAAATCTGTTGATGCCCACACTGTAAAGTCAATATCATCTAGTCTAGGATATCCAGCAGAAGTTAAATCACTATTTGGTGTATATGCAGACCGTACATTTAAAAACTTATTAGAATATTCGTTAGGAACAGTAAGTAAATCTTTTTTCAATAATGAAATATAGTCTTGATTAGTTTTCTGTGTGCTATCAGCTAATAGTTCAATAATGACTGGGTTATTCTCTTTCTTAGATTCTTTAACAATGAAAGATATAACCTGGTTACTGTCTATGCTTCCAAATTCACCAACTCTAAATCCCCATTCTTCATAGAAATTTATTTCCTGATCAACGTTAGTTAGATTAGCTTTAACTAATTTGTTTATACTTTCCTGAGTACCCTTAGTTTTTAATAAACCTTGATAAAACTTTACTTGGCTTACATCGTCCAAGCCTAGATTTTCTAAATATCCTCTGCTCCTAAAACCAATTAAACCTTTAGCTGCTTTTGAAGTTCCAACCTCTAAATTCACCTTGTTAACATCAAAGAATTCGTTAAAACTCTCAGCCTTAGTAGCAATATTAGGAAGTAGACCATTGGTCATGTACTCATTAACTACCCAATCGTTATAGTCAAAGACTGTCTTTCCGCCATGATTAACTTTTGCTGCATATACCTTGTCTCGGAAACTTACATAGTCACCTTTTTTATAGTCTTTATTTTGCTGCCATATTTCAAATTTATTGTCGTTAAAAATATAACCGGGTGCATGTAATGTACCATTCCATTGGCCAGCCTTGAATCCTACTAGTTTTACTCTATCCTGTCTATTTCCTAGCTCAGGTTGATATACTATGTCATTAAAAATAGTTTTGTTATCAAGAACAACATAATGTTCATATTGAATAGGACTTACATTTGCACTATACAACACATTTTGATCTGTATTTACAGTGATAGTAGTTTGATTATCTATTCGTGATACATTATAGTTTGATTTACGTATGGATGCACTATTCTGATCCTTTAAAGTATTTGATTTAGAAAAGTCATCAGTCGTTGTAAATGGTCTTTCGATCTCCAAATAATCATAGGCAGGACTAATTGCTAATACACTACCAATAGGCCAATTTTGATCTGTCCAAAACAGGAATTCCCTTGCCCCAAGAATAAAATCTTGCGGTTCGCCTTTTTCTGTTACACTCTCAAATTTCATACCTTTGGCATTTAAATACCTTTGATAAGCATTTAAGAAATCAGCAACCTGTCCCTTGGATTTGAGTACTGTCCCGTAGGGAACATCTGCGTAAGCATCCATAAAATTCTTAAAAATTTTAATTGATTGATTACCAACAGTTACAGTTGTTGTATCAGTTCCACGTACACTTGGCACTATTCTAAAAAACGGATTTTCTATATCGTAACCTGTTATCTTATATCCACTATGTACAATCGAAATTTTTACGCCGGAGTAAATTACTCTTTCTAATGGATTAGATTTATGCATTATAAGGTTATAGTTTTCGTCTGGCAAAAATATTGTTTTGTTACTGCTCGATGGCGTAGCCTGCTCGGATATAATTTTTAGATACTTTTTATCACTAAATCCTGATAGTTGATACATTAGATTTAGTGTTAAGTTTCTAATTCTAGTTTGAGTATCAGCAATAGACAAACCACGATTTACTATGTAGTTGTAGATAAATTGGTTATATCCCTCTACTCGATTTACTTCAGTAGTATTTTCTTTTGCAACACCGTGTATATAGAAATCACCTAACTTTGGTCTATAGCTTTTGTCTGTTTTTATTATCTGAGAATACTCTGTCTGTTTGCTATAAAGTCCAGTATCAAACATCAAACTTAGATATTTTGCTGGCTTTTTGATAGCACTAATTATTTGTATTGCAAATGGCCATTCACTTGACCTTCTCCAAGCAGTCTCCTGAGGACTATAATCACCAAAACGCCATGCATCATCGCTATTCGCAGAAGTTACATCCTTGATTAAGAATTCGGTGGGAGAGCGTAAACGACCTTGATCATCGACTGGAATATAATCTAATAATTCAGGCTTTTTATAATTGTTATTAACAGTATAGGTATCAGTAACTGCGCTAGAATATACTTTTCCGTCTCTAATGTCTTCCCATAAAATATTATTACCGCGAGTATATGGTGCAACACCGTACCTATCGTCCCACCAACTTGGTTTTTGACTATGCCCTAACATTTCCCATGGAGTTAAATGTGGAGTATCAGTATCATAAAACCATTTGTATATTCCTCTCCAGAAACCCGGAACTCTACGACCTTCTAATTTGGTTGTACCATTAGTGTGATTCCATGAAAATTGATTAGTCTCATTCCATGTAGTATTTTCAACTGTATCAACTCTATTTTTGATAGCCCATTTACCATACAAACTTCTTATTATTGAAAGTTCGCGACTTAGTGATACAGAGCTGTTGGGTCTCCAATAACCTGAAAGCACTGAGTCAAAATCAAATAAATCATTTCTAAACTGTGTCTTAATATTGTTATAAACACGCTTTTCAAATTCAAGTATAACGTCGTCTCTTATGTCTCCATAAGTTGCCCAAATACTTCCATCATGTCCTTGTAATACTTCTTTTGGCACACTGTAGGTATTATCAATATATTTACGAGGTGTATACTTTTTCCACAATCCTAATTTAGTAGGAGTTGGAGGCACGAAACTTCCATCTGTATTAGTGTATTCTCTAATTTCAAATTTATCATTAAGAAAAGTGACAAAACTATCATTTAAAATAAACGCGGCATTAATAGTATCAAAGGTATAGTCTACACCTTCGAGCAGTTGTGTTTTAACATTATTTCTTATATGATAGATAATTACTGCTCTTTGACTTATGCTAGTTAAGTCAAATTGACTACCGAATTCATATACTCTTTCTTTGATATCTTCAACTGTTAAATTAACAGTAGAAAAAGTATTGCCCCAAGGTACCATATCAGAATAATAGAAGGGGAAAGATACTGTTTTGTTATTGACCATAAACAAGAGAATATCATCAACACATTTCGTTATATTTCTATAGTCAAGATCTAACTTATCTATATTCTCTATAAACCTATTCTTGAATCTAGTATATTCCTCCATACTATAAATTAGACTATCAATTATATTAGCTTCATCGCTAGTAATGAGATATTGTCCTAATATAGCACCAGCACTGTGCTGTAAAATTTTTCCAGGATATACTCTGTAATTTAAATCTCTTATATTATTTGATCCTAAACTACTACCCTCAAATTCTTTAATGTTGTTGGTTATTATAATTAAATGATTGCGAATTTGACCTAGTGATAGATTTTCAAAATCATCATTGTTAGCATTATTTTCTATATTTTTTGGTATCTCGAAGTACCCATTTTCAATTATTGTATCTGAAAATACACGTAATGTTACAACATCATTTTTAGTTAACGACTTTTTGAACACAACATAGTATTTCTCATTCTGATTTAAAATACTGTATTGATTGTTTGATATAAAGTTACTGTTAACAAAAACCTGTAGGCTGCTTGTTACAGTGTCTTTAGGTTTCGCTCCAATTTCAAAGGTATAAAGTTCAGAGGCAACAGTATATGTTACTATTTGAAACTGCTTGCTATCTTCTAGTACCTGTGTCCAACCATTCAATAGACTTCTTTTATTTGTCTTTTTGTCTATGTAATGAACGTGGCCACTTCTTACAATAACTTTGGTTAACCCTGTATTTTTTACATATGTAAATGTATCTTTTATATAATTGTTCTCAAAAACAATGTCACCAATGTTTTCAAAATTATTATAGGTTAAACCAAATTCTAAAACCTGATCAGTTGCTGCATTACTGTTTCGTTTGTAGCTAAAAAGTTTACAACCAGAAAAAGTTGAGCTTGGATAGACACTGGTATCTCCAAAACTTTTATGATTGCCGTCAAATACATCAAACAATGGTTCTTGATTAATCTTGGTTTTCTGTTGTGCTCTGAGCCACGTGCTGTTCTTATAATAAAAAACTACGCCTTGATTTTTAGCACCAAGTATACTTGTTACATTACTGTCATTAGGCACAGTGCCTATTTGAACAAGGTTTATAATTTTTCTTGTATTAGCATTAGCATCTTCGTCAATAAAATCTACTCTAAAAATCTTGTTCTTTAAATCTGGATCAGCCGTGAATATAACTGTCATCTGAGGCAATAGATCTATACTGTCACTAAAGTAACCGGTCTGACCATTTACATTTGACAGAGCATCTGTTTCAGTAACATCAACTACAGATACAGGATCAATACTATAAACGCCATAGTTAAAGAGGGACAAGTTTGGAGTGAATTCAATAATTGGCCGTTTAGCTCTTGCAGTATCATCCACAGCAGGCGTAAACTTATTATATTTGGCGGTTGCTTCAATAACCTGTCTATGAAACCATCTATTTCCTCTTGCCCAAGCATTGTTATCAACACAACTCCTGTTGGCAACTATATAGTCTTGCAATACTGGACTGTTTGAACTACCATCATAGTTTGTTGAATCAAAGACTACACTATCATAAGGTTCTTCCAGGGTTTCTGTAAAAGGCTCTGGTGTAGTTAAACTTTTTGCTAGAGTCAAAGTAATTGAAGACCCAACTCCTTCAACATAATAAGTTTTGTTTTGATAACTGGTTGGTGTAACGGTTGTGTCAAACTCTATTTTAAGGCCATTAGTAAAAATGACACCATTGGGACTTGTATAATTTTCTTTTCCTAGAACATCATTAACGACGTCAATAATAGAACTTTTTCCATCATCAATAAGAACAATGCGACCAAATCGAGTTGAATCAACGCCATCCTGATAATAGAGTTCGTCTGCTAGTGATGTTAAAGGAGGGATAAGTTCAAATTTATTACTTGTGTTTTTCCATAGCTGACGATTTCCGTAAGTTTTGCCTTGCTTGATTCTAACTTTTTGACCCTGCGGAACTGCTGTAGTTCTTGTAAGTGTAATAGTCTGTGTTCCGCCAATATCTTTTAATGCAATAGCATACACATCATATCTTTGACTAAGTGATATTCTGGTAGTCGCATCAAAAGTAGTTCCTGCTTGACTAAATGGATATCCGTCAAATGGTGATCCCGCGTCCCATAAAGTTTCATCTTCACTGTCATTTAAAAATACAAGAGTCTTACCATTTATTTCAGTAAATGTATCTATACCACCATACGTATCAACGAATTTACTATAGACCTGGTTATGTATTTGACTATATGATAGAGTTGAACAAAAATCCACAGAAGCAGCAGTTGTCATTTCTGTAAAAAAGGATTGATCATCCTTCATTGGCACATTGAATGTGATTCTTCCAACGTCTTCACCATTGTTACTTACACCGACAACATCTCGCGTGCTTACGTTTTGTTGTGCAGAACTTATACCTGTTAATCCTATCTCTGTTTGAATCCAGAAGGGGATACCTGGCTGACTTACATTAAATGTATAGGTGCCACCCCTAGCCAGATAGAGAGTTTCGTTGCTGGTTGCGGTAGTGTTATTAAATCTGTATACGGGTTGACCTGTAACAACTTGACTCGTTTCTTCATCAAACGTAGTAGAATCATATCCTACTGTATCCCAGGGTATTTGTGAATAGGTTGTTCCTTCTCTATAAACAGTATAGTCCTCTGTCATATCTACAGTGTTGCCAAAAACATTAACTCTGTCAGGACCACCGGGTAACCAGAAGTATTCTCCGTAGTTGACTAATTTATCTAAATCTACAAAGCCACTCCAGTTATAGTATTCCTGGCTGAATAGGTCATTGGGATTTTCTGTATTACCGTTGTAGTATCTAATATTATTCAAAAAGTCTATATAGGAACTTGCACTTTCTACAGTACCTTCACTATTTCTATAGACTACGCCAGGCTCTAATTGATAGTTTGTTCTGTCAGTAGATATTTCACTAAGATATCCATCACCTGCTGTATAGTTCTTAGCAAACTTTCTGCCAATAAAACCGTCAAATCTTGTGTCTCTGGGTTCGCTAATTAGCTGGTCTAGAGTAGCGTTTAAAAACTTACGGTTACGTTCAGTTTTAAAAACTTCTGGTAAAAAAGTCTGACTTTTACGAGTTGCCATTAGTAATTATATCCAGTGTTAGTAATATTTGTATTGTTAGTCACTGTATTTACAGTTGTAGAAAGTGAGCTTTTTCCTGCACTTACGCTTTCAACACTAAGATTATCAGATGCGGTATTTACTACTGTTCCTGATGCAGTCAATTGACTAGCAGTAATAACAGAAATAATTTCTACATCATTAACTGTCGCACTGCTTATAAAGATCTCGTCTCTTGCACTTGTAATTTGAAGTAAACTACCAAAGACGTTGGTTGTGTCTTTAGGTACTATAGTAATACTAAGAACATCTGGGGACAATTCTTGATGAAGATAAGCATCTAATTCACTGAAGTAAAAAGTGTCGCCAAAATCCCAATTTTCAAGAGCAAAATAATTATTAATTGCTCTGATTACATTTGCTTTAATTTCACTATCACTTTTTAAAGTAGCTTGATTTTTAATTACTTTAAATGTTGCTTGTAAACTAGCATCTGCTTTACTGCCAAACAATGGTCTAAAATTTATAGAGTGGAATATTAGAGCATCACTAACGCTTTTATTGGATTCAAGATTGCCAAATGAATCTCTTAACTCTAGTGTTGAAGGTTTAGTAGGCTTTTCTACTCTGCCAGTGATATCTGTTACCCAATTTCTAAAATCTGTGTTATATTGTCTTGTAAGAATATAAAGATCAATAATATTACTTGGACTTGGATCGATTCTTCTATTATTGGGCGCATTGTGACTATACTGGAATAATAAATTATTTCTTCCAGTTTTCTTTATATAATCTGTTGTAATCTTTATATTTTTTGTACCGCCAGAAGCTTCATAAAGTATGTAAAATACTCCTGTACTTGAAGCATAAAATATTTGCCCTAGACTATAACTAGCAAGTATAGTTCTTATTTCACTTTCTGTGGTGTATGTTGTTTCTATAGTTGAATCAACTACTGGTTTGTATCTAGTAAACCCTGCCGAATCTAGGTATGTTGTATAAAAAACTACTTTTCTGGCACTGTTTGTATCAGGAGATACGATTGTTTCAAAAACCTCTGGATCGTCAGGCACTCCATCACTATCACTGTCAGGAAAGGTTACTTTAATTTTTTCATTAAGAGTGAACCCATCTGATTCAATATATGCTTTATCTATTTGTAGGGGAATATCTAAACCTATAGGCAAACTGCTGTCAGGCTTGTTATTGACTTTTAAAACTTTAATAGTGTCCTTAACAGTTTTGCCTGATACGGGATCAAAAACTTTTAGATCGCTGTCAAAGTAAAAGCGAGTTTCCTTTACACTTTCAAATGTATAAGTGGTACTTCTATATTTTACAGTATAGGTTGCACCATCATTTGTGAATAATAGAAACCAACTGTTGTCTAATCCTAAATTACTTTGATCTCCAGTATTTGTAAGACTAAAAGTTGTACTTTGGTTTAGATTTAGGCTACTGATAATTTCCCATGTTCCAGTTTCATAATCATATCGTAACCCAAAAGTTTTAAATGTAGCAATATTGTCTGCTATAGTTGACTTGTTTTGACTAGTTAGCGTGTTGTTCCACACAGGGTAAATTTTAGAAAGTATTGCCCCTGTTGGAATTATCTCGCTCATAGTCACTGGGCCTGTGCCATTTCTAAGATTACCCACGCCTTGATTTGTACCATCATCAACAACTTTAATAATACTTGCCCAAATATAATCTTTAGTATTCAAATCTCCACTTGAACCAGTTATGATAGTATTATTAATATCAAAAACTTTACCAGCTGGAGCAACAAATTTAAGTAAACTATTTGTATTAGCATACTTCAAACTACTACTAGCAAAACTACCAATTGATGCTGGATTGCCAGCTGAATTTTTAAAATAGCCAGTTACAGTACCAAAACTCCTTGTAGTTTGTTGCCATGTACTGTTAAGACTGGCAGCATCCTTTTTAGTATAATTTTTTATGTAAAAATGAAAACTTTCATTATTTTGAATAATCGGTTCAATTCGTCGTGAAAGAACATTGAATATGTCACTTCTAGTAGTAAAATTAAAACTAAAACTATTAACAGGCTCGTCAATAAACAGAATACCATCACTAGCAACAATATTTGTACTGCTGTATTTTCCAGTTGTATCACGCACATCTAGGTATCTGCTGATACCACTTGATGTACGATTTACCGCTTTACTTTTTAAAATATCTGTATAGTTTGTAAATGGGAAGATCTGATAATCTTCAGCGTTAATCATACGATTTTGAGTATAGTATTGCTGTTGTGCCTTTAACTTTACATCATTTAAATTTTCTCTGGCACTTGCATTAGAAATTGTAGTTTGAAGTGCAAGATTTACTGTAAGGCTCTGTAGTGTATTTGTCTTGCTGACATAGGGAATATTGATCTCTATATCCTGCATATCACGTGGAGCGATTTTATAGGTTAACCCATTACCCACTCTAAAATAGGTTCTAAAATTACCCACTGGGGTAGTAGTGAAAACATCATCACCAAATACTATATTGATTCTATCATTAACAGCACTTTCTACAGCGAATAAAGTTTTTATTTCCTTACTCAAGCTATTATAAATTACGTTAGTACCATTTAGCGCAGGTACTTTTGTCCATCTTGTTGATTCATTACCCTGTGAATCTAATTCATATAACCAAACATCATTATTGTCAATGCCATTTACGCTTAATTCTACTACACGGTTTGGCAACTTTTCATTAATTGAAAAATCTACAGTTTGCAGGCTTCCTTGTTTAAAATAAAAGAAGAAACCAGTGTTAATACTATTAAACCCTCTATCGTCACTTCTGTAAATTAAGTTTAATGTATCCCTTGGTCCTGGGGGGACTTCATATAGATAGTTTGAACCACTATATGTTCCATTAACTACTTCAAAATCTATAGTTCTACCATTTACGTTAGTAGAGAATTCATAAGCAGCAATACTACTGGGTATAGTTCTAATATTATATTCTTCAATTTTAATTCCACCTATAGATGTTCTTAATGATGGATTACTAAACTGCTGCGTACCAACCATGGCTGCATTCATAATAGTTGTAAATTGTTCTAGGAAATCTGGATTTGTTGTATCGCCCCAAAAAATTTCAGTATCTTGAAGATTGTTACCATTGCTATCAAAAACTTCTTCACTCGTGCGTACACTAGTTACTTTTAGTAACCCTCGCCCAATTTGGCTACGCTTTACATTGTAATTAAGCATCCTGGCAAGACGTAAAATACTTGAACGTCTTTGTGCAGTTTCTAGGAAATTTTCTCTTGCATTAAGATCAACACGGAAACTCATACTCTGAGTTAGAAATGCTATAATATCAATTAGAGCTATATATTCACTACTCTCAATGAAGTCATTGAAATCTTCTGGATAATAGGTTCTAATATAATCAATTATAGTTTTACGAACAGTCTGATAGTCGTAACTTTGAAAGTTAACTTCCCTAAATGCTTCGTAAATCTTTGTCCAATCTTCAGCAGCAAATAAGTTTGATTCTCTAGTGGTACTAGCCATTAATTTATCTCACGTTGTTATACTATATTTATTTGTTATAGAATATACGTATATTATAGGTTATTATCACGTAAGAATGTGATTAGTAATCGCTCACTAGCATCAGTAGCCACAAAAACCAAGTCAACTTCTACTTGAATACCATTATCAAATTCAGATACTATTATATCTTGCGCAATTACCCTAGGATCGTAATCAATTGTGGTTTGCACTTCTTGAAGAATGGCATCTTTTGTTTCTTCAGTTAATGGATCCATTATATACTCGTATATACTTGATCCAAAGTCAGTGTTGAATAATTTTTCACCCTTACGTATAGCAAAATGGTTTAATATATCGCGCTTAATAAGATCTTCATCAGACAGGCTTACTGATTGGAAACTGTTATTTAAAGTAGTATAGCCACGGTATAAAGACATAGTATGTTATTTACCCTATATGTATAAACCTTGCCTAGCAAAGTAATCAAAGTTCTCTCTGGATTGTTCATAAGCACTTGCTCCCTTTTGAGCATATGTGGATAGCTTTTTATACAAGTCTTGAGAAGATTCAATAACTGTTGTGCCTGGTATAGGCTTAGGTTCTAAAAATTCGCCAGCCCTTAATTTTTTTGCATAATCAGATCCAGACGCATATGATGCTGTTAGCATAGCTGATACGACATTGGGTGCATCTGTAGCTTTTATACCGCCATTAGTAGCTAATTCTTGATATTTTTTTGCCAGATCTTTTTGGAATATGTCTTCTTGAAGAAAAGAGTTAGCAAAAAAGTCGTCTAGATCACCAACACCATTTTTTCCAGTCCAAATTCTAGGATCAGATAGTTGGCCATTAAAGACAGCTTCAGGTTTAATAAATCCTTGCTCTTTTAAAGTTTGTGTAGTAAGTCCAAACTTACCTATAGCCCTCGTTACACTATCAACATGATTATATTTTCCATTGCTACCTACTAACTCTGAAATGCCAGCTGAAATAGATCTCATGTTATTTGCATCTAGAACACCCAGAGGATCTGGTAAAGACTGGTTCACTAAAACTGCTTCGTTAATTTTTTCACTGTTGGCACCCTCTAGGATACTATCTAAACCATCGTCGCTAACCACAGGAGGATTTTTGGGAAATGAAACTGTTTTATTAATATCTCCATTAAACACTGTAGGTTGTGTTGTTATTCCATGTTCTACGTAAGGCTCGTGTGTTGGCGCACGATCCACTGTTGTTTTTAATTCGTTATTGGCATTCCAAAAACCTTTACCATCAATCATAGTATCTTTTAGAGTTGCTAAAGGTATAGCTTTGCCTTTGGCTGCTCCTGCTGCACTTCCTTGTAGAGCTATACAACCTGCTTTAACGTTAAGTGATGGTCCAGCTTTAAGATTCATTGTGCCTGAGGATTCAATATTTGCTGCTGAACCACTCTTAATGTCAATCCCCTTCGAGCCAAACATTCTTGCTGATCCTTTGCCAGAAAATACATCTATAAGAGTTCCTCCCTCTAAGTGTGTTGTGTTTTCACTTACTAATTGAATAGTAGACTTAGCATGAAACTTAATATTTTGATCTGCATGGAAATTTATATTTTTACTACGAACATTAACGTTGGTTTCACTGTATAGGTCAAGTTGACCTTTCTTATCCATCTGAATCCATGATGTGCCGCTGGAATTACTAATGTAAATAAAATCTTCTGTATCATGCAGTAGTATTTGATGACCATGGCTTGTTCTTATACGTACCTGATTGTTGTTACCTTCAATATCACCATCATCCATGGTTAGTGAGTGGCCACGAGCTCTTCCGGATTTCCCAAGAAGTGTGTTAAGGTCATCTCCCACTAATTTAGTAGCCGGGTTATTTTTGAGACTACTTATAACAGGTGTTTTTGATATGTCTACACCGGTTTTAGATTTTCGCCTTCCCTTTGTTGTTATACCTACAAGTTCACTAGGAGTCTCACGCATGTAATTACTGGTCGTAAGACCTCGAAATTCGTCCTTATCTAATCCCTGTTTCTTTAATGAACTAAAAGAGTCTAAATCTATTTTCCTTTTAGGTTTGAGCCAGTTAGTTAATTTACTAGTATCTTCTATACGATCATTTAGGTCGAGCGCAGGTGCACGAGTATGTCTAGGGCCATCACTTCCTTCACTAACAAAATTACTAGTCATCCCAGATTCAGGTAATGTTTGCATCATATATGCATCAGGTGCACAGGCAAACCAAAAACCTTCAGCATTTCTACCTTCTGGAAACACACAAAGGACTCGTGTTCCAATGTCCGGACACGGATAAACTATACCACCTACACTCTTTGTACCGTCCTGGGCTTCAGATCTACTGTAAAACGGGGTTGCATATCTAACCTGTCGCCATTGCGAGGTAGTTTCTTCAAGAGGTTTACCAGTTTGAGTACCAGTATTTCCGTATTGGGGGATGAATACACTTAAAACGCCCATATGAGTTGGATGTGAATTTACCTTTACAATACCAATTACTATGCCTTTATCTTCATGTATTCCGCGGACGTCTTCAGTTTTGAAATCTTTATCGCCACCCTTTGCCCCTAAATTTGTATAATCAAACATTAGCCATATCCTATCCTTTGTTTTTTTAAAAGTCTGTTGGCAACAGATCTATGTTAAAAGGTAAGTTAGTTACTTTAGATCTGCCACCCAAATTAGTATTACTATCTAAATTAGTAATTGAACTGGGATCATCTTGCAACTGTTCACTTATCCTTCGCTGGTTGTCTAATTCTACTAGAGCAGGATCATCTTGCAAGGATTCACTTGTTGTAGGTACATTAGCACGTACTTTAGCACCCGCAGTTGATTTTACTTTAACAGGCGTAGCACCAAGACCATATCCTATCATGTTCGCTTCTTCTATATCTTTTTGTTCTTGAATAGCCCTTTGGTTATCCAAATATTTGCCAGATTCTTTACTACGAACAACTGTATCTTTTACTGGCTGCATATGAGTTCTGAACCCTTCTAGTTTTTGAGAGAATATGCCTCCTGCAAAAGTAGTTTGTATTTCAACAATCTGATAAACTCCACTAAATTCACTCGTAGAATACTTACTATTGGTGTTTGGATTAGCTAGACCTGACAGATCATCATAGTCAATTGGAGTTTTTAGATTAACCTGTATATAGGGAGGACTTAAATCATAATTTAATGTGTCGTCTGGCATGTAGGGAGTATTATACAGTTCCCTTCTTAGTTCTTTATCTTGCCAAAAACTATCCCCTGTAGGAATATATGCAGGATCTCCTACAACATCTAATTTTAACCCAATAAGATCAGTACCATCATGCATTATTGTACTGAATAAATCTTTTGCACGTTTTTCTTCAACTGTTGTATCTGTTTTTAAGCTTTCACCTTCAGTACTTTTGGGTGTGGTCCTTATTTGAGGAGATGCAAAAGTGTCATGAGTTTTATTGTCTACAGGTACACCTGTTCCTAAAGTATGTGCCTGATAGTATGCCGTATCAAAATCTAATGCAAACCCTGTTACTTGTGTATTTTCACCAGTGAAAATATAATTGTAAATTTTATGAATACCCTGTCCCTTAGGTTTACTTGGAGGTGCCCATGGAAAATCACTGTAATAAACGTCCGTGGGAACAATATCATATCTTATTTTAAAAGCATACCTGCCTGTTTTTTTATCCCAACCTATCACATCAATGATTTTGGGTTTAACTTTAAACCAAGAAATAGGCATATTTGTCTTACTAGTTTCATTTTTGTTATTTTCAATATCTTTTATTATATTTTTATTGATATAGTTGCTACTGACCACAATATGGGATATAAGTTGAACCAAGTTTGTACCTCTGTTAATACGAAAAAGTTGTTTTGATTTGTCAATAGTTACAGAACCTTTTAACGCTTGTCCAAACTGTTTTGATAAATTATCAATCTCAGTAGGCGTATTCTGCGGGTCAAACCTGTCAGGGACTATTTTTGCATTTAATATTTCTGGAGCAACTAAAAATGATATTTCATCAGCTAGCTCTATTTCGGCAGGAACCGTTGTAAAATTATTACGACTTGTTTTATTAGATTCACTATCGGGAACCTGCCTAGGTTTAGTCAAACTTTTATAGTAGTCGTTTATAGCATCTGCAATATTGGTACTTGATTTTCCCAATATAACTTGTGTTTCAGCCCTTAGAGCATCCTCCACATTAATTGCGTTACCACCACTTAAGGTCGCGGCGGCTATATTATTTTGAATATCCTGATCAGTATATTTTCTTTCGTTTGTAAATCCCTGTACACTTTTAGAAAAAATATCTCCAACATTATTTGCTTGTATTTGAATATTGATTGGAATGGTTGAACGAATATTTTTAAACACATCCTGATGGTATGGTATACCCGCACATTTATAAGTAGCTCCTGATGCATCAACACTAAATTTAATTTCCATTATTCTTATTGGAATGTATTTTGGTGCAATTAACTTATTAGACGGTTTACCATTATCATCATATCCCTTGAATGATATTTCCAAACAATAGGGAGTTTGTATGTAGTTTTGTTCTTCTTCCAAACTTTGTTTAGCTTGTTCTCTTAATCTATCTATTAAAGTCACACCACGTGGTTCAGTAATATCAAAAGTCACCTCAACTGTGTTTGTATTAGCGTTAAATTTACTAGGACTTGCGGCTGAATTAACTAATTTAAGGTTATCAATATAAAAATCTGTGTTAAATTCACTTGCCCTATCTGGATCTCCATCTACCCCACCACTTCTGCAAACTAAAAATTTTGGTATTTGAGAAAATGACTTTGGTGCACTCATAAGATTAACATATGTTTTGGGTGTTAGCATGTACAATGCAATGTTATAGGTATAACTAGCATAGTCGTCAAGTAAATTACGTTGAGGATCAATAGTTACAGATCCAGGAGGCTTAACGAAGGCACGGTTATTAGATTCATCATTATTTGTGCTAGTTTTAGGAGTACCTACTTGAGAAGTCGTTGGCCGACCAAAACTATCTACACCTTCGTCATCAACTGGTATACCCTGATCATCATCTTTTGAATTTCCTCTTATTATTCTGTTTCCGTTAGTAATTTCTTCTTGTCTTGGGGGCACACCTTGAGGGTCGTTTCCAAATCCAGAGTTATTGTTTGCACTATTTGGTTGTGGACCTGTACCAAATTCGCCTTGCTCAAGCAGCAGCTTTTCCTGTGCGGTTAACACCCCAGGTTGAGGATCAAAAGGGCCAGTATCCTCTTCATTATTGCCTATAGCTGTGTCTAATGGGTTAATAGTAGGTGCACCACCAAATTCACCTTGAGGGTCGTTTCCAAATTCAAAGTTATTGTTTGCAGTATTTTCCCCTGCTGCCACAGAAGATCCACCACTACTAATTGATGGCCAATCTGGCGATATACCAAAAACTGCGTCACCACCCAACTCAATCGCAGGAAGTTGTGAAGCTACTGACTGTTTAACAGTTCTTATACTGCTAGCAAAAACTGGATGTGTTTCCTGTTGTATTGTTTGTACACGTGGATCTAAAATATCATTACTATTAACAAGAAAATATCCCTCAGGTAGGTTGGGGTCATCTTGTACTCTATCTTCTCCTAAAACGTTTTTAAGTTCCTGTTTTTGAGGCTGGTAAAGTTTTTGTACTTCTACCTTGGACCAATCTCTAGCAATAGTAAGCTGTCGATCAGCTTCAGCGGCGGCGAGGGCACGGCCCAGCGGCCCTTGAACTTCATTAGCTTCTAAAACTTTAAAAATACCTTGAGGGGTTATTATTGTTTTCGCCATGTTTTACCCTTCATAGACCCAGGGCTCTTTGTATATTCTGTTGTTTAGGTATAAAAAATTTTGTTCCTTGTGTAAAGTCAAAAACTGGATCTTCAAAAACATTAGGATTTCGCGAAATGAATACCCACCATAAATTGGAATTTCCATACAAATCCGCTGCTAATAGATCTGGCCTAAACTCATATAGTTTATCTAATGTGTATATTACATCATCTTTTTCAGCGGGAATAGATCTATATTCAAGGATATCTAAATAGTCATTGTTAACAATGTCTGTGTTAAAATATTGGCTATCAGGTGTATATTGAGTAACCATTATAAAGTTCCTCCTCTACCTTTAGAACTACCAATCAAATCACCTCTAGCATATTTTTCAAGACTAAATTCAGTTTGTTGTTTTCTTGAGTACACTGGTGATAGTGTTACGTTTACAGTCATTAATGTTGGGACATAGGATATGTCTTGAAGATTTTCATCAGGGTTCAATCCTGTTGCCATATAATCTACGCCACTTTCAAAATCCTGACTGAACTGAGAAACCACAACTGGCACGCTATTAAACATATAGGGTCCATAAGCACTAAAACGAAAAACAGGCGGCGGCGTGCCTTTAAGTTGGTCTTGGCCAAAAAACATTTTATTAGATGATCTTAAAAAATTTATTACCGCCAGTACATAACGTGCTTCTTCTGATGTATTTGCTGTGAATTGTCCTATAACAGTTATATCATTTGTAACACTGTTGTTATAGCTTTGTTGATTAAAATTGCTGTGTGTTGGATTTATTGGCGTATATATTGCACTATAACTTGAGTTTATAGTTGGAGTATAAGGCCACACTACACCACCTGAATCTGCCAAGGGTTTAAGTAATATATTATTTGGATCCTTATAAAGAATATTGCCACTACCCGGACTTAATGTTAACCTAGCACGGGGATCTAAAGAATTCGCAAACCGTGCATTCGTAGTCTGACCATTGGTTCTAGTTTGTTCAGATACACTAGCACCACCTGAATGCAATCCTGCTGTAGCTAGTCGCTGATCACGGGGGGTAAGGGCTCGTACAACTTTTTGTATGGTGCCACCTAATGTACTGCGAGGTGTAGTAGGCGGAGAATTAGGGGGTAGCATTTTTCTTCCTTTTATATTGTTATAAGTATTTATAGGCTGTATAATGTACATAGTTTTTAAGGAAGGTACATGAAGACTAGGAAATATCTAAACAATAGAGACTTGTTAAAAGAAATACACATAAGCAAAAATAGCTATTGTAGTTTTACATCTGAAGAATATAATATATATGATATCATTCTCCCTAACATTGATAAGATTAATATTAAATCAGTAGCCCAGGCAAAACGCAATCATGCAGATAGGTTATCAAAGCAGGCCTATGAACAAGCTATTAATGAAGGCAAAAAAGTAAAACAAGCAGATTTTTTAATTAATTGGAAAAAAATAAAAAAAACAGATCTAATCTTTCGTATTATGACGTTTGATCATATACCACTACAGCCAGGTCGCAAAAAGAAACCTAAGATTACTTCAGATCACCATACCCAAGTTAATTTCAAACCATTTCAACACTTTAAGTTTAATGATAATAATGAACTTATTTGTGTTGGTAAGAGTCACTGGATAGGAGGAATGGAAAATGGCTATTTTAGTAAAGATCATGGACAACTAACAAATACTCTATCAATGATGTTTCTTAAATTGGTAGAACGTTATGCGACTCGCTATAATTGGCGCGGTTATACTTATAATGATGAAATGCAGGGCGCTGCTCTAGTACAACTATGCCAGGTAGGATTACAGTTTAATGAATCGCTAAGTCAAAACCCATTTGCTTACTATACTGCCACCATTACTAATAGTTTTACACGAGTGCTAAATCTAGAAAAGAAAAGTCAAAATATTAGAGACGATATATTAGAACAAAACGGACTTACTCCAAGTTATACTAGGCAAGCACAATCAAGCTCAGAAAAATAAAATATGTCAAATCTTTTTAAGCGGGCAATATTCTTTACAGACATTCACTTCGGTCTAAAGTCCAACAGTAAGACACACAACCAGGACTGTTTGAACTTTATTGACTTTGTTATTGAACAAGGTAAAGCCAACAACTGCGAAACGTGTGTATTCTTAGGCGACTGGCATCATAACCGTGCCAGTCTAAACATCAGCACACTAAACTACAGTGTTCGTGCATTTGATAAGCTAAGTGAAAGTTTTGCACAGGTGGTATTCCTTCCTGGCAATCATGATGAGCACTATCGTGATACACGAGAAATGAACAGTGTAGTGTGGGCTAAGAAGTGGGACAATGTTCGGCTGTTTGATGACATCACAGAAGAAGGCGATGTCTGTGTTATGCCCTGGCTAGTTGGCAAAGAGTTTGCTAGGGTTCCTAAGATTGAAGCCAAGTATATGTTTGGTCATTTGGAACTGCCCAACTTCTACATGAACGCAATGGTGCGTATGCCAGACGTGGGTGAACTCAAGCGTGAAGATCTCAAGTGTGAGACAGTATTTACTGGGCACTTCCACAAGCGACAGAATCATAAGAATATCACATACATTGGTAATGCGTTTCCTCACAACTATGCTGATACTGGTGATGATGAGCGTGGCGTAATGATCCTGCCCTGGGGCGGAGAAGCAGAGTACGTTGCTTGGCCCGATGCTCCCAAGTACAGACGCTACATGTTAAGTGATTTATTAGCAAACACAGACAATCTCCTAAAACCCAACATGTATTGTCGTGTTGAGCTTGACATTGATATTAGTTATGAAGAATCAAACTTTATTAAGGAACAGTTTATCCCAGAGTTTGGTATACGTGAACTAAGCCTTATTCCTCGTGTGGGAGAAGAGGAACACGCACAGGAGTTTGAGGGCGAAGTTAACTTTGAAAGTGTGGATAGTATTGTTACATCACACCTGACTCAGTTAGATAGTCCACAGTATGACAAAACTCTTATGTTAGACATTTACCAAAATCTATGATAGTGGGCATTACAGGCGCTAGCAGAGGGTTAGGCAAGGCTATTGCTGACTATTGTGCTAGCGCAGGAAACACAGTAAGAAGATGGGATAGTTCTACTGACTTACGAATATGGAATAATAGACAGTATATTATTAAGCAATCAGCTGATGTAGATATATTTTTCAGCGTAGCCAAACCTGACTTTACACAAACAGAACTACTATTTGAATGGTGGAGTGAATATCAGGACAAACTTTTTATAAGTATTGGTAGCAAAGTAGTAAACTACAACTTGTGGGGAGATGATATCCATATGAAAAGATATCATACTCAAAAAATAAGCCTTCAACATGCTACTAGACAAATCAAGAGTCCCCTGGCAATTATAATCAATCCAGGACACTTGTATAACGGTGACAACTACAACTATGATGAACTTTTAGTGTGGTGTGATCAACACATTAAAGAATATGTAAATGGATCCTAAGACTTACTTCTACAATAAAACCTTATGCCCGGCCGCATGGAATAATTTTTATATTGATCCTGCGGGTTCAGTGCGTACATGTTCAATTGGTAAAACAGAGCTAGGAAACATAAACACAAATACATTTGATGAAATACTTAAATCTAAAGAGTCAGTTAAGATTAGGCAGGCAATGATTGACGGCTACTTGCCTGATCAATGTATTGATTGTATTAACTTAGAAAAGAATAATAAAAACGCATTTAGTGCTAGAATGCACTATAGAAAAACTATTACAGATACTAATAATCTATTAGATTACGACAAAGCTGAAGGTGAGTTCGCAATCACAGGTTTTGACATAAGACAAACCAATACTTGCCAGAATGCCTGCGTATATTGTGGTCCGCTACTGAGTAGCAAGTTCGCAAGTGAAATGGAAAAGTTTCCTAGAATCACGTCAGAAGAAAATCTAAAAAGTTTAAGTGAATTCATTATTAACAACCTTCTAAATCTAAAAGAGATATATTTTGCTGGTGGTGAACCACTTATTATTAAATCCAACCTGAGAATACTGGAAGAATTATATAAATGTAACCCTAGCTGTAAAGTAAGAATAAATTCTAATATTATGGATATTGATAACAGTATCTACGCACAAAGTTTAAAGTTCAAAAATCTACAATATACTATAAGCGTAGACAGTATAACAGACCAATATGAATATATTAGATGGCCAAGTAAGTGGCAACGGTTTCTAACTAACCTAGACCGTGTTATGTCTGATGTTCCAAGATACAACTTTAATATGGTGTTGAACATTCTCAATTGGGATAGCTTGCTTGATACTATATCCTTGCTATTAGATAAAGGCATAAGTGAGAACGCTTTCATTATTACACACGCAACTATGCCTAGACAGTTAAACATTAACAATCTTAATAATGATCAACTGGATCATTTTGTTCAAAAAACGAAAGCCTTTTTAAGTAATCTTGATACTGAACTATTTCTATATCACAGTCTTGTTGGTTGTGTAAACTTTGTTGACAAAAGGTTTCCAAAAGATATAGACAAAACGCGAAGCTATTTAAAACAAACAGATGCTAGGCGAAATTTGAACAGTCAAGCTCTTTTCCCTTACATTTATAATTGACCCTAGGCTTCAAACCGTAGTATAATATAATATGTTTCAGTTAAATACGTTAACCGTTAAGAATTTCATGTCGGTTGGAAATCAGACCCAGGCTGTCGATTTTAACAGACGTGATCTCACTCTTGTGCTTGGTGAAAACTTAGATCAAGGAGGTGATGATTCTGGCGCCAGAAATGGCACGGGTAAAACCACAATCATCAATGCACTGAGTTATGCTCTCTACGGCCAAGCTCTTACTAATATCAAGCGTGACAACTTGATTAACAAGACCAACGGTAAGAACATGTTGGTCACTGTAGACTTCGAGCTAAACGGTACACGCTATCATATCGAACGTGGACGTAAACCCAATGTACTAAAACTACAAGTGGGTGATGCTGAGATTGAAGAGCAACAGGGCGATAGCAGAGAAACACAGTCTGCTATTGAAAAGATGTTGAACATGAGTCACGAAATGTTCAAACACCTTGTTGCTCTCAACACCTATACGCAACCGTTCCTAAGCCTAAGTGCTAGTGACCAGCGTGATATTATTGAACAGATGCTGGGCATTACCATGCTTAGTGAGAAGGCAGAAAAACTAAAGGAACTTGGCAAGCAGACTAAGGATATGATTACTGAAGAAGAATATCGTATCAAAGCAGTTGAGGATGCTAACAAACGTATCGAAGAGCAGATTGACAGTCTAAAGAAACGTCAGCGCCTTTGGCATGCTAAACGTGATGAAGACGTAAAAAAGTTGCAGTCAGGTATCGAAGATCTAGCACATATTGATATTGATAGTGAACTTGCTAATCATAAACTGCTGGAAGATTTTTATGTACAAAAGAAAAGGCGAGAAGAAGCAGAGCGTTGGATTAGTAGCATTGATAGTGACAATGACAAGCAGAATAAACTTATTGGTAAACTAGATAAAGAAATTAGTTTACTTGAAGAACACAAGTGTCATGCTTGTGGGCAGGATATTCATGATACTACGCAGGAAGAAATTCTAGCCAGTAAGCAGGAACAGAAGCGGGAAGCTGCAATGCAGATACTTGCTAACGAAACTCAACGTGTTGAACATTTGGATGTATTGCGAGAGGGCGAGCTTGGTGTTGCTCCGCAGGTGTTTTACGATACCATCGACGATGCTTATAATCATCGTACCACAGTTGCAAGTTTGGAAAAGGAACTAGCCAAGCGTACAGAAGATGAAGACCCTTACAGTGAGCAGATTGAGGAAATGGAAAGTCAGGGTATTGAGCAGGTAAGTTGGGATACTATCAACGAACTTGCTAGACTCCGTGACCACCAGGACTTCCTACTAAAACTGCTAACCAACAAAGACAGTTTCATACGTAAACGCATTATAGACCAGAATCTACAGTTCCTTAATGCACGGTTAACCTACTACTTGGGACACATGGGTTTATCACATACTGTTCGTTTTATGAACGATCTAACAGTAGAAATACAGGAACTAGGCCGTGACTTGGACTTTGATAATCTCAGTAGAGGCGAACGAAATAGACTGATTTTAAGTTTGAGCTGGGCGTTCCGTGATGTATGGGAAAGTCTATATCATCCAATCAATCTATTATTCATTGACGAGGTTGTTGACAGTGGCATGGACGCTAGCGGTGTTGAAAATGCACTTGCAGCCCTAAAGAAGATGAGCAGAGATCGTAATAAGAGTGTATGGCTGGTTAGTCATAAAGATGAACTTGGCGGGCGTGTTAACAATATCCTTAAGGTTGTTAAGGAAAATGGATTCACTAGTTACGAGACGGATGTAGAAGTGGTATGAAAGCATTAATAACAGGAACATCAAGTGGTGTTGGATCTAATATCCACAAATTTGTAGATTGGAATATTACAAATTTAACAAGAAAAACTGTAGACTTAGATTACCCCCAGAGCATCACAGAGGCACAGATCCCATATGCGGATATTGTTATTAATAATGCCGGGCATGATCTCGGTGGGAAAGTTCTTTTTGCAGATCATAAATTTGATCATTGGCAACGCATTTTAAACACTAATTTAGTGAGTGCGATGCGCATTACACAATTGGCATTACAAAAAAATCCCAACCTAATAGTTGTTAATATCACAAGTACAAACAATGACAAGTATTGGGGTAACGATCTTGTGTATAGTTTGAGCAAAGTTGCGCTGGAACACTTTGGAAAAATGCTTAAAATAGATTACCCTGATGTAGTAGTAAAAGAAGTAAGACTTGGACTTACCAAAACAGAATTTAATAATAACAGGTACAAAGAAAACCACAAGCCTGTTGATGACCTTTATTCAATGCCTTGCTTAGACCCTGTTTTGGTTGCAAATAAAATTGTTGATTTTATAAACAGTCATGAAAATTTTATTAGGATACAACCATGAAAAACATATATGGCTGGCAACTATACCACTGGCATATAGAACCTAGCAGCAAATGTAGTTTGCGCTGTCCTAGGTGTCCTCGAACAGAAATGCCAGATACCCCATGGCTCCATAAAGAAATTAGTGTGGAGCAATTTAAGCATGCATTTCCTAGCGATTTTATTGCAGAGCATGTTCAACGCTTTACAATGTGCGGAGACGTAGGAGATCCTATTTACTGCAAAGATTACTTGAAAATTATCGAGTATATCAAAGATATAAAGCCTACCTGTCATGTTTATACAATAACAAATGGAAGTTATAAAACAGAAGGCTGGTGGCAAGAGTTTGCTAGAATTAGCAATGAATATGATACTGTGAACTTTAGTGTAGATGGTTACGATCAAAAATCGAATGATTTGTACCGTATTAATAACAATTTTGAAAGCATTATGCTTGGAATGCGCATCATGGGACACCAAAGCACAGCATTTGTAAATTGGGCTGCTATCTATTTTAGTTTTAATCAAAATAACTTACATAAAATTGAAGACTTAGCTAGACAAAACGGATGCGATGCTATACAATGGACCAAGAGTACAAAATTTAATTTTAAGTACCCAGGCGCTTGGGGAGAAGTTGATACACTAGAACCAAGCAGTGAATATATAAGCAAAACAGATAGATATGAAAGGTATGTACAGCGTTTAACCAATCGTATTCAAAATATTGATCAATACATGCGTACCAACTTACAGAAATATCTTAATGCTAAAACAACCGATACCTTAATTCCGCTATGCTTGGTGGGAAATAGAGGTATGTTTATAAATGCGGAAGGCACTGTTCATCCATGCAGTTGGACTAGTTTTCCTTATAATGAAATGAGTTTTGAAGATAAGACTATTAAATATGAAGATAGTTTTTTTCAAAAATACAGACACATATTGAATGTAAAAAATGATCTAACTATAGAACAAGTGTTAAATCACGAGCTGTGGGAGAAGTTTTTTTTCAGTATGAACACAGATACCTGGGTAGAATGTAGTCTAAAATGCAGATCAAGCATTGTAGATGAAAACTACGCTGTTGGGTATGAAACAAATTAATAAAATATACACGCGCTACAGAAATTTCACTTTATGCAAATCTGAAACGGGTTGATTATATATAATATACATGACATGGTTATACAACGGCAAACCAGTAGAAGATATACCAGAGGGAGTAGTAGGCTTTGTCTACTTGATCTCTAATACTCTGGACAATAGAAAATACATAGGCAAAAAACTAGCTCAATTTAAAAAGACCAGGCCCCCTCTCAAAGGCAGAAAAAATAAACGACGTTCAACAGTAGAATCAGACTGGCGCGATTATTACGGCTCATCAGACAATTTAACGGCAGACATAGAACTACTAGGCAAAGAAAACTTCAAACGTGAGATACTTTTCTATTGTTACAGCAAGGGAGAGTGTAGTTACATTGAAGCAAGAGAACAGTTCAGGCACCGTGTTTTAGAATCCGACGAATGGTACAATGGACATATACGAGTTCGTGTACACAAGAGTCAGAAAATTATCACAGAATCAAACAAGTAGGAGAATACAATATCATGGATCCATGGTATCTAAAAGTTTTTGATAATCAAGTTCCAAAAGATCTTATGGAAAGAACTTGGGAATATGTCTTAGATGAAGAATATCATGTTACTTTCTATGATCCTCCAGCAAGCAAATGGTATCCTAGAACTAAGACCTATCTATCTCCAGATACCAATTACCCTTCTACTCATCGTTGCCCATTAGCATGGGACGACAAGAGTCTTGAAGAACGCAGCCCTCGGATTTTTGAACTCTGGCAACACATTAATAATAACGTATTAGATGGCAAGTTTGAAATTGAAGGCAAAGCTGAAGGAATGCCAAATTATATGACTGGGATAAGTCCTCGTTATGGCGAAAAGGGTACGCCTGGTATTGGCTGGAATGTATACATTCATGGTATTGACAACTGGTTAAGGAAAAGACCAAAGGCAATTCATAGAGATAATCATAAACCAGAAGAAGCAGGTTATTATACACTAGTTTACTTTAGTAATATTGTTTGGTATCCCAGTTATTTTGGTGAAACTATATTCTGGGCAGATGCTCCCGACACTGGGGACCATACTGGATTTATAGATAAAGACCAGGATAGAGGATTTCCCATAGGGCCTGCATCTAATGTAGTTAGCCCATTGCCTGGTAGATTTATGCTCTATGACAGTAGATATCTACACGGTACTAAACCAGTACATGTATCCAGTGAACATCAATTATATGGCATAGTTTTTAGGCTCCGTCACAAAGAAGAATGGCAAGTATCGGCTTAATTTAGGCTCAATATAGCAACCTTGAATCAACGCCTTGAGGCAGTAGAAATACGGCTGGATCTGGCGAGTTGCGAGCAATACTCCTAAACACTGTATCAACTAGGAACGAGGATACAGAGATAGCGTATACTATCTGTCGACGTAGGTGGGAAAAGGTCAGAGTCCTTGGAGTGCTACAAATACCTACTTCCGGATGCTGGATAATGACGGGAAATGTCACCAGATTAGGCGGGACCATTACGTGGTTCCGTCTGACTGAAACTTCTGGGAAATATTAAATCATTAAAAATAAAGAAAAAAAACACGAACGAAAGTGAGTGTTTGGATGATCGTAGATCATCCGTAACGATTGACAAAACAAAATAATAAGTTATAATGTAGTATTAATAAAGGTGTAAATACATCTACCCAAAACAAGACACTATTACGGAATGGGTAAGAGATGGATAAAAGAACACGAAGTGATCTAGAACATACATTTATCGAATTTGTAGACAAAGTTCAAGAATTAGGATTCAAATTTGATATAATGACAAAACTTGAACTTACATATGTAAAAGGTTCAGCTTTAGAATCGCCACATAATATAGCTAATAAAATTACTCTGAATCCTGATGATTTTATAAAAGAAGAACCTAAAGTACTAAAAGAAGAAGAGGGAAGTTCAGACTGGTCGAAACTCTAATTAGAAAAACGGCAATCCCGACTTTTTTGTGGTTTCCAGATTACTATCAATAAGATCTCTTATTATTCCTCTTTCCTGTGGGCTGAGGAAACTTGCTTCTTCATAGGTCAGACCACCCCGCATATACCAACACAGTGTAAATAATTCCCGCTTTAGACTCTTAACTTCTTTTTCCATGCTTTCTAGCATGGATACTATTTCGTCGCGGGATAAGTTTAAGAGTCTAAGTCGAAAAAATTTGCGTTATCAAACGTAAATGGAATTTCATAATTGTGTTGACATTCAGGACATACCATAGGCATTGGTTTTGTTTTAATTTTCTCAGCTATAGCAGTAATTGAGTCCTGAATAAATTTAAATGTTTTCCTATCTGTATTCCTAATAAATTCATCAATAAATCCAGGATGAGTAACAACAGTTTCGTCATCCATGGTAATACTAGCAATACCATCTTTTAGCATACTTACAGTAAAGCCATTTAGTCTTTCAAATATTTCATTTACTTTTGCAATCTTTTCATCGTCTGATAAACTTTGGTCCTGCGTAACTCTTACAAGTCTTTCAGTATTAAAAGTTTCCATATTTAATGTATTGATAGTTTTATAATTTTGTGGTTTAAAAGCAAAAGTTAGATTGTTATGTGTTTTTGTTTCTTGAAAAACAGTAAAATCTATTGGCCTGTCAATGAAAAGTTTTAAATCAGCGTCGTAGTTATTTTCAGCTTTACAGCTTGGACATGTAGAAAGGAATTCCATCTTTTCTCCATAACTGGCTATACGAATAGCTATTAAAATGACATCAAGATCAATATTAGGAATAGCCCAAGGATCCTTAATAGCAGGTATACAACTTTTGATAACGTCTACCACTCCCTGACCATTAAGTAGTGCATCCGGATTATTAAAAAGCATCTCATCTTTTGCAGTCATAGGATATACTGGATACTCTCCAGTTAGTGTAGGATCCAACGCACCTTGACTCCAGTAATGTCCCTGACTGGGTAATTTTAACTGAATAGCAGGAGATCTAAAGTGTTTCTGTAGTGGATTTGGTTCTATAGGTCCTGGTAAATTGCTTAGATCATCGGATGATAAAGCCATAGATTTCTCCTAATAAATATAATGTGTAGATTTATAATAATATTTATCTACGCATATTATAGGGTCTAGGCTTTTTTATGGACGAATCACAACTACAAGATTTAATACAACAACTGGAATCATTCGTAGCTGGTGGTCCTGCGAGTGAAGCAACACTGTCAAAAATCGCAGAAAAAATGGGCGCACTTAAAAAACAAAACGATAACACTGGTGCAGCTTCCAAAGGTCTTCAACAAGTAGCACAGGGAGCAGAGGAACTAGATGGCAGTTTTGATTCTCTAGATCGTGCAGCTAATGATGTAGCCAAAGCATTTAAAAAAGCCAAATCTGATATGCTAGCCAGCGGAAAAACAATAGGCTCCGGATTTAAATCACTTGGAGGTGGTGTTGAAGGTGTGACTACGGCTATCAAGACTATGATATCTGGTGTATTTGCAGTCGGAGGAGCGATCGCTGGATTGATACCTTTTATAGGAGGAGGTTTATCAGGTGCAGTAAAAGCTGCTGGTGAAGCACTTGGGGCAGGTTTTTCCTTCTTATTAGGCGCAGCTACTAAAACTGCTGATGCCTTTAATGCTGTTGCTGATACTGGCGCAACATTTGGCGGAAGCATGTTGGGGATGAGAGAAGCAGCCCACGATGCAGGTCAGAGCTTTGAATCGTTTAGCAAAGGTTTTCTTGAGAACTCAGCAGGACTGACACGATTTGCTGGTAGTGCAACTGCGGGCGCTAAGGCACTTAGTGGAATACAAAAAGCGGTTAGCGGAAATACCGGATTACAACGTAGTCTACAGCTAATGGGTGTTGCTCTGAAAGACCAGCCTGCATATTTAGGCGAGTATCTATCCATGCTCGCTGGTAGTGGTGTACAACTATCTAACTTTAATGATAATTTTACTGAGTTGGCAAAACGTGCTGTAGATTATAGAAAAGAATTAATTATTGCTAGACAGTTGACCGGTGAGAGTAATGAAGAACAAAAAGCTAAAATGCGAGCTATTGCTAAAGATGCCCAGTTTCAGGCAAAACTAAGCACAATGGGTGCAGATGCGGCTGAAGGACTTACAAAACAGATGGCTGCGCTTCCTACTTATATGCAACCATTATTTAAAGACCTTGTTCTATTTGGCGACGCTACAAAAGATAGTGCTGGGTTGGCGATGACGATGCCAGGAGCAATGGAAGCAATGCGAGAAGCTATAGCAAACCCAACTTCAGGTGCTGCAGGCATAAATGCGGCAATGGAAAGCAGAGCAGCACAAATTTCTCAGGATGTTCAGGATAGCGCACAAGCAATTATTGTGTCAGGACACACCAGCAGTGAAGCATTAAAACAATCTGCCGGTGCATTTGTAGAGGCCAGGAATTATGCACAAAGACTATTAGGTATTGATAAAATCAGAGAGGATCTTGCAAACGCTAGTGAGGGTATAGCTGGTGACAAATTTACAGAAAGTGTATTGAAATTCCAAGGGGATGTAAGGGACTTGCAGGTTGCTCTTGAAACTATGGTTACCGAACTCATGAAAAGTCCCCTATTCACCACAGTTGTGGATACGGCTGGTAATATGATTGGGGAGTTTGCAAGCAAACTTCAAGATGCAATTAAATTCATGGAAACAGTACAAGATCCTAGAAAGATGCTTTCTGATGCAGCGAAAAAAATAGGTGAAGCTTTTGAGGCAGCACTAAGAAAAGTTCTACCAGACTGGATGGTCCGCGGTGAGTCTGACCCCTTGACACCAGAACAAATTGAAACACAAACAAAAAATTTGCAAGGACCTGTAGAGCAGCTCCAATCAAACATTGAAGAGGCACAAGCTCGTGTTGACGCCAACCCCAATCACAGAGGAAACCAGGATCATCTGGACAGACTAACAAGGAAACAACAGACGAACTACGAAACCTATAAAAAGCTTTATGCACTTGCTGTTAAAAACAATAGTATGACCCAAGAGCAAGCTGACGCTGAGTTACAAAAGCTTTTTCCTACCCCGGTTACACCTAGGGCATTTGGTGGTCCTGTAAGTATGAATAGACCTTACCTTGTTGGTGAACAAGGTCCTGAAATATTTTCTC